GCCGTCTGGTAATTTACATCTAATAATATTAGCCATAGAGGTCTCCGTTTATTAAAATATTTATAAATAGAGATATATACCCATTTATAGGCAGAACATTACCATGTTTGAAAAAAAATTATCGATCAATCTTGATACCGAATCTGTTAACGCTAAAACTTATACATTGAGAGAACATACTGCATTAAATTTGGCAAAACTAAATGCAGATTCCGAATTATTGAAAAAAGCATATTCCGATATTTTAATGAACAATACATCGTATACGCACAATGAAAAACATCAAGCCGAATTAATTTTGATTATGTTAATAGCAGCATCAGAACATGAAGATATTGTTCAGCAAGATTATACATGCGAATGTGGACATACACAAAGTGTTAAATTAAATGTTAGCCATACTTATATTGATTATAATGATGTATCAATTGAAGAATTATATCCAATCGATAAATTTAAATTAAAACTACGTTGGCCAAAGCTTTGGGCTGATGATAATATTACCAAAATGATTGTTGAATGCATAGAGGCAATTTATATTGGTACAGAACGTATTAATATTGAAGATTTAAATGACACTGAATTAAATGATTTATATGAATTATTAACAGAAGATCATCTTCAAAAAATTAAAAATATTTTATTGACACCAAAACCGGTTTTACCCGTACCAATTAAATGTAAATCATGTGGCAAATCACATGTTCATATTATAAAAGGGTTTAAGAGCTTTATGGAGATTTTATAATGCAAAATATTAATGATATGTATAAAGACATATCACCCGATATGAAGATGGCATGGAATAGAGACATGTCATCTTCAGTCGGGGCCCGAGCGGTTAAAAATTCTTTAGTTGGAATTATTACTACACCTAAAGGATCGAAACCATTTGATCCAGAATTCGGATGTGATATTGGTGATAGCTTATTTGAAAATATGACACCTTTAACAGCCAATACTATTGAAAAAAGTATTACATCGGCAATTAGACGATATGAACCAAGGGTTGTTAGACTTTCAGTTGATGTGCAAGCACAATATGATGCCAATGCGATTATCGTAACAGTCTTATTCAGTATCCTAGATAATCCTGATACACTAGAACAATTGAAATTACAATTATCTGGCGCTGGACGTTGATCAATTTCCGATCAGTCAGAATGCTATTTATATAGCATTAATTTGCTTTTCTTTTATTTTATGATAACATACTTGTATAATGCGGGCTGCGCCATTGGGATATATCTAGGGGATAGAATATAGAAGCGTATCTAATTTATCTAATATATAAAGGAAATAATTTTATAAATAATATTTTGTGGCGTAGCCACAGCACCATCGGTGCTTAATTAGGAGAATAATATGGAGCAACGTATTTGTGCCGTGTGTAAGGCCCCAATTGACGATGCATTAGTAATTGAAACCGAGTATGGTCCGGTTCATCCTGGCCATTGTTATCAACATGTAACTGAAATGCCTTTTTCTGAAAGCGAGCAAGATAATATTTTAGCTGAAACGGAGTTGTTATTATAATGGCTATTCCAGTAGTTCAAATCTTATCAATAATTGCGCCTGTATTTTTCAAAAAGCGCAATGCCCGTATTCAAGAAGAACTTAAACACTGTGATTGTCCTTGTCATGATCAGGGTGTATACATTTCACATTTCGTACCATGCTGTAAAAATACAGATGTTAAAAAGAAAGCCACTTAATTGTGGCTTTTTCATATTTGAAGGTTTACATCTTAATTAAATGATGATATTATTCTTCTATCGACTAAATGTACCGGAGTTAAAATGCGTACAGTTACAATGAAAGTTTCACCGACAGGTGAATTGTTTTACCGCGGATATCAAATTCTAACTCTTCTTACACCATGCGCATGTGGGTGCACATCTAAAATGGTAACATATGAAGGTCATCCGTCATTAAATGGCCATACAACATTGGCTGTTAATAAGTTAAACAGTTTATTAGAATTAATTGATGAGGCACATGATGGAAAATCTAATTCAACCAACTGAAGAACAATTTGAACAAATTCGTGATGAACTTGAAGGTTGTAGTGACGACTTTGGTCGAACGCATAAACGGGTTTTGACAGATTTAGGTCTTGATATAGATTTACGGGACTCGGTCATTTATAATGACACTTTAGAAACATACATATTCTTGTGTGAAAACTGTGATTGTTGGTGCTCTCCTGATACACGCATCCACAATCAAATTGCAGAAATGACTGTCTGCGAAGAATGTGATGAACAGCTTTCCTAAATTTTAAAAGTGAGAAAATTGATATGACAAATAAAGTTAATTCATTCCGTGCAGAAACTACAAAATTAACATGTGACATACCGGCAGTACGTAATACGTCTGAACGTTGGGTTGTTCAATTTGCAGGTTCGCCTGGTTTAATGTTTAACGGAATTGAAGAACGTAATGTTCACTTTGTTTGTCCATATCGTAAATTTCCATTTGGTTGGGCCGTTGATCCTTGGCATGAACGTCTTTTAGTCAAAGAACTTGACTTTAAGCACGGTGTTGTAATAGCATATGCAACTTCTAAAGATGTTGAAAAATACATTGAATTTTATGTTGATGAAAAGGAATATGTATAAAAAAGGAGCCTAACGGCTCCTTTTTGTTATTCAAGAAAGTTCACATTTTTAATGACATAATCAAATTGTTCGATACCATATCTCTCAATTCTCTCAATGCCATGTTTTAATGCATAGTTGACGTTTTTACGTCTCTTCATTCCATGACTCTCAACAGTCATGGATGAATCATCGATCAAGTCCCAAATCTGTGCAAGAGACTTAGACTTGTGTTTTCTTAGTACCCGTCCAACAGTTTGAAGAACAATTACTTTAGATTTTACGGGATGTGCAAAAATTACATGATGCAAATTTTTAACTGAAATTCCTGTTGAAAATACACCATATGATGCAACAATAATTACACCTGCATTTTCTTCCGCTAATTTTTTAAAAAATGTCCTTTGCTCTGTTGAAATTTCACCAGATACATAATAAACATGTTCATAGCCTAATGATTTAATTTCATCATAAATTCGTTTACCATGTTCAACATGCTTAAACATTACAAATACATTTTCATTTCTACTTGCCAATTTTGTAGAAAGGCCGGCCACCCACTGTGTGCGTCTAGCCGAATTTGTAATGACTTTAATTTCCTCTTTATAATCTAAAGAAGCAATAGCATTTGAAAACCGTTCAGGATATTTTAAGAATAACGCATTGATTTTAAGTTGTGAGACTTGTCCCGTATCCATTAATTGTTTAGTAGTAACCGGGCAATAAATTTCTCCAAATAAACCAACATATTGCATTAAATTAGCTTTGCCATCACGCAATGAACCTGATAGGCCGATTTTATATTCGCAATATGCTAATTTTTTAATAATAGAAGAAATTGATGTTCCAATTGCTAAATGCATTTCATCAAGTAATAGCATCCCAAATTGATTAAACCAATCTGCAGGTTTTTTAACAGCACTTTGCCAAGTCGATACAACAACTCGTTGATGTTTCATTTTTGAACCTGAACGCACTTCTGCAATTTCTTCTGGTTCAAATAAACGATAATCTACAAAATCATCTTTCATTTGAGTTACTAATGCGGTCGTAGGTACAATAATTAATACAGATCGATCGGAGTGTTCTAAAGTATATTTTGTCAATAATGCCTGAATAAGTGATTTACCAGCAGAAGTAGGTAAATTTAAAATACGTCTTTTATTAACCAATGATTGGTAAACAGCTTCAATTTGATACCAATGTGGATAAATTTCATCCGGCCCAGAAAAATATTTTTTAGAATCTATCCAATTCATAAATACTTCTTTATCTAGATCATTTATATGTGATACATCCGGATGGATGCTGATAGTCATCATATTATTTTGTGAGAATTTTACCACTTGATTAACGAGGCCAAAAGGCAATAAACCATTTGGTTCCATTAGCTTAATTTTTCCGTCCCAATCACCATATACATATTTTGGATGAAATTGGTATCCGTCTGCGAAGTATGAAAAATAATCGCGAAGCTCTCTAAAAATCGATTGTTTAGCAATAATTCTCACATGACTATAATTGTAAAATTCAATTTTAATATCAGTCATGGCACATTGCTCATTATAAAAGTATAAATGTATTTAGCTAAATAAAATAAAACTCATAGAGGAAATCTTATGATAGATGTTAATTATATTAATGAATTGCGTGAAATTGAAGATTTAAAAGCATCAAAAGTAGCTTTAGTTGAATATGCTAAAACCTTTAATATTACTGTTAAGAAAAACCAATCTTTTGATAAGATGGTTGCTGATATTGAAGCTCAATTAGAAGAACTAGCAAATGAGCCAATGCCTGAAGATAATGAAGGTATATCAATTGCAGATATGATTCAAGCCAGTGTTGATGGTACATTACAGGGCGAGTTTAAAGAAGAACCTGAACTTTTAGTTGATTCCCCAATTGTTGAAGATATTAAAGTTATTGAAAACCAGTCAGAGATTAAACCAGATAAAGGTTTAACACATGAAGATTTAGCAGAAGCTTTTAATCAACCCCAAATGACATCTCTTGATCAATCTTCATTACCTGAAGATTTTACTGAAAAATTAACTGATGCTCTTGAAGAACGCAAAAGTGTTTTAGATTCATTACCTAAAAACTTTTCTCCAACATTATTAATGCTTGGTCATGGTCAACATTCGTATGTGACTTTACCGTTTTGGATTTATGATTGGATCGTTCAAAACCCAAATTGGATGTCAAATCCAACGTCATTCCCTCATGCATATGGGTATGACACAATATATAGTTTAATTTATTATATTAAACGCGACGGTTATGTCCGTATTCGTGAAACACGAAATTCAAGTTTTGTTGTGTTATCATAACAAATGGGACCTTCTCGGTCCCAATTTCACATTATAAGAGGTTATAATGGCATTTAGTAAAATCATAGTGCATGATATACCGGAAGTTCCAGTATATCTTAATGATAAAGTTATCGCCTTGGGGTGAGTTATTAACTGCTGTACATAATATAACTGGACTTGATTTAATAGAAAATTCCGATGAATTAACTATCCATAAGCCTATATGGTATTTGGATAATAATATTGTTGAATCTATTAAAGAAAATGAATTAGCTATACCGGCTACTCATCCTGGTAAACACACAATTAAAGGTGTTATAAAATTATCTCATCCTGATTACGTCAATCAAGAACTAACATTAGAAAAATCATTCACAATGACAACGGAGCCTAGAATAATGGCAACAACAGTAAAAATTACGCCAGTCGCTGCATCAATTGCAACAGGAAAATCGCAGTTATTCACTGCAACAGTCAGTGGTACCGAAGAAATTCCTGATGCTATTACAACATATGTTTGGACTGTAGATGGTGCTGCACAAGATTCAACCGCATCAACAATGACGTATAAGCCCGCAAAAGCAGGAACATATTCTGTTAAGGTAATAGCAACAACAAAGGCTCAAGATACTGAAGATTCAATAGCCGAAGACACTGTTACTTTAACTGTTGAAGACAACGTTATGAATTTAACAGTTCTTCTTACTACGGATAAAGAACTCGTTACAATTGGCGATCAATATACTTTAACATGTGAAGTTACTGGGGCGCCAGAAGGTGCTACTATTGATTATGATTGGGGTAGTGCTAGCACAAATAAAACCAAAAGTATTGCACTTATAGCTGCTAAAAATAGCCAAACATCATATACTTGTAAAGTTACCGTTAAAGCACCAAACTATCAAGATGGCATAGCTACATCAAATGCTGTTCAAATTACTATTAAAAATAAAACTATGTCTCCAACGGTTGTTATTGCAACTGAAACGCCAGTTATTAAATTAGGCGAATCATATACAATAACATCTGCAGTGAATGGGATACCAGAAGGTGCAACTGTTGAGTATAAATGGTCTGATAATTCTACGGGAAATACTTTAACAAAAACACCTACGGAAGCTGGCACTGAAACTGTAAAATTAACTGTTGCTGTTTCTGCTACTGATTATGATTCTGTTACCGTAACTTCTAATGAATTGGCTATTTCAGTTAAAACAATTGAAGTTCCTGAAGAATGCCCATTAGTATATGTTCATCCTTTGCCACAACGTAATTCTGCGTATATTTGGACTGGATGGTGGGTAATGGATGCCATCGAAAAATTAACCAAAGAAGGTAAAGATTGGAAATCCGCTACAAAAGAGGATTCGCCCTATTACTGCCATTTAGCGGTTCTTGCAAAAATGTTAGAAGACTTCCCTGAAGTTGATGTTCAAGAATCTCGTAATGGTCGAATTATTCATCGATCTGCATTTGAAGTTGGTATCATTTATTAATAAAAAGCCGCTCAATTGAGCGGCTTTTTTGACCTTAAAGGTTTTAAAAATTGATTGACCAATACTGGTCACCAAGAGAAGCTTCTCTTGGTGCTTTTATTGCTGTATTAAACCCTGATAATTGTAACCATGCTACAATTTCATCAGTAATTAATTCTGATACCCCATTTAAAAGAATGGAAATACCATTTATAGATTCTTGATTTTTTGCTTGTTGCCTTAACTCATATTTTACAGAATTTAAAATACTATTAAATTTTTCAGCATGTTGTTCAATTGGCGGTAGGATACGTTCAAATGTATCAGGGATATTGGGTTTTACTATTAATAACGACATAATTTCTTGATAAAATTCTATAGAAGGTTTTTCTTTTATAATTTCAAAATTCTCATATAATATATTAATACCGGAACCCCAACCATCGCGTTCATACACGGCTTTGAACATTCCGCTATTAAATAGGAATAAACCTAGTGATTCTAAAAGAACCAGCATTGTCATTAACCCCGCGTGGATATAATACTAATCCAGTGATATCCTTATACTCAGTTGCCTTGGCAGCACTTTCTATAAGTGTTAATATAGCTTTATATGGAAACCAATTCATTCCCAAAAAAGTTTCATGTAAATTTTCTTCTTCATAACCATATGTTAAATGTAAAAACTCTTTATATTCTTTAATTGATTCAGTAGAATCACGATCTTTAAAAGATTTCAAAATTAAATCATTAAATTTGAAATCTGGTTTAATAGTAAAATTTATAGTAAAGCGCATTTAATTTCCTTTTTGGGGCTAAAGCCCCGATTTATTACACAAGTTTTGGCAATTTAACACCAAGTAATACAGACATATCACTTTGACCTGCAAATTGATCCATATCTGAAGCGTCAATAACTCGTGCTTCAGAATCATCTAATCCCATTGTATACGGATTTACACAAAGTGCATATCGTAATAATAATGCAATTTTTGGTTGTAATGATGATGCGTCATTAATAACAGTATATGCCCCTACATGGTCTGTCGGGTCGGCTTCAGGACTAAGACCTTCGGTATAAGGTGCATAAAATAATGAACCAATCATTTCGTCAGAACCATAAGTATCTTTAACACCAACAATAACATATTCTACTGGACTATTATTGTCACAATATACATGTAATCCGTTTAATAATGTACCATATGCTGCATCGGGTTGGTCATCTTGTTGATTCATCCAACCTGATGAAGCTAATAAAGCCGCAACACGAGACGTGGCAACAACATATGTTGCAGAATACGATGTTTGACGTTGAATAGATGCATTCATTTCACAGATATAACGATATAAATTTCGAGCTTGTTCAACAGAACTACCTACTGTCGATAAGTCTAAAACACCTTTATCCGAAACGCCTGCAACTTTAAATCGTTTTGAAACTGTAACTAATGATTGCATTACATCTTTATTAACTTCTTCTGCCATTTGAGTAGCAAGAATATCTTCAATCATTTCTGGTGCATTAAATCCATTTGCTTCCATGTCCTGGATAAGCTCAACAGTTAATTCTGTCTTTAGTTTGCGGCTTTTTACTTCTGCTTGCCATTTGTTTACAACAAATCCAGCTTCAGCAATTTCTGCATTATGAGTTTCAAATTTCATAACATCCGCAGCTTCTGGTGCCATACGAACTGTTGAGGCAGCATTAGCTTCTGATACAATATCAAATAATTCGGTTTCAGTTGTTCCATCAAATGGGGCATCTTTAAGAACTTTAAAAACTACATTTTGAAAGATAAATAAATCACCTTTTTTAAATGAATCTTTATTGGCATTTGATAAAATAGGCATAGATTCGCGATCACCAACGCCATATTGACCACCATAAGTTGCCCCTGTAAGAAAAGTTAATTCTTTGTTAGGGTTTAGATATTTGATACCGTATAATGCTGCCAATGGTTGATCTGTCGGCTGAGAAGCCACTAAATCTTGATAAATTAATTTTGTTGTTGCACGTGTTAATGATAATAATGCAGGTCTAGCCAAACTATCCGCTTGAGTATTTGTTGACTCTGTAATTAGTTGGTCAATACGTTTCATTTTATTATTCCTAGGTTATATAACATATTTAGATATTACATAAAATAAAAGGAGCCATGCGGCTCCTTTTTAATTTCAGGTTAATCGTATCGATTAAATTCCTTTAACATATACCTTACGGAAGTATGCATTTTTACCTGCAGAATTTTCGATAGTAGGCATACCATTGCTAATACGCTTATTACCAGCAGGAGCTTGTTCAGCAGAGTTTGCGAACGGATTCACACCAACTGCATAACGAGTTTTGAAGCCCATTACAGGTTGGAAGTTCTTAGGATCAGCACCACGTAATGGTGTTAATGGAACATATGGCATGTAGTAGATACCAGCATCCATTTCACTGCCACCTTTGAAACCTACTGTGAAGTAGTCTTGGCGAGCATATTGATCGATATAAACTTTATAACGGCCACCTAATACACCAGCAAATGTTGCTTTAGTTGTATCATAGTTAAGACCTTTTGCAAGACCTTGAGCGGCTGGAGTTACATTAGTATCAACTTGAGCAAGAGCCATTACAACGTTACGGGATGCGATGATAAAGTTACCAATACCACGACCTGTTTGACGTGCAATTTCAGATGCTTCTTTATCGATTTGGATTAAGAGTGCTTTGTAAGCTTCACCAGCCCAACGAGCGCCTTTAACATCTACTGGGTCTTGGAAATCAAATACACCAGCTTTAGAACCAGGAGCTTGTGTCCAACCAGTTTTACCGATTTGAGCAGAGAAGTTAATCCAGTCAACGATTTCGCGGTTGATTTCAAGCATAATTTCAGTAGCAAGTAAACCGGCTAATTCAGCGTCAGCATCCATACCATGAACAGCTTTTAAGTCTTGAGCAAGTTCAATTGTGTATTGTGCTTTTAATTGACGTGATTTAACTTCAACTGACTGTTTGTCAATACGGAATGACATTTCATTCCAAGGATTACCAGTTGAACCATTGAAACCTTCTTGAAGTTCAGCAACAGAAGTAGCCATACCTTCACCGATTTCAGCAACAGAACCAGCTTCCATCAATTTTTTAACTTCGATATCAAGTTTTTCTGCATCAGTTGCACCAGCGTCAACAGTTACAGCTTTAACCGCTTGGATATAAACACGGCCAGTATCTGCAAAGTCATGACGTTTAATGTCACCAATTGCTAATGAATCACCAGCTTTAACGTTTTCAAATGCTTCAGCCGCACCTTGACCAGAATGCATTGTGTCAGGTGAGAACATTGGGTGTAATGCTTCTTTAGCACCAGCTGCAAGAGGGTCAGCACCATAAACAGAACGAACTGCAAAGAATTGGCCAGTAGGTTTGTCAAGTGGTTGAACACCAGCAATATCAAATGCGATTAAATTTGGAAGTGAACGACGAACCATACCCATAACAGCAGGAGCAATTTGCGTCACTGCACCAGAAGTTTGACCAGCTGCAATATTTGTTGCGTCGTAACCATGGTCACCGCCAACTTCAGCTTCAGCTAAGAAGCCACTAAATGCTTTAGCAATTTCTGGGTCACGATATTCAATACCAGTTTCGAAATCTTTTTCTTGATTTTCGAAAATGCGGGCCATAATTTTATATTTGTCTTTTGAAATTTCTGGAAGGCCTTCAGCTTCAATAAGTGGAGTCCAGTTTTCAACCATAAGATCAGATTGTGATTTTTGTTTAGTAGTCATGTGTTATGTACCTATAAAAATTTTATTAAAGCTTTTGCGCCGCAGAAACGTAGCGGTTCATATTAGTTGTTGGTTTAGCTTCTTCAGCTGGTTCATGTGCTTCTACGACAAAATTAAGTCCAGCAGCATCAGCATCATTAACTTTATTTAGTTCATTTGCAACTGGCTCATTTTGAGTTGATTCTGAAAGAACTGGTGCTTCTTTTGAGCCCTTAGCCATTTCAACAATTGCATTCAACTTAACATCAAAAGTATCGCTATAATCTAAACCTTCAATTAAGTTATGAACTTTTTCTTTTTGTGATTCTGTTAAATCCGCAACCGCTTTATCAACAGCGACTGTGCGTTTTAATTCACTTAATTCACTTTGTGTTTCTGTTAAAGTATCAAATAATTTAGAAGTTTCATTTTTTGTTTCTTGGAGTTCTTCTTCCATTTCTGCAACAACATCAACAGATTCTGCAGGAAGTTCAACATTATGCTCAACAAACAATGCTTTTAAACCACCAAACATAGATTCAAATAAATCAGCTTTGATTCCACGATGGACTTCGACTTTATTTTCAGCGAGCCAATCTGCAGCAGTATGTTCAAAGAATTTGTCTGCGATTGCTAACATTTTTTCTTCAAGCTTAGTAGTTGCAGCTAAAGTAGCTTCTTCTAATTTTTCTTCAGCTTTTTCAGCAATATCTAAAATATGCTTTTCAGCCAAATCAACAGCGTTTTTCTTAACGGCTTGTTCGAATACTGTTTTGAAGCTTTCTTGAGTTTCTGGTGAAAGTTCAACTGATTCAAAAATACCGTCTAATTCTACAGAAGCGGTAATAGTTTTCGCTTCATTGAGTAATTGTTCTTTCAGCATTTTGGTGTCCTGTTTTAATATACTTTTATTTATAATGCTTTTAAGTTGCCAATTAAGGTTTTAAAAGCTGAATCAGCACTTGAACTTTTAACCGGTTCTTCAGCTGGTTCTACACTCTCAGTAATTTGTTTTGGTGTAACAAAGGCATCAGGTGCACTTGGGCCCCAAACAGCATCTACACCCACTGTTAAACGGAAACCTTCTTGTACAATATTATAACCTCGGCCGGAACTTTTAATTGACCCTAAACCTCGACTAGATACTCCTGGAATCCAGCCTGCTCTAATATTTGCAGCAAGTTTATCACCTGGACCATTATCACCCTCAATAATACGAGCGCGGCCCATAACATTATTACCTTCCCACCACATATCTTCAATGATAATGGCAGCTTGCATTGGATCAACATGGGCTCGAGCAGGATGATTTAATTCACCCAAAGCCTGCATTGTAACAACCTGTTCTTTAATGTACTTATCAACAGCAGTTTCAAGAATACGTTTTGGATAAAGACGCTTATTTCTATTAACTACTTCTGCTTGAAGAAATACACCTTCGATATATAATCCCGGTTTTAATTTACCATTAGCTGATTCGCTAATCATCGTCGGTGTAACATCATTAACGGTTGCTGGTTGACCCCAATGCTCAATAAGTAGCATTTCTTCGGTCATTAGTCTAATCCATACATTGATTTACGTTTAAGTTTTGCCTTTTTAATTTTCTTTTGGGCACGAATTTGATCATTTGGATTAGCTTTTTTGGTTTTAACAGCTTTGCGAGCGATTTGGCGGCGAGCTGATTTAGATAAACCTGTAGTTTGAAATGCAAGACGCTGACGAGTTTTACGGTCTTTGGTGCGAGTTAATTCACCTTTAGAACTAACATGCTTAACCATAAATTCATTTAATGGCATAGATTCAACAAGTGAACCTAATGCAATTGCCATAATAGGTGTTTTATCTACCATATTTTCGACGATACGTTGAATTTCTTCATGTGAAAATACAGCAGATAAATCCTTAAATCGTTGTTCAGCTTCTGGCAAAAAATTAACTACATCATCAAAAACTAATTCGTTCTCAACAATAAGTTGCATTTTTAGTCCTCGTCTTTTTTATGATTCTTTTTCTTTTTATCATCATTGTCTGCATCATTAGAGCCATCGTCTTCATCTTCGATAGCGTCTTCTTCTGATTCAACAACATATTCGCCTTCAACCATGATGCTTTTGGCAATAGCAAGTTGTTCTTCTTTTAAGATTTTTCCAACTTTTTCCTTCATAGCTTCAGCAAAGCATCGCTTAAATTTTACAAGGTCGTTGGAATTAATGGCTTGGATAATATCGCTCATTAGATTTCCTCTGGTTCTGGTGGGTTAAATATTTTGTCTGATAGCTCTTCATCAATGAGCTTTCGTTCGGCTGCGATGTCTTCGTCTGACATTTGCAAGAAGTCTTTCATGGCAGTATGGTTAGAAATATACTTTCCAATATAAGGTTCCATTAAACTTAAAACATTAACGCGGCGTTCCGTTATTTCAATCGTTTTCATTTCTGAAAAGTATGAATTTTTGTGGAACACAATCTTAATATTATTTAGTTCTGCTTCCCACTCATCTTCTGTAATTACGCGTTTAAGTAAAAGATTACTTTTTAACGGACTGAGGAAAATTTCCTCAAATTTATGTTGTAATTCCGAAATAAACTTATCAAATGATAATTCATCTCTTGAAATAGCCGTTGACATATCAAACACATTTTGTGTTTGTTCATCAGGAATACGTGATAATGGTACTCTAAGCGCCATATAAAGTGCTTTACGGAAATATAAAATGTCATCCATTTCATTCATTCCGGTCATACCTGGTAATGTTTCAACTTCTGTGACAGCTTTACCATCACGTCGTTGTAGCCAATAATCCTCAGTTAAGGCCATCATATTGGCTTGATTTTTTACTTTACCCGTTCTTGCATCATATGAAATTCTATTTCTATGTGAATTCATAATATGCTGCATATGTTGTGCAGCTTTACGAGCAGGCATATTACCGGTATCAATATAAAAAACACGACGGTCTGGAGCACGTGTAATACGGTAAATCATCATTGCGTCTTCAAGCAATTTTAATTGATTTGCCGGTTTTACTGCTCTATGTAAATATCCGATAATATTTTTACCACAACAGTCTACTAATCCCGAATGGGCATAAACCATAGCAGAATATGGAATTTTAATTTTTGTACCAGCTGCAAAATGTTGATGACCGCATTGATATGATTCTAATTCTGTATCATATAAAAAATATTCGCGATAACCTTTTACAACTTTAACACCATTTTCCATTTTGGTGTCAAGTTCACGGACGAATTGAACATTACGTGGATCTAATCGACGAAGTTCAATAATTCCATCTTTTGGCCTATTTGGGTTGATAATTTTATGAAAAAATACACGAGAATCGACGTACCAACGTTTAAAATGATCAGAACCTTTGCGTTGAAAATTTAACATATTTAAAACAGAATTAAATTCATCTGAAATTAAATTTCTAATATTTTCGGTAAAAGCGGTTTGATCCAAATCAATTGAAACTACATCAAAACCCTCTTCATATACAATTGCATCTGAAACAATTTCTTGTACAGCATTATCAACTTCATAATTATTTAATAAACTGCGATAAGTATTGATTAATTCGCGCGTGGATGTTGCCGTTGGGTCCTGACTACCATAAAGTTTTTGGAATACACCATTATATGCAATATCTTGCGAATCAACTTCTGTCGCACCGTCATCAAATTTTGGCGCAGTAATAGATTCTGCTTTATCGTTAATAATTTTGTCGTATTCTGTGTCGTCAACTTTGTGCCAGAATGCGAACATTTTCAAATCACTATCCGCTAGCATACTCATCTCCTACAGACTGAATCCGATTGATATAGAATTATTTATATCAATCGGATTTCGCAAATTAAATCCAGTAATCAAGTGCAAATGTACACTCAAATGTTTCTACTTCCGAATTTGTATCCCAGTCTAGTGCAACTTCACCAACCAAAGTCGGCCATAATCCATAAATGGTATGTTCTTTGGTAATAGTTTTACCATCACGGCCATATTGACGAATAATAGCAGTTTTCTTATACTCAGCGGGAGTAGAACCTGTAATTTCAGCACCTTGGCCATGGACTAATGCTTGCCAATCTAAAATTTGTTGACGAGTATCATGTGCGTCATCATTGTAAATTGTACAACTCCAATCGTCAAATGTACGATCACCACCGATATTAAATTTACGGTTCATAAAGCCAATAGCAATTTTATCGACTTGGCCTGGTGGCATTGCTGTAGCTTTTGCTTTAAATGTGAAATTCTTACCTAAATAAGGAATTTCTAATTGAAACAGGTTAGGACGGGCAAAGTCGCCTGATTCAAATGCTCGGAGAATATCAGTAATTTCCATTATTTTATCCTTAATTTATTAGGGCCCGAAGGCCCATTTTATTATTGACGACCAATGATTTCATCAAAATCAGCACCTGTTGCAGTAGCAACAAAGTTCAATTGAATGAAGTTAATTGCACGCGCCGGTTTAATATAGAATGTAGCAACAAATTCATTGCGATCAATAACCGCCGGAGTATTATTTGTCTCATCACATACTACTCGGAAATCGTATACACCACCAAGCGATTTAATACCCGCTAAGTACGCAGTTGTTTCCATCCGGAATGAACTACGAGTAAATGCGTCATTAATTTCGAATAAACGGAATTTAGATGCGTCACCAATATTCTTTTTAAGCATATTGAATAAACGGCGTACGTTTACACGGTCAAATGGAGATGGAACTTTAGTTGCTGTTTTATCACCAAAAAGTAAGAAACCATCGCCGCCTTGAGCACCAATAACTGGGTTAATAGAATCTTGATATAATCTATCACGCTGTGCTTTACGAGGCTCAATAGCAAGTTTAATGCAATTAAGAATTTGACCACGGACATAACCGGCTGGTGACATCCAAGGTTGAGAGATATCATCAGTGCGGGCACAAAGACCTGCAATATCAGCAGCCAATGGAACCCAACGGTTTACATCATTATATTTGTCATATTGGTATTTGTAGTTACCATCGATAAATGCATAAGTTGAACTAATATTCATATTAGCCGCTTCGTATGCACCAGTACCTTCACGCCATGCAATCAAATTATCAACAGCGCGAGTTAAGCCGATATTTACAATAGTTTCACGTGGAGGGCTGATTAATACTAGACAATCCAAACGTTCATCTGCTAAAGATACAACGTGTTTTTGAACAGTAGAAGCGACTTCAGCATCTTCGCCTGCGCATGAACCGGCAATCATAAGATTGACATGTAATGCTTCTGAATCAGCAAATTTATCCCAACCGCGCATTAAATCGCCAGCTGTAACTGCTTCGTTGGCAGATAAGCCACCAGATAAACGGATAATACCCGAGAATCCTTTAGGGAATCCTTGTGCTGTCGCAAAAATGTAATTACTTGAGCCTCTTGCAAAGTAGTCATCTAAGTAGATGTTGCTACCATACATGTCTTTGGCACCGCGTTCAGTTGAAAGAACATAAGATTCTACAACTTCGCCATTACGACGAACAATAAAAGCATATTCATTTTCATTTTGTGGACCATAACCAAAAATAGCTTTAGCTAATGATGCACGCGTTCCACCTGCTGGATAAATTGTTAATGGCGCCGATGTACCTTTATCATATGTTTCTTTAGATACAATTTCAACTTCTAATTGATCGCCAGTTGAACCTGGATATAATGCAACAACACCAGGCATAGCATACGCAGCAAGTTTAGCTTGGAATGCAACTGATGTAATTTTTTCGTCTGCATTTTCTGGATCAGTTAATAAGATACCAGAATCAGTTTCAATAGAATCCACATTAATTGCACCAGAAATACCAGAGGCAACTGAAACAACTTCTGCAGTCCATGAATCACTTAATGCAGGATATTGACCGATTGATTTTGCATATGCAATGATTTTTTCAGAAGGTACAAAGATTTTTAAGATTTTGCCGTCTTTATCAACCGCAGTTACAACGCCAGCATCTTCAATAGTTGTTGTATTGTACTTAATAATAACTTTGTCATTTACAGCATAGTTACTACCTGACGCAGTAATAGTTGTTTTTAAATGACCTGCAATAGGGCTAGAGTTTTTGGCCGAGTCTTCATTTACAACACGGACTAAACGCAAGTCATTACCATATTGTAAAAAGTTTGCAGCGCTCATAAAATAATCAGCGGTTGCATTATCAGGCTGACCAAATAAATCAACAAGTTCAACTTCATTTGTAACTTGAATTACCTGGAAAGCTGGGCCCCACTGAAATTTACCTGCCATTGCGGCACGGCCTGTTGCATTTTGCACAACTGTGCTTTGAGTGGTATTTTCTTTTAACTCAATACCTGGAGATAATAAAGCCATTTCGACTCCTGTTATTTCTTTTTCAATATTTATACAAATGAAATACCCGCCGAATAATCGGTAGCATCTATAGAATCAACGATTACAACTGGAGCATAATCATCATTCATGTCTTCTAATTCTCTACGGAAAATATCAGAAGCAAGGCGATGTTCATCTTTATCAATAAATTCTGAGAATTTTTGTTGTGTTGTTAACCAAGCAAAGATCACTAAACTCATTACACAGTCATCATTAAATCCATCTTCGGCTGCCCAAGAAACACCTTTTTCTATGAAAACACGTAATTCTTGAATAGTTTGTTTATGGTTAATAATTAACTTGTCTCGCTCAATTAAATCTTTTAATGTTGAACAGCCTACGGCTTTTGTTCGTTTTGTTTGCTTCATTCCTAAATCTACAAAAGAATCACAAATAACACCTTCATACTCTAAATCGGTATAAAGTGTTTTGGCTATACCAGCACCGGTGCTATTTAATTCAATGTAAATAGGAGCTTCATTATAATCGAGCAAATGTTTTAGGATAATATCAGGTAAAATAAGATGCGAAATTGTATTACTATGTAATACTGCAACTTGTTCCCATACATCGTCTGTAACATCTATAATATTAAGACAGTGATAATCCTGTCCTCGACCTTCGGCCGAATCTAGTGTTGCAATATATTTACGACCTGCTTGGGGCTCTTTATATTTATAGAATGTAGAATCATCACTATTTAAATGCTGCTTCCACAACATAATAGCTAATTTCATACCAGAAATTAGCGTGCCTTGGCCACCCGCAAAAACGCCCACATGTTCTTGTCTAAATTGTTCAAGAGATGAACCGCCAATAGCATTAGAAGAAAATTCCCAACCGTCATCAAAAATGTCATCGTCATTATATAAACGTGATTTAACTGCATCCCATTGTGCTTCATATGGAACAAAACCATTTTTAGATTTTCCGGCACTATTTTTTTCAACTGCACCTGTCCAAATATCATAGAAATGATTCATGCCATTTGGAGTAGTGGTAATAATAATTTTAGAATGACGACCTGATGAAATTACAGGCTGAATTGCAAGCCAAGCTTCATTAAAGTTTGGAATAAATGCACATTCATCAATATAAATGAGTGAAAAAGAGTTACCACGAACAGCGTCGGGTGATGCAGCGTAAGCAGAAATAGCAGAGCCATTGTCTAACGTAATATTACCCTTGTTCCATTCTACAATACCAGGTTGTAAAAAATCGGGTAATAATTCAATTGCTTGTTTGGTACGATCTAAAACTTCAGCAGACATTGACCCTTTGTGGGCCAGAATACCGATATTTTTATCTTTATTAAAACATGCGAACCAGGCTAAAAATATCGCAACAACAGTTGTTTTACCTAGCTGTCGTGATAATTTTGAAACCGACATTCGGTTTTCAGCCATGATTTTAAGCATGTCTTTTTGGTAATCACGTAATTGGACTTTAATTGTACCATAGTCAATATGTGTAATAGCACAATATGTTTCGGCAAAATATAAAATATCGTCGCGGCATCGTATCCATTCATTGATCATATCTTGTGACCATTGAATTTTAATATTTGACCGTTTTAAATTCGGTAAACCAAGATAACGAGAACGACGATTATTTTTATCTTTAAATGTTTTAAAGTTTGCCGGATCATCCGCTTGTAATTTAATTTTAACAATTTGATTGAGTTTTAAGTAATCATCAAATTTTTCAGGATACCATTTATTATCCCATTGGGATTTAATATATTTTAAACCATCTTCAACTTTGGTATCAAGCATCAAAGGATGCTTGATATTTACTTGACCATGCCCGTTGAGCGGGTGTTCTTTTAATAATTCTTCAAAATTATGCATTTTATTATTCTTTTTCTTTCCTCCAATCTATAGTAATATAAAGATTGGGTATATCTGTTGGTTTAAGTACACATGTATTCAATGCAGCCGCAGGCTCTTTTGAATACACAAGGCTTGCAGCCATGCCCTTTAAACTATAATCATGGTAGGCCCCAAAACTAATTGTATTACATCTTTTATCGCAACTAATTTTTTGAATGCCTTCTTTAACGCCGACTAAAAAAGAGTCTGGCGTATTTTGTAAAATTTCATAAACTCCAACTCTAATTTTATCCCGAACTTCCCTATCGGCTAAAACAACTAATTGTTGATATTGCTTGAATAAGAAATGATGTGCAAACATTGCAGATACATAAGATGAATTGGCTGCAAAACGTTCTTTAAAGTAATCAAAACTATCACAACATTTTTTAAAGGTTTCAAAGTCCGAAATTGAAATTGTCATTGTTCGTCTACCACATTAAGGTTTTTAGTTTCAAAAGCATCACCGAGTTTATCCATAAGTTCAGTAGGACCCCCGACAAATACTTGCGCGTTTTGTATATTTACACCAGAATTATCCCCTGGGTTTTGGGTTGAGACATTTTCACTTGTAATGTCTTTCATTTCTTTATGAAGTTTAAGAATTTCTTTTGATGTTGTAGTCATTTGACCCATCAAGGTTGCAAATACTTCCATATGTCTAGGAGAATCTGCATTTTTTGCCGTTTCCAGCATAACTTTGGCTGCATCAAAAAGCATTTGTTGTTGATGATCTAATGTTTTGCGAACTTTGGCATAATCTTCATTTAAATCAATAGTTCGATCTTGAGGATTAGATTCAACATCAGTTAATTCCAATGGTTTATAAACAACCAGTTCTTCACCGCCAACCCCGGGTAGGTCGGTGAAGTCCATAATTTGATCTAAAAAATTTTGGGTATTACTCATAACATCTACCTTGGGTGAGGTGGTTCAGGTGCAACAGGAATAGGAACATTGGCCGAAACTGACTGTATAAGATTACCGTCCCAATCATTATAATCTATATCTTCTGGCGATACTTGAGTGTCAACCGATTCAAAGCGTCCTGAGGCATTTAACTCTTTTTCATTTGCAAAAAGATCAATATAAATTGTACGAATTTCACCAGCAATTTCAGCAACAGGTGGGTATAACCACCCATTAACTTCAAATATAAAAGCAGTTTCCAATCGGCGTCGTGTAGTTTTGTCTGTTTCTAATTGATTATCTAAGGCCACCGACTGCATTGTAACTCTGATATTTCTATCAAATGTAATATCATTGCCATGCAATTCTTTCATTTGGGTTGAAAAATGTGGTTGAAAATATGGCCATATTTGTTCAATAATTTGAAACATATCATCTTGATGTCGAGTGTAAACACTTAACTCAAAAATCATTTTAACTGGAACCGGATTATATTGCGAAATTAATGAGGTTTTACTCGCAGGATTCCTGATAGTTCTGTTTGTTATATTTGTTTTATATGTTGGGTTATATACTAAATCTACCAAGCTTAAGCACATTCTTGGCAAAATTGTTTCCACTTTTGCCATAGAACCATCTCCATTATTAACTGATGTTTTTGCATCTAGTTTCATAATAAAGCGTTCTTTTGAAGCAAATGTAATAGGGACTTTAATTAATTCTATTTTATCACCTTCTCTCCGACGCATTACTTGTACATGAGAGAATAAATCACCCATTAAAACACAATAGCGACGGAGAGAGGAGTTGTACCAGTGACCAAAAATTTTAATTCTCCTTATATGCACAATTATCAAAGTGTCGTCGGTTTTTAGCATGTATTGCAATTAATTGACCACAATGAGGACATTTAACTTTGCGCTTTGGTTTACCTTTATGACAAGCAACAAGAATTGCAATATGATCGGCAGATAATTTTTTGCCTTTATGATGCGAGCTTATTATCGCTTTTGTCTCATCAGAATGAGTTTTTCCATAAAAAGGATTTTTTTCTCCAATGTACAGTTTTCCCTGTTCTGATTTAACATCAGACATTGCAAGTCGTGCTTTAGTTCTTTTTACCTTTACTTTTAATTTTTGATCTTCAGTTAAAGTAGAATATCTTCTATAATTAGCTGTAAACATAAAATTAAAAGCTAAAATCATTTTATGTTCATTTGTTTTTGCTAAACATTCGTGTGCTTCAAGATGATCATAAATTGATAATTCAATTAAATTATTAGGATTTTTAATATGTTCAGGAAAAAGAGATCTAGGTAAGATATGATGTTTTTCTGTTTTGCCTACTATAGGTCTGTGTAAGATATCAATATATTCCTGACAAATATCTTCAGGCAACCATGTTTTTAAAATGTTTTCAATATTGATATCCACTACAAATCCTTATAATTAAACTATAATTATATTTATCAGTCGTCTAAAAAGTCGTCATCAAAAGGTGACCCATCGCCCATAATACCCCTATTGTTAATAACTACATAAGGTTCTATAACTTCTTCACCTTCTTTATTAATTTGATCTACTTCAACGTATTGAGGTGTTTTAATATCATGAACATCATTTAATGCATTAACCGGTTCAAGATCAAGTTCATCAAATTCTGGAATATGTATACCTGGATTTCTTTGTAATACGGGTTTAACTTCTTCACCAGAATAAATGAATTTTTGCGCTGTAATGCGACGCATTGCATTAGTACCAACTTGATAAAATGGGTTATATGGTTCTACCCATGTTATTTCGAACAAGGAATTGTCCATCTTAAAATAAATTAAATCGCCCTCTTTAGGTTCTTGATTATTCACTTGATATTTAAACAAATTTGGGTTTACAGTCAAAGTTATTTCATCTTCAACCTGCATACCAAATTTGCTAAAGAATGTGTTTGCGCCAGAATATCCCTCAAATGAATCCAAATATGCTGCAAATTTCCAGGCCTTATCAAACTTACGTTGAACATCTTCGCCAAATAATTCATCTTTATTGACAAAATGACTTGGCATATAGTAACATTCAACACCTCTCATTTGAATACTTTCTGCAACAAGAGCATCTTGCAAAGTTTGAACATTTTCGAATTGATAAAAATTTACATATGGATTTAAAACAGACCCCTCATTAGTTTGGTTATAACCAGTACCATTTTCTAATTTAGCGAATAATCGGTTATCAAATGTAGTCATATTTTTATCCCATTAAAATTCCAGGAGGTGCTGCTAATGAGTCTAATTCATCAATTAAACGCTCTTTTTCTAGCCGGGCTTCCTCAATTAATCTGACACCATCTACTGTAGTACCACCGGCTAACTGCATTCCTTGATGTTTAGCTAAAATTTGACCATTTAACTCTTTAACTAATACAGTTGCATAATCTTTTACCCAACGATTATTAAAGGCGCCTTGTTTTGTACCTTGGGATTCGCCTGCAATATATCCAGTTACATTATAATTTGCATTATTATATCGGTCTGAAACCGACCATGGATTTTGTTCACCTTGCGCATACCCATAACCAGCATATGAACCTACAGCATAATTTGTATCAACAAATGATTTAACCCATACTTCTAAGAAAATTAAATCACCCTTTTTAAAATTACCAGATAACTTTAATTGACCAGTATCGTCATTAAACCAAAAATCAGGAATAGGATTAAACATATTTTGTAATATTGACCAATATTGCATAATAGTTGTGTAATAACTCAAGTTTGCACCAAATCCATTAGGTCCAAATGCACGGGTTCCTGAATTACAACCGTTAACCCCTGCCATTCCTAAAATAAAATCAGATGCCCATGAATAGGTTGCACTACCGTCTAAAGTTAACAATAATCCAGTATTACCTCGAATAATTTGTGATACTGCAAAAATATTTTCATTACTTAAATCGAAAACACCATTTTTATATTGATCATCATCTCCAATGTGAATAGCAATATATGTTTTGTTTAATCCATTATAGTGATACTCCCCGTATAATTCTAGGGCTCTTTGAATACATTGATATATTTGTGCTTCGGTGACTTCTACTTGAATAATAGGCGCACCCAATCTCATTAATATATCATCTTTTAATTGTTTTGGCGTTTTTGGTTGTGTAAACATATAAACCTCAAAAAGGGGCTTTCGCCCCTTATTTTATCGTAATGATTGGGCCGCTAAAATAGAGAATCTATCGATCCCCAATTTTGTTAAGCCATCGGAATTTGCGAATAAATCAATATTTTTAGCACTAATACCTAATTCATGGTGTGTTGGAATAACTGGAATGCCAAAAATATCAGCAACTTCTGTTACGGCTAAAACATACTTATCATATGAAGTATTTACACCATTATTATTTGGATAAGAAACAACTGAATCTTTAAACCCCTTTGATCTAAATCCAGTACAGGTTAAAACACGGGAAGTGCCAGCTGTTAAATCTGCGAATAATTTATATACATCCGCATAGAAAGTATCAGCTTCTGTTCCATCTTTAGCATCAGCCAATGTACCCAATTCCCGATCAAATAAGTAATCATAAGTACCAATATTAACTAAAATCACATCAGCAGATTTTGCAGATGCATAATCCGGTAAAATTGAAATTGAGTTTGCACCATTTACGCCCTTTGTCATTAGAGGTAAAGCTCGCACAAGTGAAACTTTCGCAATATCACTGGCGGCCACATTTGTAGTTGCATCCCCTAAAAGAACAAAGCTTTTAGATGAAAATGCACCCGCGGCCACAATACGATCTTGAGTTTCTTGTAAAGCGTTTGTTTTATCAATTAAAGCGGAACTAATAGCCTTAAGTCCGGCCTGTGCAACAGGATCACTAGCTGAACTGTCACCATCTAAAGCTTTTTTCAGATTTTGCACATCACCTTGTAAACCGGTCGTGCTTGTACCCAAAATTACTTCCATATCTTGAATTGATGTGGTTTGATTTTGCTGCACAGTTTCAAGATTGGCGGTTCTCTGTAACAAAGTATTTGGACCGTCGTTATTAATACCTACGGTATCATTTAATGTACCAATATTTGTTTCATTAGTATCGGATTTGGTTGCAACATTTTTTAAACTTTCATTAGTTTCGGCCAAATCTGTCAAAAGTGTATCTTGATTTTGTTTTAAATCTTCAATTGATTTTTTAATACCAGTTTCCGGATTATTAATAGAATCTTTTAATGTATTTAATTCACCAGTATTAATTTCAACCTTTTCAGATATATTACCGGAACCGATTTTATTATCAATCTCATCTAAATGTTCTTTAACACTTTTATCAGATGATTCTAATGTATTCAGTCTAGCATACACTGTCGGAGTATTAGCTGCAGGAGATTGACCAAGCTCTAACCGTAACTTATCAATATTTTGGGATAAACCACTAATATCTGAATCATTAAATTTTGTAGTTAATTCTTCTAGATCAGATAAGTTTTTATTAATTTGCTTCCCTTGATCTAATATTTTTAAGATAATCCCGGATGCAGGATTGCCATCACTTGGTAATCCGTTAATATCCTCATTTTCATTATTACCAATTCTAGCTTTAATAAAACCTAAATCTGTAAAAATATTATTAGGGCCATTTAATTCAGTTCTAATACCAATATCAGTTACAGCTTGATTTAATATTAATTTACTTTCATTAAAAGATGATGTTAATGCCTCAACAGTTTTATTAATTAATTCAATGTTCTCTGTATTTGCATTAACCTTTTCGATGATAGAACCTGTGCCGGCTTCACCTAAAATTTCTTTTATTTTTTCAAGTTCTTCTTGTGTAATATTAGCATTTGATTCTAAAACATCAATATTTTCCGCTAAGAAAACGATATTTTTTTGCAATTCAACACCGAAGGCATTTAGATTGCCTTCATTGCCATATTTTGTATCAGAACCATTTAAAAGGTCGCCATTACGAATCCAACTAAGACGGTGTTGGCCGTCTGTTGGAATACCATCTACATATGGTAAAAAATCTACTTTAGTTGTCATTAAGCCACCTTAATAATATAGTTTACTGACATGCTCCATGGGCGTGTCTCTGTTCCAATTAACTCTTTAGAGTTGACAGTAGAATATTCGGTCCGCACTGATGCAGGTTCAAATTCTGTTCCATCGTTAGAGAACATCCAACCATTATCATGATCTTCCCGACCAGCGGTCCCCCAATATTTACTTAACTGTGTGCCACCAAATGGGAAGTTAGGTGTCTCTTGACGAGTCTCGCCCCAAGAAACGATGTGTTTATGTTCGCGAATTTGTTGCTTTTGAACTTGACCAACAGCACCGCCATCTACACCATTACCTAATAGAGGTTTATTGAACTCATCATACCCGGTGTTTGCAATGATGTCTTTACCACGTCCAGCACCACGAGCATAAAGACCTCTCATATCTGGGCGATAGAATGTATCACCCGAACCACCAAATTTATAACCAATTACAGCAAATAAATCAGGTCTAGCTGCTTTAGACTCTGCACCGCCATCACACAATGCCCATAGCCCACCGGTTGGTGCTTGGTCACCTAACCACATTTGGATAACACCAATTGGTGTTGCATCAGTAATATTTTTTGTTGTAGCAACATCAACATTACCTTTTTTCATTATCCCATTAAAATTAACTGGACCAGTTACAGTTTGTTGTGTTGTTAAATTAGTTCCTAAAACTGAAGCATTAGATGCTAAAACTGTACCTGCTTGAGCGGTCGGGCTTACAGTAGTAGTAGTCTTAACTGTACCAAAATTTGTATCATTAGCATTATAAGTTTTAAATCCTTTTGCCGAAATATATAAGTCATCGGCTGTTCCTGCATTAGCTTCCGCTAATGTTGCACCACGAGTAATACCATATCGAGTTAAATTACCTTTTAATTGCATCAAGGTATATGGTGAAATGGCATACCCTTCACGCAATGTCCCCTGCGTGACTTGTGCAACTGTTGCTAATGTTACTAAACCTTGCACACTTTCTGTAGCTTTAACCGGAACAGGTAAATTACTTGTAGCCGAATTAATTGCTTGTTTGACTTTTAATGGAGTCATTGCAGTAGTATCATCTACTCCAGCTTGTGCCGCAGCTTGCGTAGATAATTTAAGCACACCATTGGCAGTTTCTGTGGCGCGTTTATTTGCCCACCACCAATCAAGAGTATATTTTAATGCAGCAGGATTAACCACTTTATTTGTTGCTACTGTACCGGCTTGGGCTTCCGCATTACTTGCCAAAAATACAATACCTTTAACAGTTGTAGTAGCATCAGGATATTTCAAACGTTCTGCTAATGTAGCCGGTGTAACTGCTTTTGTATTATTAACACCTGCAGTTACTTCAGCTTGTGTTGCAAGCTGAATAGTACCAGCTTGCGTTGTAGTAGCATATGTAGTCGGCGATGTTAAAGCTAAAGCTTCTTGAACAGTTTTGACTGTAGCCGGAAATAAAGTACCAGTTGGGTCAAAATATGTATATCGAGATTCATCCGAAATATGCTTAAATGTATTATTTAATGGAGTCTCAGCCATCTTAACCCTCTCGTTTAAAATAATATAAAATTGTAGGTTTTGTAGTACCGTCTAAAGTTATAGTTTGAGTTCCAATTCGATTCCATATACCGTAGCCACCTCTAGCCGGAGATACAGTATTTTGAGTAACTCGCATTGTATATTGTACTAAATCATCTAATTCATGGCTTTGAACATCATTATAAGTCAATTGAAGAATATCTAAAGTGGCACCATTTTCTACTCTATTGAAAACTATACCTGCCGATTTAGCCAAATCTAATTCAAGTTTAACTTTGGCTGCAACTTCTTCTGCGTTATCTCCAATTTTTACAGGTACTACGAACCCATAGAAATCAAATTTTACTTCATCACCCGTTTGTTTTGATGGGTCTTTAATCGAGCCAATAAACTTAAATTCATCAATCTGAGAAATACCTTGTGGGCTATTACCATCATCATTAATAATAATAGTATTTAAAGGTAAAATTGTTAAAGATGCGACATCATTAATCGCATCTTCTACATTAGGCACTTTAATTCCCTTTTGACTTTGACTAATTGAAGGGGAACCGATTGGCTGATTATTGCCTACAATAATGCTACCCTTTTTAACATCAAACTCATGATGTGATGCTTCACGAGAAAAGTTCTGGGCTAATTGAAAATTTTTGCTCATTATGCAATCCTCATCCAACGATAAACAGTAATATATGGCGGTAAAATATCAATAGAGTTTGGCGGAGTGTGTGTTGGATTTGTTTTAAGCACATCCTCTCTATATTTGTTATATGCAGGACCACCATCATCAGGATCAAATTGACAACCACCAATGATAATATTACCATTATCATCCGCAACTAATGCTTTTTCTGTGGTTACAGTAGCTGGCAAATCATTATTTTCTAATGTTATTGCTCGTACGCCACCCGTACCTCCGGCAGTAGCCGTTGGATTACCATTCGCATCAATGTCGTTATTATTTAAACCAAACTGAGTATCTTGCTGGTCATTGGTCCAACCAAATAAAACTTGTTTTTGACCCCAAAGTTTCCAAACACCAAAACCCATATATGTTGCAGGATTATTTGGATTCACTGCATTTTCATAAATTGTTCCGACTGGATATACCAATTCAAATAGATCAATAGGGGTTTGAACTAATCTTTTTTCCTGGCCTACAGCTTCGATATTTGGCCATTGTGGTTTATCAAAATCAGTAATACGGATATTACCATTTAAATTAAAAGTAGCGCCATGTTGAATATAGTGTTTATCAGCTTCATTAATAATATCGTCCATCTCTAAAGTAGTACCGATATCATTATTAAACCATTTAATTGTTAAAATATCACCATGTTCAAAAGTTCGACCAAACTCAATACTTTCAATTGCGCCATTATCATTTAAGGTATAAGCATAATCTGTATTTGATAATTTCCAAACTCCGCCTAATGCAACACAATCCGATTGATTATCTGCTTTAGCCCCGTCACAAACGAATAATGGTGTACCAGCTTTGCCTGCCATATTTAAAATAACACCATTTAAATACACTTCAAAAGTAGAAGGATTTATTAATCCGCTATTTGATGTTAAGGTATACCCCATTTGTTCTGGAGTAATAGTATTTAAAGTTGCCAAGTCGGTTACAAGCTGGGCGCCGTTAACAGATTTTAAGTCAGTTAATTTTTGGTCTAATAGCTGAATATCTAAACGATTATATGTAGAACGCCATTGTGCGATACCGTCAACATATGTGACGATCATTAAACTATCGCCCTTACGAGCTGGCTGTCTTAATCGAATACTTTTGCCATCCAATGGCACAATAGTATTTCCTGTACCAGGTGAGCCATAATCGGAATCTGCAGAAAATTTAGCGCCATAGTAAAGTAAGTTACCTCTATGATATACATGTGTATTAACTAAATTAAAATCCGCATCACCAAAAATATTAATGAAATCAGTTTGGCCTTCTGTGCATAAAAATTCTTTTTTCATAACGGTTGCAATATCACCGTTTGAAATTTTATTAAGTAATTTATTTGCTAAGAATTCCCAACGGCCTGGCGCACAATACACCAATTCCAAATCCGTTAAATTTGTAGCAAAAACTTGTGAATCGCTTGATCCTTTTAAGGTATCGCCTGATGCAGGTACAACTGTTACACTGTTTGCTTGCCAAGTACCAAAAGTATCCCGCAAACGAATAACTTTATTATAATCATTAACTGTACCTTTCGGTAAATTAACTGTAACCCTTGCTGCATTTGTATCAATAGCATATGATTTACCAAATTTTGCAGCTAATATATTTGATGCTGATGATTTAATAGTTTGCCAGGCGCCAGCAGGGTGGGGATTTGAACCATCTCCTAATTCACCGTATAAATCATTAAAATTATTATTAATTTTAATACCGCCTTCGCGAAGGTAATCGCCAGTGCCGTCATCAACAACATTACCAATTTTTAAATTTTCTTTCATTATGCTGACCCAATTTTTTGTGTTGCGATACTTTTAACAGCAATTCGCATATTTACTTTACTTGTTGTGGCCACTAGGTTTACTATTGAACCCGTACCGACTTCATACTTAATATTTACTAAGTTGTCTGGATCAGTTACCGTTTGACCTGCTCGTATTACAGCATATTCGGTATGATGTACATTTTGAACACCAGGACGAGATTCAATTAATAATAAGGCTTCAGACTGTCTTAATTGAGTATTAGCCGTATCAGACACATTAATTAATAACTTAATGGCAGTATATTCATCTACATGGGCAATTGGTATAACATTAGGTTTTGTTACATCTAATTTAATTGTTTTTTCAATCGGTACTTCTGTAGACCCAAACATTGATGATTGTGAAAAATTCCAAATCGGAGTTCCAGATGCATCAATACCAATACACCAACATTCAACACGACAAAATGGTCTTGTAATTACCAAATCTCGTCCAATGCCCACAAATGAACCAGCACCGGTCAATCTAACTACAATAGGGGTAGATGTGCTACAATTACCTAATGAGTTTACTACTACAATACATTCACCGACTTTACCAGGCTGAACTGTTACAGCGACCGATCCATTTGAACAATCTACATCCCACATTGTTCCTAAAGGTGCAGGAGTTGGAAAATCGAATGCCCCTACTTTTTGATAATAGCCTGTAGCATGAATTGTTTGATTGCCTTCGGCTGCACCTTGATTATAAAAGCGTTGGTCTCCAAACATGTTATAAATTGCATCCATGTTTGAATTAATTTTATTACCACCATCGTATAGAATATCACCAGTCGAGGCGTTACCTTGCTCGCCAGTGTCAATTTTAGTTTTTGGCTCTTGATTGAACATATTACGTCCCCTTATATTTTTAGTATTTATATAAAATTTAAGGGGCACAAAGGCCCCTTAATTAAAACTCGAAAAATATTGCGACTTCCTCTGTTTGGTCCATGGACCGAATAATAGGTTGTCTATTTTCTATATAAATCATTTCACCTGAATGTCGGTCTAAACCGCTTTGTGAATAATGATCTTTTATTGCCTTGACATTAGGCGCCGTAGGTTTTGGCTTGGCTTCAAGGGGATTCATAATCATAGAAATTTGTCTAAACCCTTTGTTACCCAAAATAGATGCTTCTGGAAAATATACAGAATCTAAGTATGCTTTAAATCGCATAATTACAGTCTTCATTCTAAAGACTAATCCGTAATCATTTTGTTGCCAAGATAAATTATGCTGATACCCCCATCTAACAGGGTCGGCTTTTATTTCATCAGGCCAGGGCACAACAATATATTCATTTGTACATCTATTAATAGACACATCAGGTGGAATCTCATAAAGATATTCCCAAAGATATCCATCCCCAGTATCAACTAGGCCTTCCGTATCGCCCCGCCCAGAAGGTATATTAAATGATTCAATCGAAGACGTCCACTTACCTCCTAGTTTATTACATTCAGGCTTATTGGTAATAGTCGAGATCGAACATGTACCTGTTGAAGGAACATCGATTACTTTATATACTAGCCAACCTTCGGCACCAGGTGCTCTATTATTTGGCATAGTATTAGTTACAACAATATCACCAACATGGAATGTGCGAGGATTCGGGTAACGTGAATCACCCCAGTCTTTTCTTGGGATTACGGCATCAAGATAAGACTGTTTAATTTTAACCGCGCCTAACATATTAGTCCAAACATCTTGAACACCTTGTGGGCTATCAACTGGATATGGAGGGGCAAAACCAGGTTCATTTTCCATTTCAGACCAAGCCGTATCTCGGCCAAATGTCAAATAAATTGTATTTTGATCGGCATTGTCGCCGATCAAATTATAAAAGTTGAGCATTTTTTCTGTGCGAAACTTTGATGTGATTATCGCTCGATAAATCATTGAACTATCATTCATTAACTTTTACCTGTGTTGGTTCTTTAGGATCACGAGGATTACCAATATCGTCTTTTAGTCGTTTATTAACAAGATCGCGATATCGCGCAAAAGTTACAGCAGACTGATCAAATAATGGACTCATTGGCACACGACGGTCATCGGCATTTACACCATAATATAAACCCGGATTATCTGCCATATATGTTGGACGCAATGGAAATTTTTGGCCCGCATTTGGATGTGGGTTATATAAAGGTTCGCCTGTTACAGCATCATGATCAATTTTACCGTCTGGGCCAAATTTAGCAACTCGATCTGGCCAATATGAAGGTAGTCCAGAATCCCATCTATAATTCTTCAATGTATTTATGACAGTTTCAACATGTTTCATGCTTAATCCGGCATTAATAAACATTGTAATTAAAGTAATACCAATAAAACCAAATCCAACTGGATGCACGAAACGTAAAACATCATCTCTATATCGGGATGAAGGTAATGCAGATTTAATCTTCATTACATAATACGCTCGACCTCGATTAATATAGTCAATTGTATTAGATGACATATCTTTACCACGAACACCTTGTACAATCATACCTTTAAAATTGGTGCGTTCTGATAAGATTTCTTGGCCATTAATAAATCTACCCATTAAATTATGGATAGTTAATTTCCACTGTAATTTGCCTTTATTATAATGACGCTCAATATAAGTAACATTAGACCGACCTGTTGCAGTATAAACAGTGCGTCCAGCCAAGTCTTCTGTGATATTATCAGATTCTACAATAATATCATATTCTAGACCATTCGCAGATTCAATATCAATCTCAACATCTTCATTGTATAAAACTTTAAATAAAAATTTATATGAAGCTTCTATACCTTTAGTTGAATAAAAATCATTTTTACGAGTTTCAAAGAATCTTGCAACAAGATCACGTTTTTCTTTACTTAAGTAAATATTGCGTTTATAAATTTCACTCCACATATATTCCCAAGAATGTTTTTCTTTTGGATATTTGTCTCTAATAAGATTAACTAGATTATTATATGGTGTACCATAACCGTCTGAAAGATACTGAAGATAATATTGACAGAATTTTTCAAAATTACTATCTTCTAACAAATAGCTATCTGGAATCATCTTTGTCAAAAACGGACGTAAATCTGGATTGTTATATCCATTATTATCATCAGGTGTCCAAGGCTCTTCTCTAGTTTGTTGACGTAAAAAAGCCTTTAAGAATATATTAGAAGGTTTCCATACGATTCTAACATTATCTTTCACACGATAATTAAATTCATAATACCCAATTAATTCACCAGAGTATCTATAAAAAACAATACCATTTGCATATTGGGTAAAGTTTTTAAACTCAATATTCGGACTAATTACTGTGCAATCACCTTTGTCCCAAACTTCTTTCATAAATCGGCTTGGCGATGACTGTGTATATGGGTCAATTGCATATGAATGTTCTACATCAGAATACACCATAACAACTTTATTTGAATTATTAACCCAACATCTTGTGCCAGAATTGGTACATTTTGAGAAGAATGGTTCTGCATAATAACGCATACGCCCCGGGGCCCATTTATCCCACCCGTCATGACCATTAGCCCTAAATGACATCATCAAATAATGTTTATCATGAATCCACTGATCTGGATATAACTGTTTAACTGCAGTTACAACTTCATTTGGATATTTTTCAGGCAATTCGGTATCAGGAACAATATCTTCAGGTAGGGCATGCCAATTGCTTGATGATATAAAAAGTTCTCGGTCATCACAACTCATGTTGGTATAACCAACTTCAATACGGCGACGTTCTTCTTCTGTGTTACCAAAAATACGAGTCCATTTACCAGTATCATGGTCTTCTAAAATATAAACACCTTTATCCTTTGAATCTAGAATTGGGAATTTGCGAGGGTCCTGTTTTTCTTGTGCCATTTCACCAACAACAAGAGCAAAAATTTTACCATCAACACAATCCATTTTCCAAGTTACAACTTTTGGATTTCCAGTGATTGAATGTGATTCTTTTTCAAACAACTTTTCTTTATATGTTGGAGACTGTTCGTCAGTATCAATCGGTGCATTTTTTGCTTTTGCAAAACGAACTTTATCTCGAGCGACAACATAAATGTAATCATCATTACATGTAATAGCTTCTGCAATTTTGGCCACATCGCCCGGTAATGACGCATATGTGCCAAAAATATTAACATCAAAACCTAATTGTAATGTATCACCAATTTTTGCAAAAGTGATATCATCAGAAGACATTCTAACTTCATCAGAAGACCAACGTACATCAGTTGATTTTCTACCGTAGAACACTTTGTCCCAGCCCAATACATAATTTGTTGTTGATGTTTGATAAAATACAGTTTTTGATAATGGCCAGCCGACCCGGTCATTCATTAATTGAACCGCTTTCCAAGTTTGTCCTCTATCATTTGAAACCTTAACAAGAGCTTGCCAACGTTCAAATAAGTACAAAATACCTTCATCTTCCATTAGATACATGCGATCTATATCACGACAAATTGGTGTGATATCGCCTTGAATTTCATGGTATTCATTTTCTTTAATAATAAAGTTTGAAATTTGAGAAATATGAGAATATGCATCAGAATATACAAATGATTCATTTGTTAGGGCAGCCCAAACAACATCGGTACTAAAATTTACATAATCATTATTACCTTTAATAAATTTTTCATCGATGAATTTTTTATTTAAAGTTAATTCATTCATTAATTCAAATGAATATGCATTTTGATCAAATGTTTCAAATTCTTCGGTTTCAATCCAATCAGACTGTTCAAATCCGGCTGATGTTACCGCAACTCTAAATTTATAAAATGTTGATGCTTCTAAATCGGATGAAAACCATAAATTATCTGCAGTATATCCTAATGAGACCCAGGTGGCTTCACCAAGGTCTCTTGTTTTAGTCATTTCTACCAAATAATAAAAGTTCTCACCCACATCGTCCCAAGTAAGTTGTAAACTATTTGCAGATAGTTTACTAACTGTTAAACTTGTTACTGTAGGTGCTTTTACTGTCATTGCGTTACTGCCTCTAAAATAATATTTGTATACTGTGGACGTAAGTCATTTTCAAATACAATTAATGAACCATCTTTTGTAAAAATGTTATCAGTTTCAGGTGTTGCTGATAATTCAATCTGTTGTACTTCGAATCTATCCGAAGTTACATCCATTGCAGCAAGATTCCAATAAATGTAATCAGTTAAGTAATTAATTTCACCCACTTGATAATACATAGTTTGTGCACCAATAGGTGATCTATTAAAATCATTACCTGCATAAGGTGTAATATGGGCTGGTATATCACCAGGAATAAATGGCCCAATTAAAATTTTACCCGTATTATTAGAATCTGAATCTGTTGATACTAATTTTACCATGTAATCATCGGCAGCGGCATCTTCTGGGATAAATGGAAATTCATTAGATGTAATACTTCTGGCTTTAACTGTATTATAGTATTTAATTCCAGATTCAGGAGTTACAAAGAAATTTTGAATTTCACGTACTAATTCAATAGATGCGCTCGAGCCAATAATAGAATGATCTGCATTATCAATAAATGTTAACATTTTTGATTTAGCAAATGACTTATTAAACAGTTCAACATCTTCAATATAATATCGATCGATTTGATCAATAATTTTAGATTCTAACCATTGCTCAGATTCTTGTAATTTATTAATAGCATAAGTTACACGAATATTATGTTTAATGAATAGATAGTTTGGTGAAATTACAGACGGTGTAATCGGCGCAAGATTATATTCTTTTAGATAATTTTGAATATCTTCTCGTTGAACCGCTGTTAAGTATAAACCAGATTTTGGTTTAATTGCAATAAAAGCATAACCTGGTTTATCGGAATCTGTAAATGTCTGTACAGCCTGTGTTATTGAACCAAATCGCTCAGAAACAAATGCATCATAATCCGAAGCTGTAACACATCGCATTTGGGCCTCGCGTTTAATTGCAGCCATTTCTCGAATACGTTCTTTATCTTCAGGATCACCACCGCCATCAGCACCAACATAATCAGGATCATTATTAAAGTTTTCAATTACTTCATTAATAGTGATATATTGTAAAGTATCCGCATATGTAAAATCTCGTGCGCCATTAGCTTTTGCACCATCAGTACGAATATACTCAATTGCAATTGATGCATTTTTAACAGGTTTTAATCCACCAATATAGTTGGCAAATAATGCACCATTTGTTGTTGAGATTGACTGTTCACCCTCACCAAAATAAATTTCAGTAAATCCATCAACAGTTTCACGAATATAATAAATTGTTGATGTTGAACCAGCCTTCACCATTGAATTATGTGTCCAGTTTGTCCATTCTGCACCATCAACAAATACTCGAACATGATTACGGTCAATATATTCATCTCTAATTATAATAGGTTCAGTAGGATCAAATACCAATTCTGTGCGTACTACTCGACCTTGAGCTAGATTAACAATTGGCCAATATTCATTCTCTAAGTCTCGAACCGCAACTACATCTTCAGTAACAACAAATGGATACGGGTCAGCCGAAGTTTCACGAGCATAAGCCAGGAATTTTGTACCTCTTGGAATTTTTACATTAGTTGGATTTACTGAATTCGATACTCTTAATTGAATAGTATTTGATGCTGCTGTCATGCCACTTGGTAAGTATGAGTTGTCTTGGGCTGCTTGTACAACAGAACTTCGTAAATTTGCTGTTCTTAAGAATGATTCATATATTGCAGTATTAGAAAATTGTTGAATGTATAATGTGTTATATGCTAATAAATCGAGCAATATATTAATACGTGAACCTGAAAAATCATAATCCAAAAATTCTTTTTGACCTGATAACCAGTTAATTAATGCAGTTTTTATTTCTTGGAATGTTGCACCGACAAAAACCTCTGGAATAGCATTCACTGTTCTTTGTAATTGTCCGTGTGCATATTTTGGTAGATTATCTGCCATATGTGCCTCTTAATTTGAAAATAATTTTGGACTGCCTTGTGCGACAGTATCACCATCGGTAAGCATATCAGCAATACGCACTGCTGCTTTTCCTTGAATGAATAATTTTGTAGTAGTTGCTATACAAGTGGCTATACCAGTATGACCATGTGGATCCGCCCGATCGCCATTTACTAAAACGGCTTGACCATTTACAAACATCTTAGTTTGTGTCGATCTAATTGGAGTCGGTGGATACGGTCCATGCCCTGTAGTCATTGCACCGTTAAAAGATACTGCTGGCATTTCAAGACCTCACATAGTTAATAAATTGTTCTCTAAATGTATTCCAATCGCCCTGTATAGGCTGAATATAGTCTTTAGTTATATTTAGTTCTGTATTGCCTTCTGTTGAATATTTTAATTCAACTTTAAGGTGAAAGTCTTTCTTCATAACAGTTGGCGCAGTATATGAATATAATTGAGCTTGACCTTTTGGCGGAAGCTTATCAAATGAATCAGTTTCACCATAAATAAGACCCTTCCGATATTTTAAAGCCCCGGGTTGTAATTTAAATAAACCTACGAACCTGCCAGCAAATGTTGGACCAGAAACATTAATATATGATGGAAAATCATTTTGAATAATTTTTAAACTGATTAATTTTTCTGTCGCAGCTAATGAAGGTGTAAAAGTGAAGGATGCATTTGCACCCTCCATAATTGTAGGTAATAAAGAATTGATAGGTAAAATATCTGACATAATTACACCAAATCGAATTTAGGAGTATTCCAAGTAACAGAACCTGAAGTTATATTATAAGTACCACCAACATTCATAGTATAATTTCCAGAAATATTGGCATTCATACTTCCACCTACTTTTAGGTCTGTATTACCATTTACTTCAATATTGGCATTACCCGTCACAATAATTTTAACATTTCCGCCAACTTCAATAGTACCGTCACCAGTAATTTTCTTCGTTTCACCACCAGCAATAGTTATTTCATTATCGCCAGATATTGTAGTTTTAACAGTCCCTTCAACTTGTTTAATTACATCAGCAAAGTTAATATATGTTTCCGTACCACCCACGTTAACTTTACGTTCGCCTGATGTTAATTCGCATCTATCCCCTTCAGTTAATGAATAATAATCACCCGTTGCTTTGTCTGTTTTTCGACCATCGGGCGCAACTTCAACATAAGAACCAGATGGATGTCTTAATCGATATCGTTCTTGACCTGGCGTATTATCGAATTCTTGTGAATGACCACCTTCTGTTGTTAAGGCTTGCACATACGGGTATGAACCCATATATGAGCTATCTGGCTCTTCAAAAAGAGTTGCGGAAGGTTCACGTACAAAAGGTACACTTAAATCTTCCTCAATACCATCTCCGACTTTTAAGTCAGAAAAATCAGGCACAATTTCAGTATCATTTGGGTCATATGGGTCAAAACTGTTATCCGATGATACAAAGCTCATACTAAATTTTGCATTTGGACTAGGATTAGGAGTATTAGATTTAGGTATAACTCCATATGCACCTAAATTACCATTCTTAATTACCATACAAACACGGTTAGCTCTGCCTGGCGTTTGTCTAGCCCATAAAGAATTTTTAAGCTGTTTTGCAGCTTCATCCCATTTTTCTGCTGCCATTAGCGCTAAAGAATTTTTAAACTTGGCCAATCCACCTGTTCCCATTTGGAATGCCATATTTTCTAAAGCCATTTGTCTAGAACGGTTGCATTTAGCATAGACTGGCCCAGTAACACGATTCTTTTTAATTTCAGCTTGGGTCTTACCTAAATCGGAAATAAACAGTTTTGAGATATCTGCTTGTGAAATAGTGGCACCAACAGAATGACCTAAATCGGCAGATAACTGTTTTAAAATTGTATTCATATCGCGAGTTTTACGATATAAAATTAAATGGCCAATACCTACAGTAGGGTAACCCAAATGATCCCAATAAACAGTATTTTTAACCCCTTCATCGCCGCGTAACATTTTTTCAATAGTGAAATTTGGATCATCATCCGGCCCAGAAATATCAGCGCCTCCCGGCCAAAGACCTTTTGATGTATTTGCATTTTGAGAAGCGTTTGCCCCAGCACTATCGCCATATGCACCACCAGCATTAAGAGCAGAACTATCAGGCCCGGCATAATCAGGATATTGACCAGACGGATCACTAAAGCCTTCTTCGGAATTTGGAATATTGGCTTGATTACCAGAATATGAACCTAATACAAGACCATTAGTTTTATACTTATCCAGCCAAATACCAAATACACCTGAACCTGGTAATAAACCGGTAACAGCCCCAGAAACCCCTGCGACAGCTGGTGTTGTGACAGGTAATAAAACACTCATCCAAGGTAGGTCTTCAACAGGAAGTCCTGAAAATGGGCCTTGAATACGGCTAAATGGATGAGCACCTACTACACGAACTCTAACTCGACCTTGTTGTAATGGGTCCATTCGGTCTTCAACAACACCAACCCACCATTTAATATCATCCGACTGTAGTCTCATGCAAATTACGCTCCATTTCTTTAATTAAATCTGAAATAAAATTATCTATATCTGTTGGTGCAATAATTTTAATTTCTCGTTTTTTCTCATTTTCTGATAACGCATCTTCATATGCATTAACCGCAGCTAACGCACCTTTATATTGCGGATAACTTCTATTCTTATCACCTTTATCGTACCAAACACCCGGCTCATCATCATATTGTATTAAATTATAATATCGCTCACCTTTTATATCAACATGATAAACAATGACACTTTCTGGATTGTCATAAATTTGTGCAACTGATTGATAACATGCTTCTTGAGATTTAATCCAGTCATGAAATGGATCATAAACATCATTAGCCATAGTTAAAGCCCAATATAATTGGGTATTATTATAAAGTTCATATGATAATGCTTCAGGGCGGGGCGCACCTTGAATATAATATGTGACTAAGTTATAATTAGCTGCAACTTTTTTAAAATATGAAGTATAAGTTTTAAATATATTTGTCATTAGACGTTCAGGAGCATTCACATTAACCGTTTTGGCCGAGTATGCAACTGGGTCATAAAATGAATTAATCATAGTGTTCTCCCATTTATAAATAATTTAATATATGTATTTATAATAATGAGGTACAAAGTATGGCATATTCTGGCCGATTTATACCAAAAAATAAAAATAAATATCGAGGCAAAATTGATAAAATTCAATATCGATCTACATGGGAAAAGTTCTATATGGACTGGCTAGACAATAACGATAAAGTTATTGCATGGAGTAGTGAAGAGGTTGTAATACCTTATTTTTCACAAATGGATGGTCGTAAAAGACGATATTTTATGGATTTTTGGTTTAAAATTGAAGGTGGAAAAGAATTTTTTGTTGAAGTTAAACCAAAAAAAGAAACGGTAGAACCTGTTCCACCCGCGCAACTCACAACAGCAGCTAAGAAAAGATTTCAAAAAGAAATTTATACTTGGAATGTGAATTGCAATAAATGGGAGGCCGCACAGCAATTGGCTGAAAAAAGAGGTGTGACCTTTAGAGTTTTAACTGAAGTTGGTCTACGTAAGATGGGCATGAAAATTTAAGGTTGTTTAGATATGTCAATATTTCAAATAGAAGAAGCTGCACCAGCAAAAAGTAAGTTTCAGCCTAAAATAACTAGGCAAGAACAAGCTTGGGTTAATATTGGCGTAGATTGGTATAAAGCAAAAGCAAAAGGCTCAACTGCTAAAAAGTTTGCCGAAGAACGAGGTATTACTTATAATACATTTACTCGTAGTATGCTTAGATATAAAAATCAAATAGAGTTAGCATGGGAAGCCGAGCAAGCTAAATCTAAACCATCAAATAAACTAACTAAAAGAGAACGTGAAGCAGTTATTATTAATAGCTTTAGACAATCGTTACGAACAAGAATTGCTGATGCCGGCGCGGCCATTAACAATAAATCTGAAAAATGGTTTAAAGAAACATTAAGTAAAGGTGTCCGCGGACACCAAGTGGTCAAGCCACAACCTGGTAAAATTTATGCTTTCATTTATGATGCTAAGCATAAAGAAACATTACCATATTGGGATAAGTATCCTTTAATTATTTTTCTAGGTACATCAAAATCATCAGTAGCCGGAACGACTTTATTTCATGGTTTAAACTTACATTATATTCCACCAAAAGCTCGACAACAATTTTTAGAAGATTTACTTAAACAGTATTCAAGTACATCAACTTTAACCAATAGTACAAAATTAAAGATTGACTGGTCTAAAGTAAAAGGTTTTAATGGCGCAGATAAAATGATTAAGGCATATTTGCCTTCACATGTAAAAGGTCGATTTGTTGAAATTAAAACAACTGATTGGGCTAATGTAGTGTTGATGCCATTACAACGCTTTGTTTCTAAAGGTAAACGATTCAGCTCTCAAAGAGTATGGTCGAATAGATCATAATATATTAATTATTAAAATATATTAGATACATTAGATAAAGCTCCTATATCTCTCCCGACCGAAAAGCATAGGGGGTAGGGGATAGGGGATAAACCCATTATACCATTTGAAATTTGTAAAGCGTTAGAAATACAGTTTCAAATGGTTATTTTTTAACCAGGAGCCCCCCTTGAGCGCGTTTTTTAATCAAACTAATATAACTAACTTTGCATTGGATGTTCCTGATGCAAATATTACAGAAGCTTTTAAATTAAATGTACAAACTGCTTTAATTCCAGGTATCTCAATTCCAGTAACTAATACATCATTAGGCCCTCGCGGCGTTGGCCGAGCCAACAGACCCGGTTCAACATTTGAATTTGAACCTTTAGTTTGTCGTGTATTAGTAGATGAAAATTTAGATGCATGGCTCGACATTTATAAGTGGATGTTGGCTTTAAATAATTATATGACCCAAGAAAGTAATGGATGGGAACCAGGTGTTCTACCGCCATTTATTACATTACACATTCTTAATAATGATAAGACAAAAACTGTAATGTCTGTACATTATTATAATGCATGGCCATCTATGATGGGTGATCTTGAATATTCATTCACTGATGACGGCGACCCAGCTATTAACCTAAATGTCACTTTTCACTATAGTCATTTCGCTATTGAAAAAAACGGTGTTATTATAGAGACAAGAGAAAGCATCTCTGATAAATTAATTAAGGGGAAATCTCCGAAATAATATACACTTGTGAGGATAATATGAAATGCGTATTGTAACTATCTCCGGAAAGAAACGTTCAGGCAAAGATACTACGGCCGATATTATTTGTGAACATCGCAATGCAATTAAATATGCATTAGCCTATCCTATTAAAGAAGCTCTTGATATTTCTTATGAAAAATTGGCGCTTTTCGAAAAAAGTGGTGTAAAATTAACATTCGCAGACTTTAATGGTGAGACTGATTTTGATCGTGAAAGTCCTCTTTTACTTTCAAATGATGATGTACACAATCTTATTATTAAGTCTCTTGAATTTTTAGTCAAGACATATAATTTGCATATTCCAACCCGCGAGACATCCCGTATTGATAATGAAATAGCAACATTAATAATGGGTAATCGTAAAAGTTGGTCTATTCGTAGATTAATGCAAACATTAGGTACTGATGTTGTTGTATCATTAATTGATCGTGAATTTTGGTCAAGATGTATGATGCAAGCTTATTTTGATCAGCGTGTTAAAGGTAAAGATGTTTTTATCATTACTGATATTCGTCATCCTCATGAAGCAAATTTAGTTCGTAATCTAGGTGCAATAATTCTTCATATTGAACGTGATACACTAAATACAGATCAAGATGAACATGTTTCTGAAGCTGGAATTAATAAACTTCCACATGAACCTGTTATCAAAAATAATGGTACTATTGAAGATTTAACAAAAGCCGTTTTGGCACACATTTAATTAGAGGTAATAAAATGACTCAACAAGCACAGCAACAACCAACTGCAGAACAACAAGTTATTCTTTTAAAGGCACAATTATTTGATGTAAATGAACTTTTACGTCAAGCGCAGGGCCAAGTACAAGAACTTTCTGGTACAATTCAAGAAATTGTTAATATTGCACAAATTCAAGGCAATGAAGAAGGTCATGTTACATTAGCTGATGTTGTTGAAACTGTTAAAGCTCTTGTAGCTGATAACGAAAATCTTGCTTTGGAAGGTGCAGTAGAAGGCATTCCTGAAGAAGTTGATGTAAACTTAGTTCAAGAATAATGAAATTTAGTCAACTTGACCGTGGTACATATGCTGCGGTCAAATTTAGTAATGACACATTAGATGCTTTATGCGATTTACAAGATAAATTAAAGTTATTTGATGCAACACCTCGCGATAAATTACATTCTACAATATGCTATTCTCGTGTGTTTGTTCCATTTAAACCAATGGACAATCTTGGTATTATTGCATATGCTAAAGACTTTGAAATATTTGAACATAACGGCAAACGAGCCCTTGTGTTATTACTAGATTCACCTTATTTGCACTCTCGTTTTGCATATGCACAAGCATTAGGTGCAACTTATGATTTTCCGGATTATCAGCCTCATATTACATTAGCATATGATATTGGTGCAATGGCCAAACCTAAATTGGAGTTTAAAATTTCAATTGGTGCAACGCATGAATATGTTGAGGATTTAGATTTAGATTGGTCTCCGGAAAAATAATTTAAAAATTTTTAAAAAGTATTAACGCTTTTCAAAAAAGTGTGATATTATGATCTTATCAAGTTAACAAACATTGAGTAAATTGTTATGAAAACCAAATCTGTAGAGTTCTTTGACAAAGTAGGTTATAGCATTTTTGCTGTAGGTATGCTAGTTGCATTAGTAACAGCTATTTTTGGTATTTTTATGACAAATGCTGAAATTAAAACAATGGGATTTACTTCATTGAAATTTATTGGTATCTCAATGATTTTTGTACTTATTTCTTCTATTATTGATTTTCGTCAAAATAGAAAAACTGCTGTATAAATATTTTTGTAAATTAAACCTTAAAGGAAAACATCATGGCAACTCGCATTTCTTTATCTGTTCGTAAAGACGTACCACAAACTACTAATATTGCACGTTTTGCTCTTGATGCAGCTAAAATCCGCGGCCTAGTTCAATATGAAAATGGCGTAGTAGCGGTAACATTTGAAGCACGTAATGGCGATATTATCCAAACTGCTGTCAATGAAGATTTTGACACTATCATGGACGCAATTGAAATGGTAGATTATGAAAACGCTGTTAAATTAGGTTTAGTTGAAGCAGCCGCTTAAATTACCTCAGTTACCTCTTAATTGAGGTAACTTTTAAATGATAATGAATCAGTAGCTAATTGGTTAAGCTTGCGCCTGATACTGGAGCATAACCGGCCTGTTAAACCCGGTTGATATGTGGTTCGAGTCCCATCAATATTCGTTATCATTTAAAAGTTACTTTGACCTAGTGGATTATAGTTCAAGATTAGAATGCCATCGTAGGAGATGGAGATAGTTAGTGGAATTCCAACAAATCTGCCGGGATGGTCAAGTAATTTTATTTTCATGGATCAATAGCCTCTTGATAATGCGCAACTTGATCAACTCCCGCTTTATTTTAGCGGGTTTTAGCCACGTTAGCTCAGTTGGTAGAGCGGGGACCTCTAAAATCCTTGTGCGACGGTTCGAGTCCGTCACGTGTGCACCAAATTTATCCGTCTGTGGCCGAATGGATTAGGCATCGTAGTTCTATTGCGACTCACACAGGTTCGAATCCTGTCAGGCGGACCATTTTTGGGCCTTTAGCTCAATTGGTTAGAGCAGCGGACTCATAATCCGTTGGTTCCCAGTTCAAGTCTGGGGAGGCCCACCAAGATTTATTAGAGCAAGTATAGCATATAAAAACGAAGTGAATAGGGTCGCTCCCGAAAATGTAGTTTTGAATAATTTTATTGAATATGTTGGTCACTGCAGGGACTGTCATGCTAGATAAATGAAACTTTAATGCACTGGTGTGGTAGCCAGGGGAAACTGAGGAAGTTGCTTGCATTTAATAAATTTTATGACGTCGTGGCAGAATTGGTTATGCGGCGGATTGCAAATCCGCGTCGATGAGGGTTCGAATCCATCCGGCGTCTCCATGGGTACTGTTAGCTTAAATAGTAAAGCAGCGGACAACGTAGTTGATTGGAGGTGCAAGCACTCCCGGTATCCACCAAATTCATAGCCTGAGATGTGACCACTGCTTAGCATGCCCTCTCATTGGCAAAGGTATGAGGTCCTTGAATGAAAAACCTCCTTTATTTCTTTTAACCCTTAATTGATGAGGTTTACCATGAATAAATAGATTTGTCGCAAGTGCATTGATAAAACATCAAGCCGTTCAATTTATGGAATTTTAAATGAAGATGGTAAATTAATGAGATTTACATTTTCTAAAAATTTAGCACAATTTTTATGTACGTATGATAATAAATATACGTATAAAAAATTTAGATTTAAAGTTGGTGAAATTGCCAATAAAGATTCTAAGAATTGTGTTTTTGCAATTGTATCATATACTGGTGCCGTTTTAAGAATGGCAACTTCTTATGAACGAGCCAAAGTTTTGACGGATGATGAATACAGATTTGTTTTTGAAGCCAAGGTGCGTCTTAAATGATTAAGTTCTTCAAACAGTTATTTTGCAAACATTATTATCAAGTAACTAAAGATAATGATTCATATACAGCTAGAATGTTAAATGATATGGGTTATTATTCTAAAGAATCTACTTGTATATTATGTAATAAAAAAGTTGGACATGATTAGTAATTAAGTTGCTTTTCATAATTTAATGATATAATGATCACATAAAGTTTATTTTGAATAGAGGAATTTATTATGACTACAATCGCTCGTGGTTTAGTTACGTTAAAACGCAATAAAGTATCATTCACTTCAGATCTTCGTGATGCAGCATTTTCTGGTGTATTTCGTAATGGGGTTGAAATTTCAACAGCACGACCGATTAAAGAATTTTCCGAAGGAAGTCGTCGTAATATCCAATCATTTAAAGACCGTTTAGCGGAAGAATTTAAATTACGCTGTGCTATTAATCGTGCCAATGCAAAGCATACAATTCAAATTGGCAGCATGGAAATGAGTATTAATGATGCGTTAACGTATCGTACTCATGTTTTACCTCAGCTTAAAGCCTTATATGCTAAAATGCAAAAAGATTTAGCTGCAAATCGTTCACTGTTTGTTCAAGTTGAACGTGAGTTTGATGCCAAGATGCTCAAAACTCCATCAGATGACGCCGAGTTCAAGACATTGTTGGAAAAACGAGAAAAACCTACAATTCTGGACATACAAGAAGAACTCGATGAAATTAAGAAAACAATAGATTTCTTCGAACTTGAATTCGACGCCCTTTTAACAGAAAATAATCCATTAATCGTTTTAGATTAATGTTTTAAAAATAATCAGTATGATCAAAAACTGTAGAGGGTTATAGCCGATGCATCCTAAAATCGGCTAACTTCTAAGGTTATAGAACTTTGATGGTGATACAGATTCCCATGCGCGAAGACTGTACATTATCCCAAAATTGCGAAAGCTTAAAGTTTAAATCTCAAAGATTAAAGTTTTTATTTCGTAAAGTTCAAAGTTTTAGCGATCAAATTTTATTAATCTTGTCATAAAGAGTTTTAACTCACTGTGTTCTCGGCAAGTGGTCATACTGGTGCCCTTTTGGGTTGTATAAATAAATGTATAAGATCATTAATCAAATGATCTTGGCGATACCGGTAGATGAGCGACTTATCCTCGCAAAATTCGAATTGTATCCTGGGTTCATTTGATTAATGATTTGCCGTCATAGCTCAGTTGGTAGAGCGTCTGTTTTGTAATCAGAGGGTCCGGGGTTCAAATCCTCGTGTCGGCACCAGAATTATTCCCACGAATCCGAGCTAGGTGCATGGACCGGACTGTTAATCCGAGGTTAGGTGAGTTCGAATCTCACGGTGGGAGCCAAATTGATGTAAAGGGTCCTAAGTCTCCATTATTGGTGTAAAGGTTCTTAGGTCGTCAATATTTTATTGGAAGGTCAAGCCGAAAGCTGGCGACGGCAGCTGACTTGAAATCAGTCGAGCGTGGTGACACGCCTTGAGGGTTCGACCCCCTCACCTTCCGCCAGATTTAATTGCCTGATAAGCAGGACGAAGTTTCCTCTTGTAAAACAAACAAAGCTTCAAGATTTACTTATTGAGTGGTGAAATGCTCGAAAGTATAAAAGGACATTTCACGGCAATTTATGTGTCTCGTTCGAGTTATTGGCCATACTCACCGGACTGTAACTCCGGCGCTAACGCTATCTGGGTTCGAATCCCAGGGGGCACACCATTTTAACTCCGTATAGCTCAGTCTGGTAGAGCACTGCGTTTGGGACGCAGGTGTCGAATGTTCAAATCATTCTACGGAGACCAATTTGTATATTTCTCGTAAGACGAATATACACTATAGTAAGTATAGGTACTTGAGTAAAGCAAATTGCCACACTCATTCCACCGTTTCACAATTTGTTGGTGCTTACTATATGATTTAAAAAAGAACAGCTTGCATGCACTTGTCAATTTATATCGTGACATGCCATAATGCTTTCCTGTGTTGGCAACAGGTTTTATATTGTGATTGAGTTCAATCTCTTGCTGGTCACATTTGCAGTTTAAAGGTCGTTAGTGTAGATGGCAACACGGCGGATTCCAAATCCGCAATCCAGGGTTCGAAACCTTGGCGGCCTGCCAAATAGTTCCCTAAAGGGGCTTGTAAGACCCAGGTTGAACTTACCAACCTGGGCAATTTTTTATTATGTTTGGATGGAATGTTATGAATGAGTTACAACGATTTTTAGATCTTACATGCCATAAGGTAAAAGAGAAAGCTGCAACCACAACTCCAATAACGTATAAACCTATAGATGCCATTTACAATCGTATGATTTATGTGTGCACACCTATTAATTGTACTAAAAATATTTTAGAAATTTTTAATAAAGATACTGATCTTTATGTTGCACAGTCTTTACCTGCAGCACGGAATTTTAAATCTGATTTGGGTCAAGATTGTTTTATTTTTTCTACTGGTTATAGAAATGCAAATTCCTTACGTGGATTTGATGCCCTTAAAACAATCGAACGTGTTTTTATTAATGTTGGACCTGACGCAATTGTTGATAAAAACTTGATGGCAAAAATTCGTCGAACTATTGATAATTTAGAGACGATATTACCACAAAAACCAATTTATATTATTACCTGATACCTTGGTGGAAGGTGCCGGCGGAGGCTGCAGATGGTTCGATTCCATTGAAAGAATGGTTCGCGTAAGACCATACGGCGCTAGCGGGTTCGATTCCCGCTCGTATTTTTAAATGAGGAAATTAAAATGCTACTACCTTCTGATATTAGAATTGATACATTTAGAGTAGGCAAACATAGTAATTGGGTTAATACGCCCGATAGAGGTGTTCGAGTTACTCATATTTCAACTGGTATCAAAGTTGAATGTACCGAACATAGATCAGTTTATAAAAATCGATATCATGCATTAGTTGAATTAGATAAGATTTTAAGTGTATTATCTAATTTTTATACACCTACTGCAGTAATTCAATAATGGAAAGTAAATCAATGAGGTCATTGGCACCGACTGCTAACCGAGTGGACCGTTAAATCGGTTGTGTTTCGACTACACTGCTTTCCGCCAAATAAAAGAAAACCCGCAAATTGCGGGTTTTTTCATACTTAAATTTTATGCGCGTTTAGCTTTACGATAGTTTGATGCATAAGATTGAACAACACGTTTTGGAATATTGTGCTCTGTAATCAAAGCTTCAACAGTAGAACGTGCAACTTCTTTATTATCCATATCGATTAAATCAAATGCCGCATAACAAATTGATTTAGAAGATACTGTTTTAGTTTCAGTCGATTTAACTGGGATTTTAACAATTTCTTCATCAATAGCAGTGAGAATGATTTCACGCGCTTGTTTATTATTAACTTTTAATTCAGGGTTCATGCTTTTAGCGATTTGAACCAATTGTGTAACACTAAGATGTTTAAGAATATCTTGACGTACAACAATTTCAGCGCCATTATCTGCAACTGGTGCAGTAGATACATAAGAAACTTCGAAGTTTGCAGTCATTACTAAAAATAAGTTTTTCATTTCAATTTACTCATGTTGTGTTGGTATGAGTGTATTATGGCTCAGTTCAACCGACTTGTAAACCCTTTATTGAAAAATAATTGAATTATTTTTCGGTTACAAAAGTTTACATTTGATATATGTACGCTTTTAATTTTTTGCTTATATAATAGCACCAATGAATGAATAAATGTATTGTGAGATAATCATGAACAAATTACTTTTAGCTATTTCAATCGCATCTTTAAGCTTAGTTGGATGTAGTACACATAAAGAAGCTACAGTAGCTCCTACTGTTAACGAAATGCAATATGGTGTAAAAAATCTTCAAGAGCATACAACTGTTAATACAAATTTTTCTCTTGAAACTGAAGCCGAATATAAAGCCGCAGAATTATATGGTTCAATTGCATTTAAAGCTATTGCCGTATGTAATTCTAAATTTGAAAACTTACTGAAAAATATTGATATGTCTAGTGATTATGGTGCAACTGTATTACAAGAGTATCAAGTTAAAGTTGGAAAATGTGTTGATGAAACATTAAAACCTTATCCGATTATTCCTGAAAAAGATCGAGTTCAATTGCCACGTGAAAATGTAGGTCTCGAATTAAATGAGTCTGAGATTGCAGGGTTTAATGATGTCGATGATTTTGAAAACGAATTACCTGCTATTGCCGGCGAAGATAAATCATATAGAGATGATCCTGCATTTCAAAAAGCGTTACCAGCATGTGCTGCAGCAAATATTGAAATTAAAAATGACAAAGAGTTTGTTGAAGCTGTAGACTTTTGCGCATTAAAGGCGATGTAATTATGGATGTAAATGTATTAGGTTATATTATAGGTTGTTTTGTAGGCCTATCTTTAATAATTGAAGGTTTGTATATTTTTTGTACGCAGTCGACATATAAATTTAAACCGATACCATTTATTATAGGTTGTACGTGTTTATGTTTAAGCTTATCGGGATTATGGAATGGTTATTAAAACATCAATATCACCAAGTGATTGGTGGAAAATTTCAAATCTTTTAAAAGTACCAGGAGTATCTTTTAAAATTGTATTTGATGATACTCACGAACAAGCGAATGAAATTGTTTCGGCACAGGTTACAGTTAAAAATACTGATATTGAATTTGTCGTAGATGGGTTCAAAATCTATAGATGGTATATTAAAGAAGTTATTGCTGAATATAACTGTCAATTTAACATTGAATTAGGTGAACAGACTATTTTTAATATGCCTAAGAGTTTTGATAAAGAATCAATGAAATCAATTGCATATGGTCGATACTTAGTAAAATATATAAATTTGCGCGATCTAAAAGTATCTATAGGTATTTTAGAACATCATGGTACTATTAGTTCATTGAGTGGTATGTTCTTATTTGACATTCAGCGCGATTATCGTATGCTGTCATTAATGGAGATAACCTAATGAAATTATTTGTAGCAATACATTTAGTTACCGAATCAACAGATCATTACAACTATCTCATTCCATATTTTGATAATAATGTAAGCACTGTAATTAATGTAATAAAAGAACTTGGCACAGAACTTGGTTGCGTGAGTACTTTTTGGGTAACAGGGGAAGATAATGCGGATGTAGATGAAATAAAAGAACTTTTATCTGAAGCAATCGCAATTCAATCAGAAATAAACCATCAAGAATGGTTGGCATCATTGGGAGAATGATATGGTAGCATGTATTTTAATTTCAGCTTTTGTACTTTTATTATGTCTTTGCGCTTGGTCATATTTTGACTCAAATCGAAGTACAACTCGACTTGCCCAGTATTGGCTTAAAATCCAAGAGGATTCGCCTCAAAGTTCAATTCGATATGAATTTGATATGGTAGGCTTATTTTTGGCTATTTCTCGAGAAGCCTTGCATAATCGTTTTGGGTTTGCGTATGTTAAACAAAATGAAATGTGGCGCATTATTAATAGTAATGGCAAAGACGTTACAGATCAGGTTAAATCTAAATATCGAACTGAAGTTTTACGCTATATTAAGAAAAACGGATACGCTCGTATGAAATAAGACCATTCCACTTTATAAATACTATTATTAAGGTTTTGTAAAGTGGAAAGATGTTTTATTACACATACAAGATCACTAACAACGTTAATGGTCATTTTTATATCGGGGCTCATAAAACATCCAATTTAGATGATGGTTATATGGGCTCAGGTACAATTATTAAACAGGCAATTAAAAAATATGGTATTCATAATTTCACAAAAGAAATTATAAAATATCACGATACCCAAGACGCAATGTATGAACACGAAAAGGAGTTAGTCGATGCCGATTTGGTCTCAAATCCGAACTCATATAATATTAAATTAGGTGGCCTTGGTGGGTTCGATTATGTAAATGCTACCAATTCAACTGAATTAATTCGTGAACGTAATATTAAAGCGTCACAAGCTCTTCAAGAGAAACTGCAAGACCCAGAATTTTATAAATTCTGGCATACTCGTATGATGGAAGGGCGCCGAAAGGCAAAAGAAAAAAAGGGAACAAATTAGTTCCCTTTTTTATTATGGTGTGATACAATATTTAACCCTATATTGTATTAAATACATTTAACCTATCATTAAGAAGGATGCGCATAGCGTAAATGAAACAAGCTCAAACGAGCAGGAGATTCCTATGAAGTATTTTAAGTATTTTTTACTAATGTTAGCATTAGCAATTTCGCCCATGTTGCATGCGGCTAAACCAGATTTTAGCCCACAACAAATTAAAAATATGCAAAAGGCATATCATTATGGTCATTCAAAACCATTAAAATTTAACGGTTCACGAGTTGATTTTGGGTACATCATGGCCGCAGTTATGTGGCAAGAGACCAGCGCGGGAATCAACTGCGGAACAGGCAAACATGCTGCCGGTCAATATCAAAACTTGGTCACGACAGTAAAGTCTAGAATGGCTAAAGATGGAGTAAATAAATCTCGTGCTCAAATCACGAAAGAACTCCAAAATCATAATACCTCGGCCCATTGGGCAAGAGTAGAAATGCAGTATTGGTTAAAAACACACAATGGCAATTTAGAAAAGGCTTTAGCGTCTTATAATGCAGGCTGGGCTACGCACAAAGGTGCGGGTTATTCCCGTAGTGTAATCAAGAAAGCAAATTATCTTAAAGACAACAACATTTTAAAGGTTGAATAATGAAACTTATCAACATAATTGCAGTGTTCTGCATGATTATTTCAATGCCTGTGTATGCTCAAAATACGGCATCGGATAAACAAACATCAAAAGCTGCAAGTATGGTTTGTTCGATTGATAAAGAATGTTCAGATCTGGTCTCAATTCAATTAGATGGGATGTATTATCTCGGTTTAAATGAAAGAGACCCGGCTTCAATCGGAACATTAATTAATCGGAAAGCTAAAACATTACAAACTTTCTGTGAACATGCAGAAGACAGAAAAATTTGTGATACTTATAGAAACCAATTAATGTTAAAATACATTACAGGACTTTTAGACAGATGAAAATAAAGGCTGTTTTACTTAGCCTACTTTTCTTAGTAAGCCCAGGCGTTTTTGCCTGGGAACAATTAACCCCATCATTATATGCAATATATGGCACAAAAATAGATCAGTCTAAGCCAACAGCCGTATTAATGCCCTTTGCTGAAATTGTATATGATAGAGATAGTGATAACTTTGGTATATCATTTATCAATTCAAAGGGAGTTAGACAAGTAGTACGTTACGGTATTTTTAATATGCGTACATGTGGTATTAATACCACCGGGGCTATTTCAGGTACTTCACTTATAGACATCCCATCTAGGGATCAGATGGACAATCTATTCATAGATTGTAAACGTCCAATGTTTTTTCGAGTTTGGGACACTGCAAATGAGCATGTTACATATAAATTTGAAAATGCAGGGCCATTGCCAGAGCAAAAATAATGAAAAAAATTACATTATCACTTGTTGTAATAACAGCAATTGGAATTGGGATTTATAACATTCCTACAATAAAAACAAAAACATATGAACGCGAAGTGGATTCTTTAGCGTTTTCTTATAGGGTATACAACTCACAGCTTTGCCCAAATCGTAAAATTTTACGGGGCATTAGATCAGATTATGAATCTACTGTTGACCGCAATAATGTTGTAAAATTAGCATGGATTTATAATAATTTTGATCAAAGATTTATGAGTACATGCTTGCAGTTGAACCCTCATAGAGGAGAGTATCAATGAAATCTATTTTATTATTGTGTGCATTTATACTATGTCTAATGTCTTCTGCAGCACAAGCAAACGACAAAGAGTTTAATAACTTTGTCGAAGGTGCCCTAGAAGTTTATTCGCAATTTAAAAAGCCTAGCAAAGCAGAATCAGAACGTTTCTATTCTTTTTTGCAAGCAAAATGGTCTTCTAACGAATGTACCCAAAATTGTTCGGTAGCTGGATATAACACAGGTAAACAATACGTAAAGGAGAAAAATGTTGAAATTAAACCTAAAAAGAGTGTACAAATAATTAAAACTTCATTATAATATTCTTACTTTATAGTGATGAGTAATTTATTATGAACGGCTGGGGCCCAAATGATGGTGTTTTTGAAACTAATCAAGCCACTATTAATGATGCAGTAGATTGGGCACGTCTTGAACTAGAGTTGGCATCGAAAAGAGAATCAAATGAATTATGCGAAGATTGTGACGCGGTGATTCCATTGGGTAGACGACTCGCCGTAAAAGGTGTACAATATTGTATAAATTGTCAAGCCGTTTATGATAAACAAGTGTTATCATATGTTAATAGACGCGGATGTAAAGATTCGCAATTGAGGTAATTATTATGAATATTAGTAAAACATCATGGCATTATTCGCTTATTAAAACATTTTTGCCTTCATTTAAGCCTGTGCCGGAAAATTTATGCCCATATATCCGTGCATTAACATGGCGATTGCTGGTTATTATAGCATTAATTATATTTGGTGTGTTTATATGTTCAGCAGTAGGTTTAGGCATGGCTGCAGGTCTTGAACAAAAATATGCATTAAATTTATTTTTTGATCAATCTCAACATATTAATCATTGGGGCTGGTATCCAGTTTTAGCGGTTTTGGGTGCCTTAGGCATTGCGTTTGCTTGTGCTGCCGCTTTAGGAATTGTATGCGGTATGTTTTTAGTATTACATATTATTCATAAATGGTGGCTAAATAAAGGTAGTGCTTCTATTACAGATACAATTAAACAATCTGATAATATTGTAATTAAGTATTTGCATGCAAAGCACTCTAAAATTTGTCCAAAAATTACATTTAAGGATTAAAATGTCTGAGTTACCAATAATTGATCTAAAACACACCAATTATTATTGGGTAGAAGGTGAGCGAGTGCAATTTCGTGCTGAAGTTGAAATGGACTCATTTTTTAAAGTACCTGTTGCGAAATTTATTTGGCCAGATAAAACAATTAAAACTGTTAAATCTAGACCATTTACGGGTGAATTAGTGTTTAGTGATGAATTGCCATTCCGTGTTGAATACTCTTCAGGTGTTTGGCGAGCTAATATTCGTATTTCAATTTAATTAAAAAGAGGAAATTTATTTTCCTCTTTTTTCATTTATAGGGTGTACATTTAATATAATTTACAGTATCATGTTTTTGTGTTTTTAATGAGTAAGATAATATGCGTTTAATTATGAAGACTGTGTTTGGTTCTGCTTTATATGGGACACAAACACCTGAAAGTGATACAGATATCAAAGGTATTTTTATTCCAGGTGCTCGAGACTTGATCTTAGGTAATCCTGTTGAACATTATTTAAATAATACCGCAGGCGATAATGTTAAAAATACTGCAAATGATGTTGACGAAGAAATGTATTCTTTAAAACAGTTTATTGCAATGGCGGTTAAAGGTGAAACAATTGCATTAGATATGTTGCATTCTAATACACAACATATTATTGATTATGACTATATGGAACCATGGGATTTCATTTATAATAATCGTCATCGTTTCTATACTACTGATATGAAAGCGTATTTGGGCTATGTTAAAAAGCAAGCATCAAAATATGGTATTAAAGGCACTCGTATGGCAGCACTGCGAGAAGTATGGGAAATTGTATCAAAAGAAGAAGTTGGATATGATCGACCTTCGCCGTATGGTTGGAAGTCTTTTACATTAGATCGTGTAATTGATAAACTTCCGCAAAATGAATATTGCTTTACAGTAACAAATGAAGATACAGGTCAAGTATTTTATGAAGTATTAGGTGCAAAGCATCAATTAACAGTATCACTTGCATCATTTGTATCTGCAATTAAAAAGCAATGGGAAAAATATGGCGCACGTGCGCGTCAAGCTGAATTAAATCAAGGTGTTGATTGGAAATCTATGCATCATGCGATTCGAGGTGGATTCCAGTTGCAAGAAATATACAAAACTGGCGATTTACAATATCCATTAAAAGATGCAAAATTACTTTTAGACATTAAACTCGGTAAATTGAGTTTCAAAGAAGTATCTGAAATTTTAGAAGATACAATTTCAGATGTTGATCGTTTAGCAATTGAAGCATCTAAAAATGGTATGCCCGCAGAAGTTGACACCAAATTTTGGGATAAATTTATTGAAGACGTATATCTTGAACAAATTAAATTGGAGTATAAATTGAAATGAGTAAATTTAAAGAAAATCAAACTGTATTTGTATGGCGCAAATGTCGATTCGGTAAAATCAAATCGATTCGTTATAATGGATCGGTTCAAACTCTTTGGATTGATTTAGGTAAGCATCAAGGTGAAGCCCCTTGTACTCGATTGAAAACAGATTTATATTTTCAATTGCCACGTACATATCCAAATTATGCACCACCAAAATACACTGCAATTACTAAATTAAGTTCAATGATAAATTGGTTAGGTTTAGTTGCTGCATTATTAATTATTGTTGGATTAGGGACAATGTAATGGTAAAAATATACGTAAATATTTAACTTTTTATCGCCCAGGCAGTTTACATTGCCTGGGCTTTTCTGTATAATAACTACATCAAATGAACAAACACTGAGTAAATTATCATGGCAACAGTTACTATTACAAACGGCATCTTACGTGGCAAATATGTTTCAGGCACGTATGAAGTTGTTAATAATTGGTATCCTGAAACAAAACCACATTACGCAAAAGGCGATGTTAAGTTTTTTGTTGAAATCGATGGTAAAGTGCAAGGTGTTTGGGTTGATTTAGGTAATTTTGAATTAAGCGAACAAATTCAGTTTAACAAAATTTATCAAGCAGTTAATGCTGAACCTGTTGCTCGTATGACAAATACTTTCAAAGCAGTTGCAGCACCTACTCCTGTTGCACCATCAGAAACTGCTGAAGAAATGCGTGCTCGTATTAATAAGCGTTTTTCAGTTATGGATATGATGACTAAAGGCATTATTAATAAATCAATTCGCTCATTGATTATTTCTGGTGCGCCTGGAATTGGTAAAACATTTACATTAAATCGCGATTTACAAGCTGCTGATGATGCGGGTGAAATTGAATATACTATTTTAAATGGTAAAATGTCTCCAATTGGGTTATATTGCAAGTTATTTGAATGCGCTTCTTCAAATTCTGTATTAGTTCTTGATGATGTTGATGTATTTTCTTCAGAAGACGCTTTAAATCTTCTTAAAGCAGCGTTGGATACTTCTGAAACTCGTAAAGTATGTTGGTCTACTGCTTCATCTTACCTTAAAGATGAAGGAATTCCACTTGAGTTTGAATTTGAAGGTACAATTGTGTTTATTTCAAATGTTGATTTTGATCGTGAATTGTCTCGTGGAAGCAAGTTGGCTCCACATTTAGATGCTCTTATTTCACGTTCAGTTTATCTTGATTTAGGTGTTCATACAAACGAAGAAATTATGGTCCGTGTTGAAGACGTAATTTTAAATACTGATATGATGTTTAAAGCAGGATTACTTGAATCTGAAACTTTAGAAATTTTAGAGTGGATGAAATCCAATATTTCTCGCTTACGTAATGTTAGTTTACGTACAGCATTATATCTTGCAAGTTTTGTTAAAACTGATGAACATAATTGGAAAGAAATTGCAGAAGTAACACAATTACGTTAACACATTATTGGAATTTCATGATATAATTTCATGAAATTCCAAATGAGGAAATCAATATGAGTTTAATAAATCGAGTACTGGCGTACGAATATGCTATTAAAGAAGCAGTAACAAATGCAATTTTGGCAGAATTTGGGTATCCAAATGATGTAGAAATTCATTATACACAAAATTATATGTGTACAGAATTCGTACGAGGTTATGAATCGATTTGTAGAATTAAAATTGAAATTACCTCAAAGGGTTTAAAAGTTAATATTCGTTCAAATTATCCAAAAATTATCGAGGCTATTCAAAATGTCATTACGCACTGAACCTAAAAACTTTGAAGAAATGTATGCTTGGGGAATGATTAGCGCTAAAGTATACACTGAAAATAAACATCGCCCAAATGCAATGGAATATGTTCGTCAAAATGCATTAACATATGATTACTTTACATTTAGTAAACCACATTTGGATGAATATTTTACAGAAAATAAAATTGACATTATGGAAATGGACGAGAAGTTTTTTATTCATTATGTGATGAAATTGGCACAAGGCAAGATTAATCCAAATGTTGTATCATCATATTATAAAGAAAGACAATCTTCTACTTAAACTATTGGAGAGTTAAATGAATCATTTTGTTGTGTTTTTAAAGGATTACGAGCATCACAAAAATATTGTTTGTATTTTACCCGAAGCAAGTGAAGCTATTGCTCTGTGTAAAACACTAAATGCAAAATGTGAAGAAGCGATGCATCCTCTTGATTTTGATGAAATTATGTATTTCGCAGAAGAGAATAGCCTCAATTTAACTCGTTCTATGATTGCTGAAGTTAGTCGTTGCGGTTCACACTTTACGTATGAAGCTGTTAAGTATAAATGGTCTATTGATTACGCACCATTTGGAACATCTTGGGATGATACTGCATTTGATGCATGTTCATCCGATATGATGAACTATTTTGACTATAATTATGATTATGATCCTGAAGACGATTTAGACCCTGAAACAGGTATTGAGCTTTGGATTGATACAAAACATGTTTCATATCATAAGCTTAAGACTCTTAGTCAGAGTAATACGGTTTACCGTTGGTTCGACCCAGAGTTTGCACATATTGATGTTGCATTGGCTGCAGCTTGGTATGATCCTATTCATCGTCATTGCAATTGGGAAGGGTACCGTCGTGCGAAAAATAATGTTGTTCGTTTGATTAGAAAACATTCAAAAGGCGGTGTACATATTAGTAAGATTTGCCGTAAAATACGAAACAACGTCAAGTATAGAAAGTGTAATACTTTCCGTACGTGTGCAAATAATTACCTTGAAGCGATGGAGAACTGGATTCCTTCAGAAGGCTTCGGCACATTCGGCAATCTTGATGATTATGTAGTTATTGATAATATTTTGTATAGTCGTAAAGATGCTGCAAAATATGTGGGCTACAAGTACAAGGAACATCGTAGCAAATTTAATGGTAAAACTCTAATTGAGTATGAGGAAATTTAAATGAGTCGTCAACAATATTCTGCCAAGCAGTTTCAAGAACACATTAATTTTTTAAAGAAGCGTACAACATTCTTAACTGATGTATTCAAAGAATTTACCTTTGGTCGCATAAATGATCTTCAACTTCGATATAAATTAGATGGCCAAATGGATGATTATGCATCAATTAGTATTCTTGATGGCAAATATCGTTACGTATTTGGCTATAAAAAGAAAGGAGAAACTCGTTATACACAAGACTCGCATATGAGTGTAGGGTTAATGGTACCAGATTTTATTGTTGAAGAAGCAGAAATAGATGAAATCAAAAAATGGTATGAACATGAAGCAAAGCAACAAATTGCTCGACGTTCAGCTCGCAAACTGTCTGAATTGTTATCACCATTACGCACTATGGACCCAGAAGCTCGTAGTAAAATGTTAGATTCTATTACAGATGAGGCCTTTGAATCTCGTGATAATTTAATGGAGTTTTGTAATAAATTTTATGGAGTTGATCCAAAATGAGCTTAGTTGGCAAATATATAATTGTCAAATATGACACTGAAGTTATTATCGATCATACATTTAAAGTTATTGCGGATGAAGGTGCAATGGTGATGGTAGAAACTTCATCTAAAGTGCCAAGACGATATATGAAGCATACTATACTCCAGGTTTTTGATGCACCTGAAGATGCAGAACCTTTACTTGCATTACACAAGCGTTATATGAAATGGCATAAAAAGATGATTAAGAAAAATCGTCGTATGCGAAAAGCAATTTTATCATTAGCACAGGACTTTTACAAATGAAACATACACATGAATATCTAATCACAGGCGATACAAACGACGCGGATTATATCAATACAACTATTGATTATACTCCTGGAGATACTGAAGTTTTTATCAAAGCCAGCGAATATTCTTTTGCTAATGTACCAGGAGTTGTAGATAAAACTTTTGAAGAATTTATGGCCGCTCTTATTGTTGCATTGCAAATGCCTAAAGTAGATACATTACACAATTGGGGTCGTGATGAATATGATGATCGCGATGAAGCATATAAAACAGTACGTTGGACGGCTTTGGCTTTATATGGCATCGATCTTGAAAGTGATGAAGCGTATGAAGAATACGGTGACGATATCTTAGAAGAAATTCGTGATACGATTTATGAATGTATTGCAGATAATGTGCCATACGGTGAATTCGGTATTCATACAATTATATCAATTGAAAGTCGACCAAAATCATCTAAAACTGTTTTATTTAAAAAACCAGAATATTGGGATTGGCAAAAATTTAAAGACAATCATAATAAAGTTGAATATGTGTTGCAGTGGCCAACCAGAGGGTCATGGCATCAACGTACAGTTTATCAATACCGCCAGTGTCGTATTAAAAATATTTTATTAGTATGGAACTCGGCAAAAAATGAATGGCATGACACACGTTTTGCTAATATTGATGTTGCAGTAGCTGCAGGTGCGTCAATTCTTATAGATTTGACTGAAAAGTAAACAAACAATTAATGGAAAGTTGATATTAAGTCGCTTTCCATTAAAAAGCGTGTATAATAAAACCGAAGGTTGGCCCATTGGTTTGTCTCTTTAGGCCGGGATAGATATAGGGGCTTCGCCCCTCGTCCGTAGGACGGAAATAATTGTTTTGAGGATTTAAAAATGCTACACATACGTAAAGAGCTTGAGAACAAACTTACAACTATTATTAAAGATGTTATCACTCAATTAAATGGACCTATCAAACGAGATGCAAAAAGTTATACTCCGTTATCACATACTGTTAAAAGCCAGTACATTGTATACTTGACTAATGCTATAACTCGATTTGGTGAGCCTTCTGCACCAATTGTTCCAGAAATTGAACGTCTTATTAGAAGTGTTATTAATTTAGAACGCGATATTCACTTAAACAATCTTAATGTTATTGTTAAACGTATTATTCGTTCTCGTTGGTTTGCAGATAAAGTAGTACGTGCTCGTTTAAATGCATTTGCTAAAAATGTTACACCTTTATCTAAGCAAAAATCTATTATTCTAAATGGTTTAGCTCATACACATTGGTGGTCTAATGATACAAATCCAGCTGATGTTTTAAATGATTTGTTCTTAGAAAATATGCCGCGACTTGTACCAATGGAAGCACGTTGGTCTCGAGCAAATTCTCGTGATGTAGAAGGCGCACATTATATTTCAAAAAGTTCGTCAGGCCGATGTATTCGTGCATCATATGACATGAAAATTTATATTGAAAAACAACTTAGTGGCGTAAGATTGCGTTTTGTTTATTCATGTGATTCAAATCGTTCTGCATTTCGATCACATGATTATCGTACTGTACAACATCGATCGACAGAATATCAACGCCGTTGGTTAATATTCTTAAATATGTGTCCAAATTTATCTGCCACGGCAGTTGGCGAAAATTATTTAGATGTTATTTTTAAATCGTCATCTAAGGTAAATGATATGATTGTATCAAATGTAACTATTCCACCATTAGGTACAGGTATCGATATTTTTAAAAATCCATACGATAGAATTAGTCCAAATATTGTTCAACCATTAGTACAGCCTAGTGCAGGCCGTATCACTACTAGTACAATTGAGGCTCGATCACCTCTTGACTTGCTCAAGTCGTTGGATGACCAACTTGAAGAACGTATTAAAGATATGAAATCAAAACATGATTCTTTAATGCGATCGCATAAAGACTATGTGGAAAAAGCAAAAGAAGCAAATTCAAGGGCAACACTTCTTTTGGGTGATATTCAAGCACTTGAATCAGCTTTGTCTATTTTACGACGTCCTAATAGTAAATAATTATTTGCTTTGATGTAAATTATGATAATATAGTTTACATCAACTTAACAATGGAACATAATGATGTATCAAATTTATGGGTATCTACCTGAAATTCAAAAGTGTATTAATTGCGACAGCGCTAAGCGTCTTTGCACAGCAAAGAAAAAAGAATTTGAATTTATTTCAATTGCAGATTCAGTAAATGAACATGGTCCAGTTTTTAATGCACAATTTCATGGTATGTTAGCAAAATTAGGTCGTACTAGTCCAGCTGGATTAAGTCTTCCTGTTGTATTTGTCGATGGTGAACATATCGGCGGATTCAATGAACTTCGTGCTCATATTGCTCGTAAGTAATTTTAAATTAATTGAATAAATTAGGATCATGACATGACTACTTCATACTTAAACAATGTAAAATTCGAAATCGGCACTCGTTTTGTATTCACTGAATTGGGGTTATCTGAAATTCGTCGGCTCCAAAAAGAAAATCCTATTATCGGATTAGGCCTTTTTGAAGTTGTAGATGTTCGTGATTGTTTAGCCGAAGATGAACATACTGAACTACTTGATGAAACACTAGGTTGCACTGCAATTAAGCATGTTGAAAGCGGTGAGGTTATTCGTATTGAATCATCCGATCCTGATTTCTGGGCCTTCTTTACTGAGCATACGCCGGAAAATTTCATTATTCGTAAGGAGTAATAAATGGCAAAACCTAAAATTGGTGATATAGTTCTCATTAATAAACAGTATTTTGAACACAATGTTTTAATTTCACAATATTTTCCTGAATTAAAACCTGGAGTGCCTTATACAATTAAAAGTATTGCAATTTTAATTGATGATATATGGGGTATTGATAAGTTAGAAAATACTGAAACTGGTGAAATTGTTGATATTTCAACAGTGGATGAGTTAAAAGATTATTGGTGCCTATTAGATGCTGATGATTCATATCGTATAATCCCACAACAATAAATTAATAAATACCCATATCAGTTGATATGGGTATTTTTGTATGTTGTTAGTGGGTAAAAAGTTTATCGAAGAGAAACATCGTTTATATAAAGAACAAAATGGCGTTTGTTGCATTTGTGGTAATGAATTAAATCCTGACGTTACCTCTAATCATTTGGACCATGATCATTCATTAGAGGGGCCAAATGCAGGTAAAGTACGTGGCTTGCTGTGCTGTTTATGTAATGGATTAGATGGTCAATTATTGCACAAGTTTAATTCAAGTGGTTTAGTAGCTAAAGGTGCAGATTTAAATACCTGGGTGACAAATTGGCTATCGTATCAATTTAGAGATTTATCAAATGCCAATATACATCCGGTATATGTTAATGATAAAGCTAAAGCATTTAAGTATTTGAATAAGCCGGAAATGATTGCTGAACTTGAATCAATTAATGCGGTTATTCCAGCTAAAGCAACAAAGGCCCAATTATGTTCATTATATAAAAAGGCATTACGTAATTATCTTAAAGGTACAGTTAAATGAAAATTGAAATATATGGAATTGATGAACCGAATTATAGATGTGCAGGATGTGAACAAGTTAAAAAGATGTGCGAAGAAGCTGGTCACAAATATAAGTTTAATAGAATTATTGTAATGAAAGATGGAGTTCCCGCTAAAGACGATGATATTCTTCATGAATTAAAACAACGTATAGAAGTTGGAATATTAAAACTACCATATATTTTTATTGATAATAATTATGTGACATTTTCAGAATTTAAAGATTTAATTGATTATTAAAGGACCATTCTGGTCCTTTTTATTTGCATAAAATTTATTCGTGATATAATAAGAAATTATATGTGGAGAATGATATGAAAGTTTATACAGATAAATTGGCGCACAAGCCAAATGGCTCATATGGTCTATACGGTACTCGTTTGACCACAAAAGGGTTTTGGATTTTTAAGAAAACAGTAACTGAACAATACAAATTGGGTTCAGTTACTTTAGTTGGTAAACCTGGAAATCGTTGTTTATGGTTACATGCCCCGTCCGGTGAATGTATTTTTCAAGCTAGCATTGATATTTGTAATAATATAATCGATATTGAAAGTATGAGAGTATCATCTAAGCCAGATGGAGATCCATCGTGGGGTCCTCTTGACCAAGAAGATTATCTTAAAGCGTATAGACAATTACGAGATATTTTATGTGCAACAGATTATATCCAATAAATATTTTTATGCTTCATTTGAAATGTAAAGTATAATATACTTTAAGGAGATTGATATTATGTCTAAATCAGAAGGTCGCAATGATTATGTCGACAACAAGAAACTTTATGAAGCTATTTGTACGTGGAAAGCGAAATGCGAAGAAGCTGGTGAAGTTGTAAAACAGAGTGATGAAATTGGTCGAGCTATACTATTAATTTCACACGGTTTATCAAAGTATTTTAAGTTTTCCGGATATACTCCTGCGTGGAAGGAGGAAATGATTGGTGATGGCATCGAAGCTGCAATTAAAGGCTTAATTAATTTTGATACCAATCGTTTTAGTAATCCACATGCATATATTACAATGGTTTGTTTTAATGCCTTCGTTCAACGTATTAAAAAAGAACGAAAACAAACGGCTGTAAAATATAGTTATTTCATCCATAACGTGTATGATTCTCGTGATCCTGAAATGACATCTATTGCAGATGAAAATTTTATCCAGGATATTTACGATAAGATGACACAATACGAAGCATCCGCAAAAGCAAAACCTAAAGATACAGAAGCAGATGAGGATGTGAATGTTCTAGAATTTCTTTATGGCAGAACGGACACTTGATATAACTCATTTATTAAATGAAGATTGCGACTCGTGCGCAAAAGATGATATTAATATACTTTTTGAATTCAATCCTGATTGGGACTATTCTTTTAATGTTCATGACTCAGGATTATCTTTAACTGTTAAGGAATAAATTATGCAAGCCATCAATATTGAGCAACAATTAATTGAAGCAGAAGGCCGAGAGACTGATGAAGATGAAACGTTATCTATTGATGACTTATTAGAAAATAAATTTGATACCGATGAAATTCAACGACGTATCGAACGTGAAGCGGGTCAGCAAGCAGAAAAAAGTTTACGTAAAAATAAGCGCGAAATTGAACGATTAAAAAATCATGCACAAAAATGTCTATTAACCGATAACTTTGAAGGTTATGGATATGCAATTAATAAGTTGCGTGAATTTTATCGTCGTCCAAAAGCAAGCAGAACTGAACTAATTGTCATGTATGATGATAGTCGACAAACATTGTTTAATATTGTAAAAATTGCACAAAAACAACAATGATAAATTTAAGGACCCATTAAGGGTCCTTTTTATTTGCCTTTTTATTTTAAGTGATATAATTGTATTATCTTTAATCGAGGTCTTGACATGAAAATTCTGAAATTGGGTGATTTACACATTGGTGTAAAACAAGATGACCCTTGGGTGCAAAATATACAATTGCAAGGTATCCGACAAGCAATTGAAATTTCAAAGAAATTTAATATTAAAAAGTGGATCCAGGCTGGCGATTGGTTTGACGTACGTAAAGCAATTACTCATAAAACTATGGAATTTAACCGCTTAATTTGTGAAGAAATTCGAAATGCTGGAATTCATGTTGATGTTATTGTTGGTAACCACGATGCAACCTTTAAGAACAAATTAACGCCGAATGCCTGTGATGAATTATTATCACAATTTTCAAACTTTACAGTGTATAATAAAGCAACAACTGTTGAATATGATGGTGTTGCAATAGATCTGGTACCCTGGATTTGTGATGAAAATAAAGATGAGATTATGACGTTTATTGCAAATTCAAAGTCTTTATATAATATTGGTCACTATGAACTTAATGGATTCTTATTTTATAAAGGTCTTAAATCGCATGGTATTGAACCTGATTTTTTAGCCAAATATAAACTTGTTGAATCTGGTCATTTTCATACACAATCTGAAGGTAAAAATATTAGATTTATTGGAACACCTTGGACTTTAACAGCAGGCGATGAAAATGATGTGCGAGGGTTTTGGATTTTTGATACCGAAACACATGAAAATACTTTTATTGCAAATAATACAATGTGGCATCGTAAGATTACATATCCATGTTCAATTAACCCTGAAATGTATCGTAATTTATCTGTGCGGGTATTCATTACTAAAGTTGATGATAATTTAGCAAAACTTGAAACTGATTTAGAAGCTGTTGCACATGAAGTTAAGCTAGTTTCACGTATTGATACCGATGCAGTTTTAGATATTGATACTAGTACGACAGAAGAAGTTAAACCTTTAATTGATATTATTGGTGATTATATTGATGCCTTGCCCGATTTAACACCAGAAGATGTTAATGAAGTTAAAACTATGACCACCAACTTATATTTGGAAGCAACGCGATGAATTTAAAAAATATTATCTTGATCAAAGAAAAGCCTAAGTCTAAACATGTAATGTTTAAATTAGCGGATGAATATCCTGCTCGATTTATTATTGAATATACAGTTCGTATGAAATATGGGAAAGTTGGTGATTTAAAAATCACATGCCCAAGCACTGGCCGAATTGCATACCTTAAACCACACCAAGTTGAAGCCTCTATTGAAGCTGCGATGGAAGATAATAATTATGTGGAAGTTCATCCTCATGAGTGGTAAGAAGTTTCCACCTATAGACTTTTGGCTAACGGCTTTATTGCCGTTAGCTAGTTTAGCTTTGGGCTTTTTTATTGGAGGTAAAATCTTTGGCTAATGTATTATTTTTAGGCGATCTGCACGCTGGTCATAATGCTATCGCAAAATATCGCACTCAATTTCGGGATGAACAAGACCATTTTGAACATGTTGAATCTGAATATCATAAACGTGTAACTAAACGAGATGTGTGTTACTTTACCGGAGATGCCGTCTTTACACTAGAACGTGCTCGTCAAGTGGCTAAGTGGCCTGGTCAAAAAATTCTTATTTGTGGCAATCATGATACAGATAGATTGTCTATGAAAGAACTTTGCGAAACTTTTGATAGTGTATATGCTTTGAAGAAGTATAAAGAGTTTTGGCTTTCTCATGCTCCAATGCATCCGGCTGAATTGCGGGGCAAGTTTAATATCCATGGACACGTGCATAACCAAAATATTAAAGATAGCAATTACTTTAATACATCTTTAGAAAATATTGGGTTTAAGCCAATTTCGCTTTTTGAAATTCGTGAGATAATGAAAAAGCGAGAGCACCACTATCAAGAGTATGGCTATTACAATGTAGATTGGGATATTGTGAAATGAAAATTTTTAAGTTGAAAAATATCAAGTATCAAAATATTATGTCGGTTGGAAACGACCCAATTGAAATTAAACTTGATGCTTGCCATAAGACGCTTATCACAGGTCGTAATGGTGGCGGCAAGTCAACTATGCTTGAAGCTATTACCTTTGCTCTATTTGGCAGACCTTTCCGAGATGTTAAAAAAGGTCAATTAATTAATTCTATTAATAAAAAGAATATGTTGGTAGAATTAATTATGGAATATGATAACCATGAGTATCTTGTACGCCGTGGTCAAAAACCGACTGTATTTGAAGTGTTAAAAGATGGCTTACCTCTTGATGCTGCAGCATCGGTCAAAGATTTCCAAACTGAATTTGAAGAAATGATCGGCATGAATTATGTCTCATATAAACAAGTTGTAGTTTTAGGTACAGCCGGTTATACACCATTTATGGGATTAAAAGCTGCAGAACGCCGTAAACTTGTTGAAGACTTATTGGAAGTATCAGTTCTAGCAGATATGGATAAGATGAACAAAGATGCTATCAAAGCAATCAATGTGGAATTGTCAAAAATCGAGCTTCAACTTGGTCATATCAATACACAAATTAAAACTCTTCAGGAAGCAGATGATCGTCAGAAAAAGCTATCTGGTGACAACTTAACTCGCCTAGAGACGATGAAATCTGATGCAATGACAGAAATTGAAAAGATCAAAGCTGAAAATCAGTCTTTAAATGATAAAATTCTTTCTGTAAATGCTGGCGAAGACCCGTCAGAAGAAAGTCATAACTCACATCGAGCCGTAGTGCAGATTGAAGGTGAGTTTAATCAAACGGTCCGTGTATTATCACTTTATCAGAAAGGTGGTGCTTGCCCAACATGTTTACAACAACTTTCTGATGCTTCTTTAGTTAGTAAAATTGAAGACTCTAAAGATTCATTGCATGCAGAACTTGAACGTCTTAAAAAAGTTCATACTGAAGTGCATAATCGTAAAGTTGCATATTTAAATGCTAAAGAAGAAATTCGTCAATATGAAAATAAAATTGCGACTAATAGACAATTGGCCATTCAGCATGTTGATCGTATTAAAAAAATTAATGCAGCTTTAGATGAAGCTAAAAAGGAATTTGTTAGCAATAAAGATAGTATTGATCGTCTTAAAGGTGAATATACTCAATTTGTTGAAACTAAGTCCAATTTAGTGGTTGAAAAACACCGTCGATCTTTAATAGTTGAAATGTTAAAAGATAGCGGTGTAAAAGGTTCTATTATTGAAAAATACCTACCTTTGTTTAATAAACAAATCAACTATTATCTTTCATTGTTAGAAGCCGATTATTCATTTACGCTAAATTCAGAGTTTAGTGAAACTATACGTTCACGTGGCCGCGAGGACTTTTCGTATGCTTCATTCTCACAAGGCGAAAAAGGGCGTATTGACTTAGCTTTAATGTTTACATGGAGAGATATTGCCGAAAAAATTTCAGGCATTAAAATTTCATGTTTATTCTTGGATGAAGTATTTGATTCATGTCTTGATGCACAAGGTTCAAAAAATATTACAACGGTATTGAATAATATGCCGGATGCAAATATTTTTATTATTTCACATCGAGACCACAATCCTCAAGATTATGGCCAACATTTGCAAATGAAAAAAGTTGGTCGATTTACTGTAATGGAGTCATAAAATGAGTTTAACACCAGAATGTAAAGAAGTCTTAGATGATCTGTTATACTGTCTAGATGGGGCAATTGCAGATTTTAATGATCGTAATTTAGGTGATTACGATAAGTGGATGCATAAAGTTCGTCAGCACTGGGAACTTTTTATAGAATGTCATCCTGATGATCAATCTCCATATGAATATATTCGGGACTTAAATTTAATTCGCTTAATGTAAGAGAGGTGTATAATGAGTGTATTCAGTGATTTAGAAACATATCCTGAATTTAAAACATGGACACTAATTAACTTATTCACAGGTGAAGAGCGTTTAGTTACGGACGCAATGCTTGAACAAGCTTTTACTGATGAATCCGAATTAATGAAAATTAAATCGGGTCGTAGTAAAGCATGGTCTTTGATTGAAAATTTTAATGACCTAACAGCTTCAAATGCTTCACAAATTTTGTATTAAAATAGATGTAACGAAACAAGGTAATCTTATTATGATCTTTAAAGAAATTACGGTAAATGACTTGCAACCTAAACGTACTGCAGCAAATACAACGAATGACGCCGTAGGTCAATCTGCTGATAATCGTATTCGAAAAGCATGGTCATTGCAAATGCCGGATGAAGTAAAAGCCAAATTTGCACATTTTCCTGGTGATGTAAAACGACAATTATATAAATCATTTGACCAGGAGACTAATGAAATTTGGGTTGAACTTTTGGCAAATGCAAATAAAGAAGCTGAAGCGGCTGGTGCTAAAGAAATTCGTGTTGGCGGTTTTAAACGTTTATCAGATGAATTCTGTAAAAATCCAGATGAATTATTGATTCAAGCTGCCCAAATGTTTATTACGCGTTTCGCACAACGTGATGTAAAATAATTTAACTTAATTGATTTGAAAGGTGTAATGAATGAAATTTTCTAAAGGTCTAATCGCAACTCTTAAAAACTTTGCAACTATTAATACTGGCATTAACTTAACAGCCGGCACATTTATTATGACTCGTGCTGCAAATGGTGCAACATACGGTGAAGTAAATCTTCAACCTGAAGACACTATTGATTTTGATGTTGCCATTTATGATTTAAATGCATTTTTAAGTATTTTATCTTTATCTGGCGAAGATTCGGAAGTGTCTGTTAAAGGTGCGGATATTATCATTAAAGGTAAACGTTCTGAAATTATTTGGCCATCGTGTGACCCATCGGCAATTGTGTATCCTAAAAAACCAATTCAATTCCCACCGGCCGAAGTTGAATTTGAGTTGCCTGCCGAAGAATATAATCAGGTTATGAAAATTGCACGTGGTCTTGGCGCTGATACAGTAGCGATTACAAATAAGTCTGGATTGGTCGTTATTAATGCATTCAACAAAACAATTGATCCAAATCTTGAAAAACCGCTTTCAACTTTTGAAGTTTCGGACTATGATGGTTCACGTGATTTTAATTTTGTGATTAATTTAACAAATCTAAAATTACAGTCTGATACTTATAAAGTTCAATTGTGGGCAAAAGATCATTTATTTGCAGCCCGTTTTGAAGGTACTGCTGCAAATTATGTAATCGCTGTTGAAGATGAATCATCACACAACTTTTAATAATTGAGGCCTTCGGGCCTCACCTGATCGGAGTAAAATAGTATGTTAACAGTTAATGAACGCGAGCACATGTTTGAACTTAAATATCGTCCAGGTTCAATTGAAGAGTGTATTTTACCTGCCGCGGATAAAGAAATTTTTCGTGGTCTAGTTAAGAAAAAGCGTTTACCTCATTTAGTATTACAATCAAATTCTCCTGGTACTGGTAAAACTACAGTTGCGAATGCATTGTGTAATGATGTCGATGCTGAATATATGTTTGTGAACGGATCTGGTGTTGGTATTGATTTTATTAAAAATGAATTAACTCGTTTTGCAACATCAAAATCATTAGAAGGTAAACAAAAAGTTATTATTCTTGATGAGTTTGACCGTGCACAACTTGGCGAGGCACAACGTTACTTGCGTTCATTTATGGAATCGTATGGCAAATCATGTTCATTGATTATTACAGCAAATAATCTTGATGGTATTCTTGAAGCTATTCGTTCACGTTCGCGCGTTATTAAATTTGGTCAACCGACTGCAGAAGATTCGGTTCAAATGATGCGTGAAATGATTCAACGTTCAATGGAAATTTGTAAAAACGAAGGTATTGTTGTTGAAGAGCCTAAAGTATTGGCCGCATTAGTTAAAAAGAATTTCCCTGACTTCCGATCAACAATTGTTGCATTAGATCATTACTCAACTAATGGCAAAATTGATGCGGGTATCTTGTCTATTGTTATGGAAACTCGTGGGTCTATTGATGATGTTCTTACAGCAATTCAAAACAAAGACTTTGCTCAACTTAGAGCATTAGCTGCAAAGTATGCACCTGATTATTCAAACTTTATTGAAAAATTGGCAAACGAATTATATACTCGTGTTAACAAAGTTTCAATTTTACGAATGTATGAAATCATTGGTGAAAATAATCAAATGAAAGGGCTTTGTGCAAATTTGGAAATTCACCTGGTGTATATGTTTATCCAATTACTTAAAGAAATGCAATTTAACTAATGCTTTGCCGGTCATATATGTTATAATGACCGGTGTATAATTGGAGTGATAAAATGAGTATGATTTGTTTATTTGATGAGGATGAAGTTCAACTTAATCCTCATGAAGTTGCTTGGATGAATAAAGATTGGGATGCAGTTAAAAAACTTGCTGACGAATTTAAAGAAAAGCCAGAAGCCGATTTGTTTAAAATCTTAAATAATATCAATCAAAATAAACGTGAAATGTCTGTAATGCATATGGACTATTCAAAGTTTATGATTGACAACATGTTAAGTCGACACATTGAATGTATGCCTGCTGTGTATATGTCCAATATGGTATTACAAGGTCTTAGTGATCAACATCATCATAATTATTTGACAATGTTGATTCCAAAAGGTCGTAGATTTAGCAAAACTGTAAAGCTGGATGAGAGTTTTAAAGACAAATATATTATTCAGCTTTTAATGAAATATTATAAAGTTAATGCAAATACGGCTTATGACTATCGAAAATTACTTGAGCATAAAGGTAAATTAACTGAAGTATTACGTGATGCTAAAGCATTAGCGACAGAAGACTTTTTAAAGTCAATTACCAAAAATCCCAAAGAACTTAAAGAGTTGAAACTACTATGATGATCCCTATTAAACTTGTACAATCTGAAAACTTTTTGAAAGTAAAAGAAACCTTAACCCGTATGGGTATTGCAAATCAACGTGATAAAGTTTTATATCAATCATGTCATATCTTGAAAAAACAAGACCCTGCAACAGGTGAACCTAAATTTTATATTGTTCACTTTAAAGATATGATGCGCTTGGATGGTAAAGTAGTTAATATTAGTGATGAAGATGTTCAGCGTACTGTTTCTATTGCTAAGACACTTGAAACATGGGGACTTCTTGAGGTTGAATTTGCACCACCTGAAATTGAAGTTACCAATAATTTTCGTGTTATTAAAGCTGCACAGAAAGCCGAGTGGGCTCTTAAATCAAAATATGTTGTAGGTGCATAAATGAGCAATAATTTAATTGAACTCATATTCTCTGTTATTATCGTCTGTGTTATTGTTGTAGTAGGCGTAACATACAATACAGTGAGTGGCTATATTAAATGTAACAGTTATGAATCTATTACAGGTCGTACCACAAAATATTCATTAATTAGCGGGTGTTTTGTAAAAACAGATAATGGATTTGTACCTCAAGAAGAAATGACAAAAACAGCTGTTGTCCAAGGCGACAAGTAATAAAAGGGGAAAGTTGCTTTCCCCTTTTTTATTTTATAATTAGTATATCTTGATGAGGATTAAAATATGAGTAATACTTTTTATCTAGTAGTAGAACAATCCGGTGATTTAATTCAGGAACGTTATATTGAAGATGGTATTGAAAAACGTCGTGAAGTTGCATATGAACCAACATTGTTTATTCATGCAAAAGAAGGTACTGTAACTAAGCATAAAGACATTTATGGTAAACCGTGTTTACCAAAAGAATTTACATCTATTCGTGCAGCAAAAGAATGGGCCCAAAAGACTCGTGGTATTGTTGAAATTTTAGGCATGGACGATTTTAAACTAGCCTATATTTCTGACACATATAATTCAGATATCACATATGACCGCAAAGCGATTCGTGTTGCCAATTGTGACATTGAGGTAACAGCACCTGAGTTCCCTGAGCCTGCATTTGCAAAATACGAAATTGATGCTATTACGCATTATGATTCGATAGATGATAAGTATTATGTATTTGATTTATTAAATTCTAGCGATGGGCGTGTTGAACCCTGGGATCGTATTAAAGCAGCTTTGCCTGAGTCTGAAGGTGGTGATGAAGTCCCACAACATATTTTAGATAAAGTAATATACTTCGCATTTGATACTGAACATGAAATGTTGCAAGAATATGTTCGTCTTTGGGAAGAAAAACCTCCTGTTATTTTTACAGGATGGAATATTGAAGGATTTGATATCCCGTACTTATTAAATCGTATTAAGAACGTACTCGGCGTTTCTTATATGAAAAAAATGAGTCCATTTGGTCGTATTACATCTAAGACAATTACAAATATGTATGGTGACGCTGAAATTTTTAGTATTTCAGGTGTTCAAATTTTAGATTATATTGATCTTTATAAAAAGTTCTCATTTACTACTCAGCCTACATATAAACTTGATTATATTGCAGAGTATGAAGCAAAAATCAATAAATTGGCATATGATGGTCCAATTAATAAATTACGAAGTACAAATCATCAGCGTTATATTTCATATAACATTGTAGACGTATACTGTGTACAAGCTATTGATATGAAGCGTGGATTTATTAATCTATCTATTTCGATGGGTTATTATGCTAAAATGAATATTCAAGGTGTAATGAGTCCAGTAAAAACCTGGGATGCGATTATTTTTAACTCATTGAAACCTGATCATTTGGTGTTACCGGAAACCAAATCTAATGTACGACAACCATATGCAGGTGCATTTGTTAAAGAACCAAAACCTGGGGCATATAAGTATGTTGTATCATTTGACGTAACATCACTTTACCCATCGATTATTCGACAAGTTAATATTAGTCCAGAAACAATTGCTGGCCAATTTGCACCGGCACCTTTAGCAGACTATATTGGACGAATTGCTAAGAAACCTTCTGATCGTTATTCATGTTCACCGAGTGGCATGATGTATGATAAGACCAAACAAGGTGTGATTCCACGTGAAACAGCTAAAGTTTTCTTCCAACGTAAAGAATGGAAGAAGAAAATGAAGACTGCAGAACGTAATGCAGAAATAATTAAAAAATTAATTAAATAAAGGGTTCCATTATCACAAGGATGTGATATAATGATCACATCAAGCAAACAAGGTAAATGAAATGAAAGTATTAAATCAATGTAAAGCAGTTGTAGATGCTCGCGCAACACGTTCGCTTGACGGTAAAATTACTTTGGGTGAAGTATCTGTTTTATTTGCAAATGATTCAGTTAAATTTGTTGTACCCGAATATATTCGCGAATCAAATTTAAATGAAATCCAACAAATGGAACGTATTATCCATAATTACATTGGTGTTGATGTAACAACATTAAACTTAGCGGCCTTAGCAGATGAACTTGAGCCAATCGCAACTAAATTAGTTATTGCTTAATCTTTTAAAGTATTTGAGGAAAATGTTATGAAAACCAATTTTATTGAATTTGATGCTGGCGTAATTTCACATAACTCACAAGTTCAAAGTGTTAATGTATATCCATACTTATGCATAATTCGTGACGGTAATGCATTATTAGATTGTGATGATATGTTTATAAACCAGTTTGCTGATGATGTTCGTAAAGATATTCGCGATGCAATTTTAGAATTGGCTAAAACATTAAGTCATAAAGCAATTACAGTACCTTTGTTACATGAAATTTTTGATGGTTTTGTAAAAATTCAATCAGAATTACGTGCAAAACATCCTCGTTACGATATGGTGGTTAAACGTTATGAAATCTAGTCAAACAAATGAAGTGTTTGAGCGTTTAGAAACACATTTGTTTATTATTCAAGAGAAGCCACAAGGCTTCTCTGTTAATTGGCAACCCGCAATTTTAAAAGCCTTAAATTTGCCAAGGCCGAAAACATATTTTAATACTGTGGATCAAGTTCGTAAAAATATTGAAACGACATTAAACGCTCGTTGTACACATAATTCAACAGTTGAACATGTTCATACTATGGCAATGCAATCATATCAATCTGATTTACGAATTACACCAACACTACATATATTAAATTATTTGGTAGGAGTAATATAATGTCTGATATTTTATTTCAAATTAAAAATGCATGGGAAGATGCTGAAGGATTTAGCGAAAAAGCACCTCTGGCTTGGCGTGTTTTATTTGGATTATTGTTTTGTATCCCATTATTATATCTGGCCGGGTTTTTATGTGGTTGCGTAATGTTTAAAAACCCATTTGAAGCAGGGTCTCAAACTGTAAACGCAATGTTCTAAATATATAAGTGGTCAAATTACTGGCCACTTATATATGGAATATTTAATGACAACTTTAGATCAATTTATATGCGACGAAGCTCGTAAACAAATCTCTCAATATGAGAAGACATTTGAAGCAATTCTAAATGATGTTATTAATAATTTAATGGATCAAATACGTAAAAATCCGTTTTCAACGGATTTTACAGTACATCTTGTTAAAAAAGAAAAATGGGAACCCAAATTAGATCACGTTGTTCATTATGATGCAGACCCGAATAAACTTTTATTTTATTTGGCCCATGAAGGCCTAAGTAAAATTTCAGCCAATGCATCATTAAGAAACAGTATAACTGTTGATAAGGTAATTCGCATTGTTTTGAATAATAGGATGTTATCAATTTAACTAAAGAAGGCTTTAAGCCTTCTTTTTATTTTTGAGGTACTTATGACTAAATCTCAACATGATAATTTTATTAAGCGTTTAGAACAACATGTGTATGATTACACGTACGCAGATTACTCTGATACATATTCAAGCGGTGATTATTCTGATGACATGAATATTGCTAAACTAAAAATCAATGAACTAATTGAAGTTGCAAAGATTTTATTCATTGATTTACCTGATGAAGTTGTAGGCTACATTGGTTTAACTTATACCATTAACCCACGAGATTATGATTAAGGCGCTTATTTTTATATTAATTGTATAATAATTTAAACCCTTATATTGGAGTATGATATGGTTCTTGACTTTAGCCGGGACTTTACAGAAGAAGAAATTGCATATTTGCAGACACTTTCGCAAGAAGAACTTATTGCGTTAGAAGACCAATGCGAAGACTATATTACATTATGTGACACGAATCAGATTAACCGTAAATTATTGATTAACTCACTTTATGGTGCGTTAGGTAATATTTGGTTCCGTTTTTATGATCTTCGAAATGCAGAAGCTATTACTATTTTTGGTCAACTTGTATTACAATGGACCGAACGAAAGATTAACACATATTTGAATGAGATGTGTGGTACTACAAATCATGCATATGTCATTTATGGCGATACTGATTCATTATATCTTGAACTATCACCATTGATTGAAAAGGTTGGGTTGGACCGATTTACAACAACTGAACAACTTGTAGATTTCTTGGATGCTGTTGCATCTAAAAAGATCGAACCTGTTATTAATGCAGGCTTTGCTGAAATGTGCGAATACTTAAACAATTATGAACAATTAATGTTTATGGACCGCGAAGCAATTGCATGCCCACCATTAGGTTCTGACGGTATTGGTGCATTCTGGACCGCGAAGAAACGTTATGCATTAAATGTATACGACATGGAAGGCGTGCGTTTTAAAGAACCATATTTAAAAATCATGGGACTGGAAACACAAAAATCATCTACACCAAAAGCGGTTAAAGATGCATTATATGAAGCTGTTCGTCGTATGTTACAAGAAGGTGAATCATCTTTACAAGAATATTATAAGGAATTTGATGCAGAATTCCGTAAATTGGATTATAAGGTGGTTGCTAAAGTATCAGCAGCAAACAATATTGCAAAATATGACGATAAAGGATTCCCTGGATTAAAATGTCCTGGTCATATTCGTGGTGTACTTGCATATAAACGAGCAATTAAAAAATTCCAAGGTCTTCCTGATATTATGGAAGGCGAAAAAGTTATGGTTATCCCACTCAAACAGGGTAATCCATTTGGTGAAAAAGTTATGGCTTGGCCGTCTGGTAATGATTTACCAAAAGAAATTCGAGATGATGTTTTACGTCATATTGATACGGCAGAAATGTTTGCGAAATCATTCAAAAAACCTCTAGAGGCAATGAGTGACGCAGCAGGGCTTAAATTTGAAAAGCGGGCATCGCTTGAAGATATTTTTGGATTCTAATTATGGCAAATCAAGAAACATGTGTTCATGATTTTAACTACAATTCGGTCTTGTTGAGTAATCCTCCGCAAGTCCGTTGTCGAAAATGTAGAACTACTATGATTGTATCGGATGCTCAGGTTTATGATGCAAAGCGTCGAGCAAAAGAGTTTGATTCTATTAACAAGCCTAAACGAGAACCTCCCGATTTAGGCCCGATATGGTTAACATCCGTATTAAGTAGATTAAAAGATGGTTCTACTCCAACGCAAGCTTTTAATACGGCGGATAAAATTTGTGAAGAGTATAAAATACGATTCATAGAAAAAAGTTGAAATAAATTATCCAGGACTATGTACATAGCCCTGGATTTTTAGTAATATTATATTCAAGATACAAATTTGAGAATTTTATTATGGCAATTTTTAAAAATCTATATACTCCGCCTCAAGTTATTCTTCGATTAAAAACTGAATGGTCGCCTGAAGGCATTGATCATACAATTTATATACCAAAGAATGCAAAATGGCTTGCAATCGACAAGGATGGTTCAATCGCAGTGTTTAGTTCCGATGAACCAATTAAAGATAAAACTTGTTGGGATGCATACCAAGGATATATGGACGTTGCAAAAATTGATAATGTACTTCTTGAAAATTGGGAAAACTATCGTTGGGAAGTATATCCCGATGCAAATAATATCCGTATCATCCATGTAGATGCTCGGGAGAAAAAATTATGAGTCTTATTTTAGCAGCATTAGTTGGGTTATTTTTATCATTTTTTCCAACTGTTATGGTAGTGTATTATAAACGGTCAACAGGCATAATTTTAACAAGTCTTATTTTAAATTTACTTGGCTTTGTTACAATGGGTCTTACCACAATTATTGCATTTATTGTTTCTGCAATTTCAATTGGCCTTGCTAATACATTAAAATCAATCGCATTTGCTATATTTTTAATGTTTTTAGTTTTCATCATTGGTGCCGGTGAACTTGCTGTAATTGCAAGTATGATTGGAGTAATCTAATGAAAAATCTTATTTTAATTTTGAGTGTATGCACATTAACTTCAGTAAATGCTGCTGTGCCTGGTTGTTATAATTGGGATACAAAATGCATTGAAAAAGAATATCAACGTCAACAAGCTCTTGATGACGATATTGCAAGTCATCGCAAGTGGATGCAAAGTCAAATTAATGTGGCTGTTGAAAAGCAACGCGAAGTTGATAAAATCATTCGAAACCAACCGAAAGCCGGTGCTCGTGAATTAATTGCAGAAGCATGTAGACAAATTTCAATTCAAGAAGCACAATTACGATTTGGTTATATCAAATCATCTTTTTACGCGTCATCTTATGGCGCATGTTTAAAATTTAATGGAATTTCTTATGACTAACCCACTTGATGTAATTACTAAAGAAACTCTTGATAGTCTTCCGAATGTAGGATATTATAATATGAGTGTTGATAACCACGCCCCGAATATTAATGTAACAAAAAGTGAAGTATGGTATCGAGATACATATAATATCAATAATTTACCAGATGGCCGTGATTATATTGCACCCGAACGCATTGTTTGCGCTGCGAATCAATATGAAGATCACAATGGTAAAAAGATTGTTATTGCTGGTGTTCGTCATGCCTGTGGTGTTATGCATAGTTCATTTGTAGGTCATAATAGCGGTGAAGATATTTTATATCGTAGCACTGAAGTACAAGGCTTTTTGACAAATAAACATCGATTTGTTGATCGACAAGAAGCATGGAAAATTGCCGTCGAACAAAAACAAATTGTATGTCGTGTGGGTGGTGACACATCTAAAGGTGGAACTCTTTATAGTGAGAACTTATACTAATGGATATCCGAGCGACTGTTACTAAGCAAATTCAAGATAAAAATCATGAAATCCTGGATTTATGTTTTAAATTACAACGTCAAGGAATTGATTGTTTTTATCAATACTATCCGCACATTCAGCAAGCCGACTTACGCATTTATTCAAATGGATGGAAACCTGCTTGCACTGGACCAGATATAATTATTGATCATATTGAAACGGTAGTACCAGGGAAAGCAACAGATGAGCTTCTTGAAAGTGAAGTTGATTTGAAAAGTTTATTTCAACGTCTCGATAAATGTATTGAAACTTTAAAGGGTCTTCTTAAATGTTAATTAATATCGGATATATACTCGTACTCGGCATAATTTTATCATTAGTTTCTTATGCCTCATTTTCTGCATTAGATACACGTGAAAATGAAAAGGTTTTTACAGATTTAATGTGGGGTATAGGTGAAGAGTATAAACGTAAGCTTTGGTATAAGAAAGCCGCTTATATATCATTAGGTGTTACAATAACATTATCCATTCAATTTATAATTATTTTGAGTATTTTATTATGATCGACTTACACGCACATATACAGGCATTAACTATTGCCGATACAGAGAATTTGCAAAAAATAGCTGCAGCTTTAGTTGAATCCAATGAAAAGATTTTACAAGATAAAATTACTGCAGATATTTCACGAAATCAATGGGTTTCAATTGAGGCTCCGTCTATAGAATTACCACCGGATTTACTTCGCCGCGCTTTTACATATATTCGAGACAACTATGTAAAAACAGGAAAAACCCAAATGCAAATTGAGTTTGTTAATACGGACCAACAATTTGCACGTAGCCGGGAACCAAGCATTAAATTTTATATTGAACGAAAGGACCGTTTAATATGATTGATTTTAAAAATGTTTTAAAGGGTTTGCCAGACAAATCTATAACTATTGAAAGTGCTGAAAAAGTTTTAAATAATGCCGAACACCAAGTATTGAATTTAATTCAGTTGCACCCTGAGCTATCATATTGGGGTGTAAATTGGCCGGAGAAATACCGACCTAAATCTGAAGTAAAAGAAATGTATAACTTAATTAAAAAACATTTTGTTAAGTTAAATAAAACACAACTGGATGTAATTTTTCATGATGAATTTGATCACCCAGTGGTATATGAAAAAGCTTATATTCAGTTTTCAATTAAAAGGACAAATAAATGAGCACAGATTCAGAAATTGTAACAGAAACGCATACATATACTCCGGGTGATAACTTATTCAATCAATCATTTGATATCATCAAAGATGCCATGAAAGATGTTAAGCATGAAATGGTTATCACCCTTGAAGACGATACACATCATATCGTTTATATTCATGGGTGCGATGTTGATGTCTCAGGTCGTATTTCTTTAGACTTTAGTACGCCTTCTACGGATCGCAAAGATGAATTAGGAAAACATGTTGAAGCTGCTTTAACTCAGTTGGCCTTAAATGAGCCTGCACCAAATCCACGGCGCGTTAAAAAATCATTCTTCTTTTAAAAAGACCTTCGGGTCTTTTTGCTTTTTATAAGGGTATGATATAATTTTTATATTAATTGAGGTGCCATTATGATTGATGTAATTTTGGGCCAACTGATATCCAACCAGGAATATTTTGGTCGGGTATGGCCATATATGAAAGACGAGTACTTTGAAAAAGGTCCCGCTCGTACTATTTTTAATTCTATTAAAAAACATGTTGATGCTTATAATGGGGTTCCAAGCAAAGTAGCTCTTGATATTGCAATAGGTAATTCTCAACTGCCCGAAACTGAATATAAGGGTGCAATGGAATTATTAAATCGTTTGAAACTTGAAAAAGAATCTAATGATTGGCTAGTACCTGAAACAGAGCAATATGTTAAAAATGTTGCAATGTATAATGCAACCACTCGCATTGTCCAAATTCAATTAAATGCGGAAAAGCCAAAAGAAAAACGAGATAAGTATTTACCTGATGTTGGTGCAATTCCAGACATTATGAAAGAAGCCTTATCTATTTGTTTTGACTCATCAATCGGTCATTCTTGGATGGATGATTACGAAGCCCGATGGCTTTCATATCAAAATAAAACCCGTAAAGTACCATTTAAACTTAATAAGTTAAATGTTATTACAAAAGGTGGTGTTGAAACCGGTACTTTGAATATTTTACTTGCGGGTGTAAACGTTGGTAAATCATTGGGTCTGTGTTCTCTTGCAGCCGATTATTTACAAATGGGTAAAAATGTTTTATACATTTCCATGGAAATGGCTGAAGAAGTTGTAGCAAAACGTATTGATGCCAACTTACTAGATGTTACAATGGATGACCTGGATGAAGGTCATGTATCTTATGCAGAATATAAAGGTAAAATGGAACGTTGGAGAAAATCCAATGTACTTGGCCAACTTTATATTAAGCAATATCCAATCGGTGGTGCGCACGCTTTAACATTTAAGGCATTATTAAATGAATTGAAGTTAAAGAAGGGGTTTAAACCTGATATTATTGTTGTCGATTACTTAGGTATTTGTGCATCTTCTCGCATTAAAGTGTTTAGTGAAAACTCATATACTTTAGTAAAAGCAATTGCAGAAGAGCTTCGGGCTTTAGCAGTTGAAGAGGAAGTGCCAATTTGGACCGCGGCACAAACAACACGTGGTGGGTGGGATAACTCTGATATTACAATGGGAGATATTGCAGAATCTGCGGGCTTGAGTCACACAGCCGATTTTATTTTAGCTGTTATTGAAACCGAAGATTTAGCAGCACAAGGTATTCAACTTATGAAACAAATCAAATCCCGATACGGTGATAAGATGGTTAATAATAAGTTTAACTTGTGTGTTAAGAAAGGTAATCAGCGTTGGCATGAAGAAGATGGTCCAAGTGCTCCAATTATTCCAAGTGAAGAAGAAATTATTCAAGCATGTATCGGTGCAGCAGATCAAGTACCTGTTACACAAGAATCTATTGAATTACACAAATCTGTCGAAATGGATAAAGTACATCGTGTTGCAGCAGCTTCACGAAGTGAATTAGATGCATTGGCAGAATCTTTAACCTTTTAAATTTGCTTTGGTTATTACTTATGTTAGAATGAGTAATAACCAATTGAGGATTATGAAATGACATATGATGAACAGCAAAAAGAACTTAAACGCTTAAAAGATGCAATTAATTCAGCCGTTTTAGAAGCCGAAGTTTTTGCAGATAAACATAAGCTTACTTTTTATATTTCGGGCCCTGCATACGGCATGGGTGGTACATATGACCATGAAACTGGTGAATGGTCCGCATCTTCGGAGAATTGTTAATGCCTAAAAAACATGTGGGTGCATCTATTCTCGAGCGTGATTTACAAAATCAGCTTGAAGAAATAAAGATTAAATCAAGTCGGCGTAAAGTTGTATTGATTAAAGAAATTCTTGCTCATATCCAAGAACAGGCACAACTAATCGAAGATATGATTTATGAAGATGATCATCTTCGTACACATAATGGTGACTTGGCAGAATTAGATTTTGAAGTTACCGATGAATACGGTCGTAAAACTATTACATGGTATGCAAGCAATGACTAGAACTTTTTGTGAACCCGAACAGGTCCGTGATGACCGAGCAATTTTTGCAAACATCGCATGCAAATTACTTTATCAAAAATATAATAGTGCACTAACTAGTGTATCATTTCAAACTGAACTTCGTATATTACGTATGTATTTTGAAGAGTATGTACGCAACATTTATGAAATTATTCATGATGAAATTCCATTATTTGCATACGCCGACTATTTAAAATACGGATTTGATAGTATGGCATGGGATGACGAAGATCAAATGACTGAAGCCAAATGGAAACAAATTCTTTTTGATAATTGTAAAAAATTCTATGAATAATAGTGTACATCCTGATTATTTTAATTTAGAATAATCAGGTAGTTTAGAGGAAATTATTATGATGACGAATGATCAAGTACAACTTATTATTGAAGCCCGCCGCAATATTAAAAAGGTAATGCATTCAATGAGACCAGGTCCAGGTATGGATTCTGTTGCATTGGAAGATCGTGCCTTTTATGAAGAATTTAATCGTATTCAACAAGATTTAAAACATGTTGTAAATATGAATTCATACGATCGCAACGTGTATGGTGCATTAGGCTCATTAGGTTCATTGGCAAAACCATATCGAGGTGAAAAATGAGACCCCTTTTAATTGGTTCTGCAGCACTTGCATACCATCTTGATAAAATGGAAATTGTTCATAATATTGTACCTAAAGATTATGATCTTATTGTGCAAGATGAATATGACGCAAAAGGTATCAGTAGTGTAATTCAAGAAAATGCAATTGAAACAACTCCTTTAGTTAGTATAACTTCTAAAAAGTTTAATACTCATACTAAAGCATTTAAATGTGATGGAGTAATTTTTGAAATTACGCATCCTCTTGATTATACTGATGATACCAGTACATCAAATTTATTATTGCTTTCTTCTTATTGGAAAGAATACACAACTATTAACGGAGTAATTTGTAAAGTTGCACCATTAGATGTATTGTTTATGTTGAAATGGTCTCATCGTTATCTTAAAAATTCACCTCATTTCAGAAAGACAATGGTGACTATTCGCAATTTGCAAAGAATCGGTGCAAAAGTTTATGACGAAGAATGGTTAAAGTTACGTGAAAAAGAAACTTATGATTATTCGCATCCTAAATTAAATGTGAGTAAATCGGATTTCTTTAATTCAAATTTTGCGTATGTGTATGATCACGATTCTATTCATAATGCTGTTAAAGTTTTAGATAGACCGGCATATATGTATTATATGGAATATAACCAAGAAGTTAAAAGTTCAAGAGAGAAATTTTTTGCACAACCTCTGGAAATTCAATTATTAGGTGTGTTAGAAGAAGCATATGTTCTTGCGATTGAACGTGTATTAATTCCAAATAATTTTAAAGTTAAACCTCGTCAAGCCTTTGATATGGCTCTAGAAAAAGTTTGTACTTCAATAACAAGTGGATGGTTTAGACAATTCGCTTGGGAAAATTATGAATTGGTATCACGCATGTATGATGGAATTTATGTCGATAAATTTATTCTTGCGCGTGATTCAGATAAACTTATTATGCATATGGACGATCAGTTATGACTATGCCTGAATATATACAAAAAATGACTTCAACAGAGTACATTGAATACCTTCAGCATCATGATCCGGCACGTTTGGATTATTTTGTTAAATATTTGCCGGTTGCAATTCGTAAAATTAATGTCATCTTAGACAATTTAGATGAATTGCAAAATACCAATCATCATGTTGTAGTATTGGGTGAAAGTCGTTTAGTAATTAAACCTAAAGAAGATGGGTTATGTTATGCGGCCGATATTACATTTGGTACATTAAAATATAAATTAATATCAGAATGGCCCGAATATAATCCAGAATATAGTCCGGTTTATCCAGTGGGCGGGCAAAATGAATATGGCACCCGACCACAAGATGAACTAAACTTGTGGTTAAACCCTCGCCGCATTAGCCTGGCACGTTATATGAAAACGTCATTGGAAAATGTTTTGAACACAATTGATACTTTACGTAAAAAAGGATAAAATATGAGCGCATTAGTTAGACTTTTTGCATTTATTGTTTATATTGCCGGTATTGTTATTGCCAAAGGTTTTTGGTGGACATTAGGTGCAATTTTACTTCCTCCTATAGGATGGTATTTAATTATTGAACAATTGTTAACCAAATACAATATTTTTGGTTAAAAATAAGAACCAGGGTTATGTACATAACCCTGGTTTTTTAGTATTATAGGTTATATCAATTAATGATGAGTAAATTAAAATGTATGACAAAATACCATTAGGTACAAAAGTTTTGTACCGCGGAGAAGTTTATATTTTACAATCCATTGAAAAATATGATGGTTCATATACACGATATCGCGCAAAAACAATGCGAAATACAGAAATTAGTTTATACGGTATTGATTGTATAACAGTTGCCGAAATGGAAGCCCTTAAAACACAATTAGTATCTTTAGTTCAAGTTAAAGATATTTTACAAGAATGTTCTGCACGACACGATAAAAAATCATATCGTGTTTATATTAAAAGTTTAGAAAATACTGTATCATTATCCCGTGGTATTTGTGGTGCAGTTCCTTTGCACCGATTAGCTTTAGCCAAACAAACTCGTGACGCTTTTGATGGCTGGAATTGTCATTATGGTCAACTTGCGTATCCAATTGGCGGTAAAAGAGAATTTGATCATGAATCAAGACGTGGTACAATATGGCTTAATAACGCTCGTTGGAACGCAGTTGATTTTCTAATCTCGGAATGTGACCGTATAATCCGTTTGATTACATTTACAAAATTTAAGTGAGTAATTTAATATGAATATTTTTCTTTTTGATGTGAATCCATCTTTCAATGCACAAGCACATTGTGATAAACACGTTGTTAAAATGTGTGTCGAATATTGCCAAATTCTTTCTACGGTATGTCGTTTAAATGGAATTGAAAGCGAAACTTTATATAAAGCAACACATAAAAATCATCCAAGCGTACTTTGGGTTATGGAATCTCGCCAAAATTTTGAATACTTATTAAATTTGGTTATTGAATTATTTGCCGAATACACGCATCGTTATGGAAAAGTACATGCAAGTTCGCGTTTAATTCCTGAACTTATTGATTCAATCGAACGTATTCCTGTGGGTAAAAATAAATTAACTGAATTTGTAGCAGTTATGCCAGGCAAAATTCATTATCAAAATGCAGTTAAACACTATCGTAGCTTATATTCAAATGAGAAAGCACATCTTGCGAAGTGGTCTAAACGTAATCCACCAAAATGGTTTAAATGATTAAAAAATATTCAAAAGGTTATGTACAAGCATAACCTTTTTTATTATAATGACTACATCAAATGCAATAAAGCATTTAAATGAGGAAATTAAAATGTTAAACCAACGCCAAGTATTAAGCCAGTTAAACAAAGTATGTCCTAAAGAAACTGTGTATGTGATTGATTCAAATCAAAAACGTTGTGCTCTTAGAGATACAGCAGGTAAATTAGTGCGTATGATTTCTGCAGGTGTAATTTATAATGCTGATATGGCAATTGACGATATTACTCAAAATGCTATTACAAATCGTTTAGAAGAAATCAAAACTGAACTTAAAAACATGGGCGGTATGGTTAACTATGAAACAAATAATAATACTAGCTTAGAATTTTTTAATTCACGAGGTAAAGCTAGCTTTGAAGTAAGTGTAATGCGTCATAATGTAGATTTTGATGATCATACAAATATGAAACAAGTATACTTTGAAATTCATGTAATGAAATAAAATTGAGGAAATTAAAATGATTAAGCACAAAATTTCACCGATTGTTACACAACAATATCCAGGTTCACTATGGGTAATTAATGGCGGTTCAATGCGTCAAATTACATTGGAACATACCGATGACAAGTATGTTGTTAAAATCAAGTATAAAGATATTACTTTACTTGTTCAAACACGCACAGGCGATGTAACATTTATTACATGGGAAAATGAATATTGGAATAACAATATTGAAGGAGCGGTATCTGATTTATGTGCAGTTTTAACCGGTTCAAATCTTAGCTTTGGGTGATTAAAAATGAAATGTATTCTTAAATTAAACGGTCCAACAAAACTTAAATTCCCATTATTGGCTAGACGTCGTATGCACCCTAATTCTAGTCATTGTATTACAGTTTTGTTTACATCAGCCCAAGAGGGCACAGTTGTACAAGCTGATGCTAAGACATTTGAACCCTCTTTTCAAATTGGGTATCATTCTAAAACCTGGCCGTCTGTTCAGGGTTGGGATATCTGTCCTGCTGGAACAACAATTCAATTAATCGCGGATGAATAAAAATGAAATACGTACTTCTTTTATTACCTATCTTATTCACAGGGTGTTTAAAACAGGTTGAAACGCCTTTATGCGAAATTGGTGATTCAAATCGCGTATTAGTTAAAAACAACATTGTCAATCGGGCTCAAATTCGTGAAGACTTTAAAATGTGTATGAAAGGTAATTCAAATCGAGATGTTACATATAACGATACAAATGAACTTGCAAAAACATGTCGCTCATTAGCATTCACTATGAATGGTGGTGTTGATGTTACAGGCCAAGAAAGTTATTATGCAAATATTGAACAATCTTTATATAAATGCGGAGAATTGAAAAATGCAAATTAAAAAATACGTATCGTCAGAATGTGATCAATCAATTACTATTCATGGTAAAGGTGAAGTTCAAGTGCATAGTGCGTTCTTAAATGATGTTAATGGTACGCCAATCACTGCAATGGGGTTTATAATTAAAGATGGAGTACCTCAAGAACCTGTTTATCATGCAAAAGGGTGTAAAAAGTGGTGTACTTAATTAACCAAGCTGGTGTATAATAAACTCATCAACTAATTAAGGTAACAATCATGGTCAATTTATTTCCTGCTGAAGTTAAAGTGTTTTATCACGGCTCTTCAAGTGCGTGTGGAATTGAAAACATGTTGTTACCTCCTATTGTATCTGATACTTTATCAGAAAAAGGTCGTAATAAAAATCTTGATCGCGTGTTCTTTACTGCTGATCTTGGTTTGGCTAAAGTTTATGCCGGACGTGCATGTAATCAATTTGGCGGTGAACCAAAGATTTATCGCGTAGTATGTCCTGTTGATATGGTTTGTATGAATGATACTAAAGGCGCTTCTGTTTATCACGCGTCATGGGCATTCTGCTATCCAATATAAATATGTATAATAAATTAAAAGGTATACATATATGTCAGGCGGGATTTATAAAATAGTGAACACTATTAATAACAAAGTTTATATTGGATCAGCTAAAAATTTTGTAGAACGTTATAAACGTCATTTAAAAGATTTGCAAATGAATAAACACATAAATGTTCATTTGCAAAGAGCTTACATTAAATATGGTGAAAAATCATTCAATTTTGTTATATTAGAAAGTTTAGGCGAATACAATAGATCAGAATATTTTAAACATGAAAATAAATGGATGTCTTTTTATGATTCTCGAAATTATAAAAATGGGTATAATATATCTTTAGCTGCTGGAGGTGGGTTTAAAGGTAGACGTCATACAAAAGAAACAAAAGAAAAGCTCAGTTTGAAATTATTACAAAATCATCCTACTAGAGGAATTCCGTTGTCAGAAGAACATAAAGAAAAAATTAGAATTTCTAATTTAGGTAAAGTAATTTCTAAAGAATCTATTGAAAAGAATCGACAATGGCAACTTAAAAACAACCCGCGCAAAGGAGTACCGTGTTCTGAAGAACACAAAGAAAAAATTAGTAAAGCATTATCAGGAGAAAACCACTGGAATAAAGGCGGGACTACAACCGACAAGCAAAAAGAATCAGCTCGTAAGTTATTTACCGAACGTAACCCAAAAGCCACTAAAGTCTCAATTGATGGCGTTATATACGCAACGCAAAAAGAAGCAAGAGAAAAGTTACACATTACCCGAAAAGTAATGTATAATAGATTACATTCAAATAAATCAGAATGGTCTGATTGGAAAATTATATAAGAGATGGTTATGAGTAATCGTGATGGTAAAGGAGCTAAACGTAATAGTTCTAAAAAGTTTTCATCATTAGACAAGTGTGGTGATCACAATAAACCTGGCCATGCAGATCATCGTATCTGCAAAACATGCAATTACAGCAATTTTTGAGGATATTAAAATGAGTTGGTTTAGTGAATTTTTATTTGGTACAAATAACCGCAAAGAATCTAATAAATGGCAAAATATATCCGATAGTTTACATGTTATCGACTTTTTCCCATTTGGTACAGAAAAAGTATTTACATATACCCCGAAAGTCGATTTAAAAAATGACCCAATTGTAATTCGATTTAATAAATTATATGAATTGTTAAATGACTCATCAATAAAATGGAATTCAAAATATAATATGAATTCCAATAGCATTTATGTATATGAACTTGATTTTAAAACTATTAATTTACATAATATGCCCGACGGTAAAGGAGGATTAGTATCTATTAGTTTTCAATGGGCTCTTGATATTTCTAATGATAATATACCTTTTAACTTGAATATAACAATATCAAGAAGTAAATATACCCCTCATGTCGCGGGCTTAAATCCTATGGAACTTTGCCCTAAAAATGAAAAATTATTATCGGTGGAAGGGTGTTTTGAAATTATTGAAACTCTTATCGATAATCAAGACCTTATTATTAAGCCATATCGCCATAAACGATATAAAGCGTATGGATTTAATGATGGGAAATATTGGAAAAAGGATAATATTATTATTAAAGCTGATGCCGGTTCATTAAACATTTATAAATTAGTTAATGGCCTTGTAGAACATATTGAATTTAAATGTAGCTTTCGCGAAGAAAGAGAAAGCTTTTTAAGAAAAGCTATTAATACATTAAATGAATTAGGGCCTAAAGATTCATCATGGGTTGAAATTGATTCACCTAAAATTATTTGGGCTGAAGCTTTCGCGTCAACAAAGGCCAAAGAACTTGCCGATCGCTACAAAGAAATTTCGGCACATATGGATTATATTTTTGCATCTTACAAACAAGTAGCAGATTCTATGATAAATCATGGTGGTGGATTTATTGCACCAATTAAATGTTATGATTCATATATGTCATTTTTAAAGATTATGAAATCGAAAATTATTTACGTACAATCGGCAAATTTGATAAATCATAGAGAAATTTAAAATGACAAATAAAAATCCGCGCATTAATGAAGTATCAGTACAGATTGTACGAGCATACGAAAGTTCAGGTAATACTCAGTTCTTTTTACGCGCAGTGCGAACTGACTTAAAAGATTTATCGATTTTTAATACCGATAATATCTTAGAATATGCTTGTCATCAGACAAAGCATGATTTGACGATTGAAGAGTGTATTGATCGCGCTATTTTTGAATCTCGATACCTCTTGAAATTCTTTGGCCTGGAAAAAGATGATTTAAAATTAGTCGGATTTGGTCCAGAAGAACTTCAAATTGCTGAAACATATACGAAACGGTGGCGCATATGAATGATGCATTATATTGTGTTCTTACAAAAGAAGATCGATCCGTAACTATTGATGGTCTGGACTTAAATGTAGTTACTGATGTTCAAATGTCTTTTAAATCATTAGATGAGATATTTGAATCTATCAATTATTACAAAGGTAAGTATGATGTAGCCGAAGTTGAAAAGTTTCGTGATCAATTAGTTGCTAATGGTAAAGCAGAACTTACTATTCACCCATATGCAGACTGTGCTTTTTGGTGGACTGTCCAGGCAGAACTTTTACGCGAAGGTAAATACTTTCTTTAGGAGAAGGTTATGAGTATTGCAGGCGCGGCTAAAACCGCATTAGATTCGGCCTTTGCGTATAGATTTATCCGCTTAATGCAAAAAGATTTTAGCGAGTGGAAAGCATTCCAAGTTGGTATAATTGATGAACGTGGAAATGTTATTAAACGTCCAAAAACAGACGAAGAAAAAAGTGCATACACTCCATTTCATGGTGCTGTGCGTACTCTTAAGAAAATGGTTTCAACTGTTCCCGGCGCTAGCACATGGGCTACAATTTCTAGTTCTATATCGGCAATCGGTACACGCTTTGGTCTCACAGAGTCTGAACTTGCTGAATTGACTGAAGGTATTCAAATGCTTACAGAAGAAATGACGGCCGGTGATGCGGGCGGAAATACAGAAAAAATTGCGTCAGGTACAACTACGGGCGCAGTGACTTCAGCCGGCCCACAAACAGTCGGTAAAAAACGTACTAAATTAAAAGACGTTATTTCAGAAATTGAAGAGGATAACGAGGACGCTTTTTAATTTTATATTATATAATGGGACCTAATAGGGTCCCTTTTTATTTGAGGTTGAGATGAGTAGTTTTATTGATGATGAATACGCATTGCAATATTTCTCTTTACAGAGAAACTTTAAACAAGTAGGAGCAATGCCTCTTAAATTAAATTGTAGTTGTCCTGTGTGTGGGGACTCAGCAAAAGATGCTTTTATGGCTCGATTTTGGTATTATGAACATAAAGGTACAAAATTCGTTCACTGCTATAACTGTGATTATTCAAATAGCTTTGGTATGTTTTTACGTGAATATGATGAAGATGCGTTTAAAAATTATCAAATGGCACAGTTTAAAGAAGGTGCACATAAAACTAATAATCGATACACACAACCGGCCAAAGAATTATATGTTCAACCCAAAAAGACTGACGTAGTAAAACATATTGAAAAATTGGATTATTGTCAACGATTGGATACTTTACCAAAATCACATCCAATTATTAAGTATGTTGAAGCTCGAAAGATTCCTACTGAAAAGTATAATCGATTATGGTTTACATCGCAATGGCAAGAGCTTTGTAATAAAGTTAAACCTGATACATTTGCAAAAGTAATGCCTGAGTATCGATTAGTCATTCCGATTTTTAATAAAGATGGTCAAATCGAATCTTTTCAAGGAAGAGCGCTTAAAGAATCACGCGTAAAATATATGACTATTAAAGTCAATGAAGAATCGACAAAAATTTATGGTCAAGATACAGTCGATGAATCGAAACCGGTATTAATGTTAGAAGGTCCACTCGACAGTTTATTTTTATCAAATGCATGTGCGATTACAGGCGGTAAATTAAGTCTGGACCAGGTCCCATATGAAGGCAATCGTATATGGGTTATGGATAATGAATGCCGACATGAAGACACTCTTAAACGTATGCAATCTCTTATTGATGCGGGAGAAAGCGTTTGTTTTTGGGATTCTGCGTCATGGCCATCTAAAGATATTAATGATATGATTGTTAAAGATGGTGCAACACCTGAACAGATTGAGGATTATATTCTTAATAACTATGCATCAGGGTTAATGGCTAAAGTTCGCATGATGAAATATAGGAAAATTTAATATGTATACTATTTTTGAATATCTCGAAGTTATTAAAAAAATCAATACAGACGTATTGAAATTAAAAGCAGAGTATCAGTCGGAATTATCTAATGATAATCCATGGAAAGCTCGATCTGCTGCTCTTTTGCGTAAAGCATTAGATGTTAATAGAAGTGAATTTGATAAAGCTCATCTTAATTGGAGCCAGCAGTCTGGTGATATTGAGCGTATTGAATACAGTCAACTTGAAATTTTATGTAAAACATATAATTCTGAATTTAACGAATTATATAATGAAACTCAAGAAGCTCTTGGGCCAATGTGGAAACATTACACAAATGATCAATTGTTTACAATGATGACAACAGGTATAATCTAATGGACGTTTTAAATCAGTATGTTGAATCAAAAGATCAAATTCAACAAATAGCTCGTAATGTTTATGCGATTCTTGAAGCAAATGACCCATTTGGTATTATTCGATTATCGGATATTAAACGACTTGAAATTGAACCGAGCAAAGAAGATGAGCATAAAGTAACTCTTAATCTTATGAACTTTGAAGATGTTAATCCTCGAGTTTCATTTGATATAGCTCGGCACTTAACTCTTGCTATTGATGAAGAATATATTAAACAGCAATGGTTTGATAAATGTTTGCAAATTATTAAGCAAGCTAATTTTGCAAAGGCCAAAAAGTTTTTAAAGGAATTTTCATCTAGCGACTTTATGCTAATTCAGGCAATTACAGAATCTTACGAAGCATTAGCTGTGCGTGGGAAATCCGATTTAGAAATAGCCAAAATTTGCGCAGATTTTATTACGGATAAAATTTCTAAAAACAGTGTACAAGACTTTGAAATCTCGATAGAATAAATTATATTCTTTTGAGGAAATAATTATGAGTCGTAAATTTAGAATCCAGGAATACACATATAAAAAGCGTTGGTTTGGCAAATTAAAACGGGTGACGCAAAGTAAGTTTACTGTTTGTGTTCCAAGTGTAGAAATGCTTGGTTTTGCGTTGCGTCATCCATTACATAATGTCATGGGTCATAAATTCGTTGGAGGTAGAATCAGCGATGAATTTATGAAACCTATTGTCAGCTCAGTGTGGAGTATGTGTAATCATCAAACGATTTTTAAATTCGAAGATGATAATGGTTATATACATGAATTGATTATTGAATGTGAATGATATGAAAATAGTGATCACAGAGGAAAATAATATGCGTTTAGGTATTTTTAAATTTATCCGAAAACTTCGTGAACAAGGTAAATCTATTCGACTTGACCGCGAACGTATAAAAGCACATATTCGAGCGCAATATGTGCTTATTACAGACGCTGAATATAAAATTACACGGGCTTTGGAAGAAAATTATACGCATCTTGCGCGTACACAAAGTCACATTGTCGATAGAGCACAAATTCGCATTGAATCTTTGGAAAAAATTGATTATAACTTAGCGCAAAAACAACGCGCAGTTGGTAAAGCAATTCAACAAGCAATTTCTTTAAATGATCGGGCACATGCATTAGGTAAAAGTATTACTGATATAAAACTTCGACTAATTAAAGAAGATTTTATTGAAAATATTTTACATGTCCCTTATTATAACTTACGTCATGGTGAGCATCCATATGGTTGGTAATACAGTTTTATATAAAGTATGCGGACTTTCGGCTTTAATGTCCGCATTCTTTTTTACATCCCTTGCAATTGATACAAATGTATTTGAGCTTATTTTATATTATGTAATTTTGGGTATTTCTACATGGTCTTGGATGAATCATTGGGATAAAGTTAAACCATTAGTATGGATAACATGTACAGCGATTTGTACAATTACGTCTGTTGCAATTTTTAAAGATTATAGTATATTTGCCGCAATTGCATTATCTTTAATATCTCAAGCATTTGTTTATCTTATTGATTCATTGGGTGGCGAAATATGAACAAAAATATCTTTAAACTAAGAGATGAAGCAGAGCAAAATATTCGCTCAACGGCTGAACACTTTGTAGCTAAAGCTGTTAATTTATTACAGTTGCACACAGACGGTAAATTTTGTACAGCCCTTTTACCGTCTTGGATGACGTCTAGATACCCTGGATATAGTATTGAAGCATATTATCATGAAGTTGTTACATATCCACCAAATCCAGATTATGACCCTTCGGCACCTCATACACCTGAAAATATTGCAAAATCAACAGGATTTAATTGGATTGAAAAACGTGAACCTATGGTAAATATTGTCTGCACTGAAACTCCAGATGAAGATGATTATTCAGGTGATGAAACTGAGCGTTTCAGTTTTAATAATATCCCTTTTGATTTATTTGTCAATCAAGATGAAGACCAAATGAAATCGCTTTTTGTTAATAAAAACAAAGAGACAATTGAAAGAGAAAAACGCCAACACTTGCATAATAAGTGGATTCCTCTTATTGAATATACTCCAGATGAGTTGCGTCGATTTGCGGATAAATTGGAACGGCCTCAAACTGCTCGTTGGTGGAGTGAACACGTTGCGGAAATTGTTGATGAAATGGTAAATGAAGATGCTAATCGATCGCAATAAAATCGACGTAATTGTGGGTACATTTTGTGAAGAGATGGGTGTAGTTTATACCACTCTTCATGAAGAAGCATTTTGCGTCCAGGATGAAAAGGGATCTTGGACGTATATTTGGATAGATGAAGAAGGAGAACAAGTCTCCCAAGTAATTTCATTTATTGAAAATTTAATTAAAAATGATAAAGTTATGTTGGTATCAAAGGTAAATGAAGATGCAAATTGAAATTGAATTTGGATATATGGGTGATGAAGGCTCAGTTAAATTTGAACCAGCTGAAATCTCAATTAAAAATATCACAACTAATGTGAGTGATTATGGTGAATTTCATGGATTTGATGAGATGAAATTTACTGTAAATCTTCTTAACTTGCCCGATCATCAAGATAAATTAATATCATTAGACTATGAAAATATTTCTAAATTAACAGTAGAAACGGATAAGAATACATATGTATTCTTAGAAGCTGAAGCCAAATATGTGTTTACCAATGCGTCAGAAACTCATGCTACTGTTACAATGCATCCATTAAAATAGGTAATAAAATGATTTCAATGCTTTCAAGAAAAGATGCAAAGTTAGTCAGACTTAATGAAGACGGTACAGTAGATGTGAAAATGCGGATGGATAAGCAATCTCCTATATTTGGATTCACAATATATCCAGGTCTTTGTAATGCAAGAGGGTTACGCCATGCATTACGGATGTATAAAAGAGAAGGCATAGAACTTATACCGTTTGAGGCCAACAAATGACAATTCGTATTCAAATTATAGCCAGTGAAATTGAATATAGCAAACATTTAATGTATAACTCGACGGAATCAAAACGTCAAGTTTGCAATACTGTCCATAATGCTATATTAGAATGGTCCGTTGATGCCAAACATGTGCGAAATTGGATTGATTGGGCCTTAGAATTTTTACCAGTTCAATCGGAGTCCTGGTCGGAAGAAACTAAAATTCTTAGCCGTATTTTAAATGGCGATCCCCTCGAAATACAATCAGTATCTGAAGATGGTTTAAAAAATAGAAATATTGTATTTAAACCGCTTTTCAAAATTTAATGTTATTATAACTTTATCAAATAAACAACCCAAATTATCTTGGAGAAATACACATGGCACAATTTAACGCTTGCGCACAATTAGTTACAGACGAAGCAACTCAACAAGCGCGTAATGCAGCTGAAGGTATCCGTTCTAATGGCGAACAATATCTTGACATTATGATGCAAATGCAACGTTCATTACAAGTTAAACTTGCAAAAGAAAAACCTGAAATGAACTTAAATCCAAATGAAATCGAAACTGCAGGTCAAGCCGTTGATTGGATGCGTACACAATGGGACTCAATGAGTGACGAATTCCGCGAATTGCTTACATCATTTGGTGGTATGTCTAATGGTAAATCTGCTGCGACTTCTGTGTGGAAAGCATGGCGTGCCAAAAACTTAGATATGCGTAATACAAAACTTGAAGATCTTTCTGCTGATGATCGTCGTGAAATCTTCTTTGAAATTATAGACTTATGGCATTTCTTCTTGAACATGAACATTGCGTTAGGTCTTACTTCTGAAGATATTTTTGAAGGCTACTTCATTAAAAATGCTGAAAACTTTGCTCGTCAAGACCGGGGTTACTAAAAATAAAGGCGCTCAATGAGCGCCTTTTTTCCATTCCAACCATTCATTATCTTCGTATGGGTTCCAACCCTCTGATATTTTATTCAAACAGGTACGGACCAATTTATGCGGTAAATCTAAATTCTTTTCTTTTAGAAATCTTTTATGGCCAGCCACTTTATATTTCTTTAACGTTTCATGGTACCAATCATACATTTCACCCGCATACAAGTATCCAGTTCTATCATGACTTAAGTACGTATTCCAGGGTTTAATTCCAAACGCAGGATGATCTTTCCCTCTTTTCCCGTACATGCTATTATTCTTACCTAAATGAGCCGCAGACATTTTGGCCTTTGTTTCTTCTGAAGCTTTCCTACCCGTAGCATCCTTTCTAACTTGTTCAATAAATCTTTCCTTAAGCCAGGAATATCTTCGATTATTTGATCTACCCTTGTGAGCATCGACACACATCATATTTGCAGCATAAATTAATTTGCCTTTATTTGGATAGATATGTAATAAAAGTTGATGTGCAATATAATGTTCACGTGCAGTCAAATCAACTAAGTTGTCCTCATCGTCCGTACCACCAACACATTTGGGTATAATATGATGTCTTTCTTTATATCCAGATAATGTGCGAGTCTTTGCTCGTTCTATTAAAAATTTGTAATGTTTACTATGATTCATATAAATACCTCTTTTCTTATATTTATATCGATATCTGGCACTTTTTAGTTTACTTTATTTTTAACCTGGTTTATAATGATTACATCAGATACACTGATACACTTGAGGAAAATATTATGAAATCATTAACTATCAATGTTCCAACAAACCAAGAATTGCTTACTGCTTTAAAACAACATTTCCCTCTTATTGCCCTTCGTCATATTGCCGAAAATCATATTACTAAAATTACGGCAGACGCTCGTGACGGTAAACCTGTAATTAACAGTTATGTAATTTATTCGGTATCACATCTTGATGATTGGTATTATATGATTGTCGGGTGCACTACAACTAGCGATGGGATTCGTTTTGATGATCATACTCTTAATTATGAACCATTTGATACAATTGATGAGGCAGAAGATCACATCAAACGATTCAATACATTTTTGAAATAAATTAAGGCCTTCGGGCCTTTTTTAGTGTACATTTAAAAAAATTCATTATATAATACTTGCATAATCTGATGAGTATATTGTTATGAGTAAAGTTGCATATCTTGTTAATGAACTTAAAGCTAAACCTGAAAGTGCTTTTGCAAAGCGTCTTCTTAAAAGTCTTGAGAACCGCCCTAAAAAGGAATATGTTGAACTTTATTGTGGCGAAAATCATACTTATATTGAAAAGATTGTGTTAAAGTCTGAAGTTAAACAACATATAGAAGCTGGCTGGCGCATTACTAGCCTTTCAAAAGTTAGTCCATCTTTAGTTATTAAGAAATGGCGCACAGAAATTGATATGATGGAGCAACAATAATATGAAAGTTTATAAAGTTATTAAAGGTAACATTTTAGGCAAAGTATTGGGTAATTCGACAAAACCTTTACATGCAACGCATCCTTTATGCCAAACTTCCTTTGTAAGAATTAGTGATGATGGATTTGTGTATTCATTAACAAATGAGCCTATTTGGCGTCAACGTGAAGTTGCACATTTAAATTCACATTTAAAATTAACATGCGATGACATTAAATTATTTGTTGAATACAAAGAAGAAGAAATTGTTCATAAAATCGCACATAATTTTAAATATAATGTTGTTGAATTTGATTATGGCGAATATAATCATGTTAAAACATTTGATAATATTCAAGATGCTGCAGATCACTGCATATATCTCAATGAATATTCTAATGGTGTATACGAGGTTCAAGTTGATTTTGATATACTAAGGGTTAAAGATGAGCAAGATTAAATCACTCGCAGAATTACTTGGTGAAGACATTAATAAAATGATTTTGTCCGTAGATGAAGTTAAAGATGCGGATCATACTGCCTTTGTTAAGATGTATTTGGATAATATTGAAGTGTATCCAACTCTTTTACCTAAACATTGGGAACCTAAACATGAATATGTTGAGCTTTGTAAAGGTTTAGGTTTTAATTATATGGAACGAGTTGTACGTAAAAGTGATGCTCGTAAACATATACGAGACGGTTGGAGAGAAACGAAATTATCTAAATTAAGTCATTCTTTAATGTGTAAAAAATGGGTAAACGCCATTATTGCAATGGAAAATAGTTAAAAATAAATGTGTACTTTATAATTTAACTATTATATAATGATCTTATCAAATCAACGATGAGTAAAAGGTTATGAAATTTTCAATCGCACAAATCAAAGTATCACTTGAAGAAACATTAAGTGAGTTTAATAATTTTCACGGTAAAGAAGTTGAACTTATTGTCAATAATTTTATATGTAAATTGGACAATTCTAAAATTTTGATTGACTGGACTAAAATTCCAGAAAATTATCACTTTGTAGCGATGGATCAATTGGGAGGATGGCGAGCCTATGAAAATGAGCCTTCGGCAATATTGTCGGAAGGTATTTGGTCAGACTCTGATGTGGACAAGTATTTAGATCTGTCAAATAGTGTTTTCACTTTTGTAAACGTGGACTTTGATACATTAGATTGGACAGATACGTTGCAATCGAAAGACATTTAGAAAAGTCTTTAAAATAATTTACACTTTGTGTTAATGATTATATAATTAACACAAAGTGTATAAATGATCTTATCAAATCAACATAATGTGAGTAAATTATCATGTTAAAAACTTTTCAACCTGCACATATTTTGTTAAACATGCATTACATTAAACCTTTTGTGGTTGAAACGCTGTATGTGCCTGAAGAAACAGTTGCTGTTGCAATTGACAAAGATGGTAAAATTCATGCATTTGCATCAAAAGGTGATGCAGTATTTCCAAATGGAGATGCATGGGATACAGTAGGCGAATGGGTTGAAGTCGCCGATTTACAAATGGAAATTCCTACATGGGAAAATATGTATTTCGAATTGGAAGAATTCAATTCCGATAATCGTTGTGGCGGTCTTTTTGGAATTGAATTGTGATAGGCACTATTCTCGCTTTTGGATTTCTTTGTGGCATAATAGGATTACCGATTGCGTTAGGCATCCTACTTGCTGAAGAGCACAGTCAGCGAGCTAAGGAAAAAGCAGATGCAGAACTCGAAAAATTCAAATCAGACAATAACATTGACTGATGATGCAATTGATGATTTACTTCAAAATTCTTATGATATTTTTGATGTAAGTTATCCCGCAGGTTGGGAGGCGGGTTTCTCCCTAGACGTTAAAGATAATGAATCTTTAACACAAATCTTTATTCGTTATTCTGATAAAATATTAGAATCTCGAGAAATTACTCTTAAATCTATTTTAAAGGACATGAAATCATGGCTAAGAAAGAAACTGTACAAGTAACTGAATTTAATACTTCTAAACGCGGTAAAATTCGTGATCCAAAAGCAACCATGAAGTTGTCTCTTGAATTAGGCTTTGCTCGCACTAAGCGCTTACTTGGAAAATAATATAAGGGCCTTCGGGCCCTTTTTGAGGTGCTTATGCAAGATAATGAATATGTTGAAATGGCAAAAACCGAAGGTGATTTAATTGTTAAAACATTAGTCCTTCGAAAATTTATGAAACTTTATATTTGTCTCGGGTGGCGTATAACTCGTGAATGGAAAGTCACTCCAAGTAAAGTTTTGCTATCATATGGTATTAGTCGTAAAGGATCATCATAATGTTTAATATTGACGGCGTGGCTTCAGCTTGTTTGGCTGTATTTATTGCGGGATGTTCAACATTCGGTTTAATTGGGCTTGGTATCGGATATTGGATTTGGGGATAATATGAAGCGTATTGAAACTATTGGATTTATTAGCGGCTTTCCAGGTACAGGTAAATCATCAATTTATGGTAATGCACCAAAGAATGGATTATATCCAGTTCGTGCAAATGGAACAGCAATTTTCCGTATGGCCCTGGGGCCATACGATGCATTTGTGTATGACTCGGATAGTTCAACTTTTGACAAAGCAGAATTTCCGGGCAATTATATCCAACACATGCGAGAAATTATTCATCGACATGCAGGTGATAATTATTTGGTGATGGTATCTAGTCATGCGGAAGTCCGAGAAGAAATGCAAAAAGTTGGCATTCCATATGTTCTTGTTTATCCAGATCGATCTTTAAAAGGTGAATACCTTGAGCGTTATAAACGACGTGGAAGTCCAGAAGGTTTTATTAAATTAATGGATGAAAAATGGGACGACTTTATTGATACATGTGAGTTTGATACACAATGTGATAAAATTGTTTTAGGTCCATATCAATATCTTTCTGATGTATTATAAGAAAAGGGACCTAATTGGTCCCTTTAATTTTTGGAGAAGTTTATGAAATGTGTTACATCAATGTTAAGTAAAAAGAATCGTAAATGTATTAAACTTAATGCAGATGGTTCTGCTGTTTTATTAATTCAATTACATAAAAGTGATCCTTCATATTCAAATTATAAAAATGGCCAAATGTACTTTGTACTAAATTCACCATCAAGCTGGAGAAAATGGAGTGCAAGAGACCTTTCACAAATGATGCGATTATGGTCTCGAAAATACAAGTGTACTTATGTGGAGATCGTATGAATTATGCTGGCATCGGCAGTCGCCGAACACCAATGAATATTCTTGCAATCATGCGACAAATTTCAAAAGAACTTGATTCCGCGGGGCACATTTGTCATACAGGCGGTGCAATTGGCGCAGATAAAGCTTTCTTTGACGGTGCACCGTCATCTACTGTTTTATGGTTACCATGGCAAGGATATAACGGATTTTATTCAGATACACCAGAATTGGAAAGCATGTAGTTTCTCTGCCCGGAAAATGCATGGCCGAAATGCCCAAATTGTTTTGGGTGATGATCTAAAAACACCAGTAGATTTTGTAGTATGTTGGACACCAGATGGAAAGTTAACCGGTGGTACAGCAATGGCTTTAAGAATCGCATTTGATTATGATATTCCAATTTTCAACCTGGGATCACGATTAGGCGAAGTTGAAGTATTAAAGAAACTTCGTTTATTTTTAAATACGGGCGAATATTCACCATTTTATTAAAATATTTTTAGGGAACCTATTTACATGGGTTCCCTTTTTTCGTATTATAATAAGCATCAGCCATAGTGAGTGAATTGTTATGAAACAGAAAACTTTCAAAGTTTATTACAAAACTAAAATTATTGATGTACATTTAAGTGACCCTAAAGACACAACATCGTTTACAAGTGACGAAATTGATTATCTTCCATATGGTCATATTACGTATAAAGAAAACCTTGAAAATATCATTTTCAAACTAAAGTGGGTCTTAGAAAATCGGGCTTTAATTGAAGAAAAAGCTATTGCATGGCGTGATAGTGGATTAGATGCATATGAATCATCCGATGAAGAACTTGCGCAATGGACCGATATCCAAATGCCTGCAGGCCCTCACGAAAAGCCTGATGCGTACGCATGGTATCGATTTAGTCTTGATGAAGGTCTTTGTGATAATGTAGACTTATATGGTGTACGTAAAAATTTACGTAGTAAAATGGCGGCAGATTTTGTTTCAAATCTTGAATTTGAACGGAAAACAACTATTGAATTTGAAGAGTCTTACCCAATTCCAGGTGGCCAATGGCAATTTGAAATAGAATGTGAAACTCGCACTTTATGGTTAAATCAAGACCGTTGGTTATACGTGGAATTCTGTTTAGAATATGTTACCAACTTACTTAAAAAATTGGAAGATTAAAAATGAACAAAGCAAAAGCTGAACTAGGTTTAACTGAAAAAGTATATGTTCACTTGGATATTGAAGAAGTCAAGTGGGTTAGTGATACAATTGTTGTACCTTTAACAGGCGAGTTTAAAGGTTTAGAACTTGTTGTTGCCTTGAATATTACTTTAAAAAGTCAATTGGAAGAGTGTATTAAACGCCTTAATATGCTTTTAGAAAATAAGCAAAATATCATTCATTACATTGAACTTAATCATAAAAATTGGGAAAGATATCAATCAGGTTATTTTGCATTAAGTGATGGGACTGAACTTGACTTAATGGAAGGTATTTGCTTTTATGCTTCTTTAATTGAGCTTTCATATGATATGCGGACTAAAATTACAAAAGATTGGTCCGTAGAACAAAATATCGAATATAATCGATCATATCCCGTTGAAGGTGAAACTTGTTATGATGCTGATGCTGCAACGGGAACATTGTGGATTAATCCTAAACGTTGGGAATATGTAGAATTTCTAATTAAAACTCTTACGCAATATTTGGAGAAATTATAATGTTTGATAAAGCTCATGTGATTCAAATTGACACTAAAAAATTCTTGGTCCGCGAAATGATTGATGGATTTACATTTAAACTTAAAAATGTAAAGGAAGAGATTCATAAAACAGAAGTGCGTATAGCTCGATTGGCCAAAAAGATTACAGAATTAAACCGTTACCGTTTACGTCGAGGTAATAGTGTTTATATTGAAAGTCAATTGAAAAAGATTATGCATGAACATCAACAATCTTTTGAAACTTTGTACAGACAAACTCGAGAGCGAGATGCATTAGGCGCAAGTATTTGCCGACTTCGTGAGTGTTATCATGAAAGATCAACAATGAAAGTATCCGATATTTTAAATAAATATCTTGCGCAATCGGCAGGAGAGCTTCCGATTAAACATCGGTGGTATGGGTAAATTTTAAGTTTTTTTAAAATATTTATTATATTTAAAAGGTTAAATTATGAGCAGTCTTGAAGATGAATGGCGAGCGGCTATAACTCGTCTTTCAACAATTACTGTAGAATGTTGGGAATGTCACACCCCACTAATTTATAAAGGGTCCATTGTACATCCAATTGGTTCACAAATTTGGGTTCCTGTTAATTCAAATAACCAAGCAGTTTTGGGCAAATATTTTTCACGTGTTAAATAATTAGGAGAGACCTTATGTCTATTCATTTAAACGAAGAACAATTAGAATTTCTTCATGTCACAATTGAACATGCGCGTTCACTTTTAGATGCAGTACATGCATATGACTCAGAGGAATATGCTAACTTAGGTGTATGCTTGAATGTACTACAAGGTCAAGAAGTTTCCGATGCGCGTGAAGCTTACGAGGAAGAATATAATGGCTAAAGAAGCTATTAAAAAAGTAAAAGATAACTTTAGCAAGAACCCACGTGCAACATTAAGCCTTGGTGCAATTGGTGTTGCAGGTTTAGCTGCTGTTATTGGTGTATTAACAGGCACTATTGAACCTGATGTTGCGATTAATTTAATTAAACAAGCATTAGGTTTATTGGCCCTAGGTGGATAATAAACAATGATTAAGTATTATGTACAACATAATTTGTTAGATTCTTTTGAACATTCCGATTTTGATGCAATTGTCCACGGTTGCAATTGCTTCCATACAATGGGGGCTGGAATAGCAGGAGAAATAGCAAGACGATTCCCAGTTGCAGTTGAGGCTGATAAACGAACTGAATACAGTGATTGGGGTAAATTGGGTGATTATTCTGTAGCCGCTACAGTTTATGGCGACATTATTAATGGATATACGCAATATCGACCTGGTAAATGTCCACGTGACCAGCTATATGCAAACATCTGTGAATTATTCACGAAGCTGAACGTTGATTATAAAGGGAAAGTATTGGGTATTCCAAAAATTGGTGCTGGCATTGCTGGTGGCAACTGGGAAGAAATAGCAGAGATTATCCAGGATGTTACACCTGATGTTGGTATTGTTGTTTTATACTTATAAAAATTAAGGACGCATGAGCGTCCTTTTTTATTACATTTAAATCATTAAATTACGTCCTACGGACGGAGGCTACGCCTCTTATATTCATCCCTAGCATATATAATCTCCCCTGGGCTGGCCGCCCGGGCATTATACATAATATAACACAATTTTTATGGAAAGCGAGTTTTGCATTTATTAATAGGCTAAAAAATATTCAAACGAATTATTAAAGGTTTACATAATCTTATCTTTCGTGTATTATTGCTTTATCAACAAATGAGTATATTGCTATGTTTACTACTGTAGAACAAAATATTAAATTCGCTGAATGCTATATTGCAAAGAAAAAAGATGCAACTCGACGCAAACTCGAGTTTACTTTATCTTTACAAGCATTTATTAATATGAAATTGCAAACTCATTGTGCTTATACAGGATTGCCTTTTTCTGATACCATCGAAGAAGAAAAGATGACGATGGAACGTATCGATAATGATAAAGGCTATATTAATGGTAACGTTGTACCTGTGATGAAGAAATATAATTCATTGCGTAATAATTTAACAAGTGAAACTATTGATAATGAAATTCAATATCGTATTGATAAAATTACATCAATTGAACATGCTCTAATGGAACTTGAACGTACAATTTATGATACAAATATTCGTCTTAATTCATTAGATGAAAGTAAACATGTTTGTAAAAAAGAGCAAGTTTTAATTAAAAAATATGTTATTCCTGCACATAAGTGTGACAAATATCGTCGTGCCATTAATAATTTAGTTGCGGCTCAACAAAAATTAGATGAACGTCAAGCTCTTATTGATAAGAATAAGATGAAAATTCTTCATCCTAAAACATCTAAAGCTGAAAAGCAGCACTTAACTAAAGCCAATGGTAGAATTGAACTCAAGTTGAAAAGTCAAGAAGTTATTATTAATGCACAAAAAACATTCTTAGCTAAGTTTGTTAAAGGGTTACGTGTAATGACCTCAACTGCATATGAAGATGTCAATACGAGTGAAGTTGAAACTATAACTAAACAACTTGATGCATATAAAGACAAATCTGATAAATTGTACGCAGACATTCAACGTCAGCGAGAGATTATTGAAGATTTAAAATTAATTAAACCGGCTTTAATTCGTTTTGAAAATCTTTCTGCAACAGACTGTGAAAAGATTGCATATGGTTTACCATTATCAACGTCAATAGTTAAGTTGCTTAAACATAAAACAGGTTATAATTTACTCAATAATCACATCTGAGGAAATTGATATGGATGTTTTTGGTAGTTTAATGTTTGTACTTGGATTGGGTATTGCTGCTGGATTTTATATTTTATATATGAATGAATGTAAGCGTCATGCGTATCGAATTGAAGAATACAATAATGTTGTGCGTAATCGTAAGGCTTTGAAGGAATTATACAATGCGTCTCTACGAGAAAATAATCGTATTGTTAAAAAACATAATGCAAATGTAGAGGATTATAATAAGCTTCTTATAAAATATAAAGCAGTGTTATCCCATAAAGGCATTAAAGATGAGTATATTAAAACAGAAAACTCATTTAAACCTGTTGGTAAAAATGAGTTTTCATATGATGAACTTAAACGAATTCGTTTTGTTATGCATCCAGATAAAAATGGCGGCAAAACAACAGAATTATGGCGCAAAATTAATGAGATGATGGAGAAATAAGTATGACTAATCCTATTGATACAATTGCAATTGTAAAACGACACATTCAAAATCTTATGGCGGGTCATAATATTACTCGCGGTGAAATGATGGAAATGTACCAGGAAATTACTCGCGAGCAAGTTAAGAAACGTGTAGAACAATTGTTTAAAGCTAACAATATTCATCAGACAATTGATAGAATTGTTAATCAAACTATTAAATCACATCTTAATGATTTAATTAATAAAGATCGTGGTCATTGGGCTTCTAATAAAACCCGTATCGAAGACATGGTGCACGAAGAATGCCAACGTCAAGTTGAAAAAATTATTCGTGAAAACTTTGTAATTACTTTAAATAATATTCCACAGTTCCAGGAGAAATAATATGTCACAACATATTGGTTATACTGTTTACTACAAAGATACGGACGGGTATGAATTACCTTTAACAGAATATGGTGAATTTACCATTTATCCAAACGAAGGTAAAGCAAAAGAACGCTTGGAGGGGTTTAAAGAAAGTATAAATGCATTACTTCATCCAAAAATTGTTTATAAAACAGTACGTAAAGGGTTCTTTAAAAAAGTTGTTGAAGAAGTCAAACCTCTTCCTTTACCCGATTACCAACGAAAGCAGTTGAACCAACAATTAAGAACTTTGCATGTTAGAAAGGTTAGCGTCATTTAAGACGCTTTTCCTAATTAATATTGTAAAATAATTTTAAAGTTTAATTTGGTATTATTATGAATGATTTAACATTTAATGACTTGAATGAAGGGCAAAAACAAGCATTTAATGCTGCTTTAGAAGTAATGCAAACACAAGGTAAGCATATTACTATTAATGGTCCAGCTGGCACAGGTAAAACAACTTTAACAAAATTTTTAATTAATCATTTAATTGATTCAGGTGAAAAGGGTGTAATGCTCGCGGCCCCTACACATCAGGCCAAGAAAATTCTTTCAAAGCTTGCCGGAATGGATGCTCATACAATCCATTCATTACTTAAAATTAGTCCGACAAATTATGAAGATCAAACATCATTTGAACAATCTGATGCGCCTGATCTTAGTGAATGTCGTGTATTAATTTGTGATGAAGTGTCAATGTATGATCGTGAATTATTCCGTATTTTAATGACATCCGTGCCACGTTGGTGTACAATTATTGGACTTGGTGATATTGCACAAATCCGCCCGGTTGCCCCAGGTTCATCCATTCCTGAATTGTCTGCATTCTTTTTTAATGAACATTTTGTTCAAGCAAACTTAACAGAAGTTATGCGTTCAAATGCTCCAATTATTAAAGTTGCGACCGAAATTCGCAATGGTTCATGGATTCGTGAAAATCTTGTTGATGGTGCCGGAGTGCATAATTTAAATGCCCCTGGAAAATCTGTTGCAAACTTTATGCAAAAGTATTTTGAAATTGTTCCAGACGCAGATGCGCTTTTTGATAATCGTATGTTAGCATATACAAATAAATCAGTTGATTCTTTAAATGCTATTATTCGTAAGCGTTTATATCAAACTGAATTACCATTTATTAAGCATGAAGTTTTAGTAATGCAAGAGCCTTTAATTAAGACACACTCATTTGAAGGTAAAAAGTTTACAGAAACTATTTTTAATAATGGTGAATTGGTGCGTATTCATGACTGTAAAGAAATTACAGTTAATCTGGAAATCAAAACTTTTGCAGAAAAGTTACCAATTAAAGCTTGGGCCCTAGATGTTAGAGGCGTCGATTCTGATATGGTCGCAACAATCCAAGTAATTTCAGATGAGCAAGAACAGAATAAATTTCAGTTCTACTTATCCCGTGCGGCATCAGAATTTAAAGCAATGAAAGGACACGGCCCAAAACCAAATTGGAAAGATTGGTGGAAATTACGTAATAGTTTCTTGAAAGTTAAAGCGTTACCGGTGGGAACTGTTCATAAATCACAAGGTTCAACAGTTGATTCTGTATTTTTGTATACTTCTTGCATGCATAAAGCAGACGCCGCCTTAGCACAACAGTTGTTATATGTTGGCTGCACAAGAGCAAGAACAAATGTGTATTTTATTTGAGTCTTAAAATGAATTTAACATATGAAAATTTAATTCAATTGATGCAATTAATTCATAATGCATGGACGTCTGGCAATCATGAGAATGATTTTGCCAGAAATACATGGTATGCATTTAAGCCATTCTATAATTTGCGAAATACTCTTTTGGCGGCCGGTCCTGGTGCAACAGTGATAATTCCTTTTGATTTGGCTATGGATATTAACTCTATTGTTTTAAAACACGCACATACCCAACAAAATTGATGAAAGTTTGAGGTGATTATTATGTTTCAAAGTATATCTGTAAAATCGGCTGAACTTATTGTAGCCAGGCTGACTGAAATCAATGAAAGCGGTCGACTTGACAAACGTTGGATCGATCCTGTTGGATCGATCCTGTTGGATATGGAAAGGCAATTATTCCTCGTATGATTGAACATATTGAGCGTAAAATTGATAAAGCAAATCGCCTTAATAAAGTGACTGGCACAAATGAAATGAAGGTTCTTCTTTCTGAAGAAAATGCGCTTCATACAATTAATTCTATTTTTCAACAGTATGAGGTATATGACAAATGATTTATGTAAATCAAAAAGCAGTACAAGATATTATTGATTTTGCAGAGAATGCTTTGGAAAATCCCAATGTTGTATTAAATATTAATCCTCGAGTTAATACACATAACTCGGCTAAATGGGTTATTGCAAAATTAAAATCAATCCAAGTTCAAATGAAAGCACTTTCTGAAATTACTAATAGCGAAATTACATATCCTTTAACAGAAGGTACAATTTCAAATATTACTATGATTAAAGAGCTATTATCAGGCAAAGCAAATGAAGGTGATGTATGAGTTATAAAGATTTTATTATTGATATGGAAACATTGGGCAGTCGCTCAGATTCTGTGGTTGTTGATATTTCAGTATTAGTATTTGATTCAGATTATACTCAACCAGTTGAAAGTATTGACGAACTTATCAAAGCGGGTCGTCGCTGGAAATTAAGTATTGCAAGTCAAAAAGGCACTCGAACGGTATCACCTTCTACAGTTCAATGGTGGAAAGAACAATCGGCAGAAGCTCGCAAAAACTTGGCACCTTCTGATGAAGATATGACAATTGAACAAGCTATTCCTGAAATTCTTCAATACCTAAAAGACCAGGGCGTAAAACCATTTAAGTCATTTGGTTATTGTCGCGGGCAATCGTTTGACTTTCCAATTTTTGTGCATATGATTGGTGAAGCGTATAAAGTATTTGAAACAAATAAACTTGAACCTGTTGCATTTTGGAATCAACGTGATATTCGTACTGCAATTGAAGCGTATTCAATGACTCGTGGTATGACGATGACACCTTTACGTAAAGGTCGCTTAGATGGATTTGTTGCCCATGACTCAATCCACGATTGTGCAAAAGATGTTATCATGCTTAAAACTGCCCAACGATATGCAGCAGGTTTAGAAGAAGTTCCTGACCCTGCTGATACAGACCCAAGTTCAATTAAGAAAAGCAAATTTTAATAAAAAGGCCGTTTACATACGGCCTTTTTTAATTTATAATAAGATTAACTTATATGAGGATTTTAAAATGAATATCGAAACTGTTACAGTTGTTATCGATGATGAACTATTTGAACAGGCTCGTACGTTACCAAATGTTATTGTAAAATCACACAATGATTGTAATGATTTTGTTGAAATCATTTCAGAGTTTGATGAAAATGATAATATCGTTGCAATTTATACTAAAGTATCATATGCAAATCCTATTAAATCAAATCTTTGTACGAAAGAGGTATATCCAAATGGCTTTTAATCGTTTTTTCAAATTAAGTTATCGTTTAATTGATGTAAAAGGTTATCAGGAATTTCTTAATAGACATGCTTTATCATTTAGTAATCGTGATATATATCCGGTTAATGCAAAAGAAATTATTAGTGCGGGCGGGACTGTTGAAGTCCTACGTGTTTCGCATGGCGGCGATGCGATTCAAGTACGACTTGGAACAGGTGTACCTATTGAAAAAATCATTAGTAAACATGCTCATAAATTTTTTGCTCCGATTGAACCGGAACCAATGTGCATTGAAGCTATTCCCCCGAACCCAAATCCATTTGAGGAAATTCATGACAACATTATTCAGTTTCCACGTAAGAATCGAGTAATGGTAGTTTCAACGCCTGTTTATCATCCACCGCAAATGACATATGGAACAACTGAAGGGGTTGAACGTCGATTACCTACACCAATAGAAGCTTTTAGAAAGCATTATCCTGGTCAAGATTGGTCATTAGAAGCGGTCGCGGCTCGAGCGGCATAAGTTGATAAATACTTTCTTTATAGAGAAAGTATTATGGACGTTAAACCATTCTTTGATGCTGCTCGTGAAATCGCGGGCGGCAAATTAACACAAGCACAAGTAGATGATTTAAACAAAGTTGTGGATCGTCTTACACCTGATACCGAAGAAAAAAATATATCTGACTATGGTGTTGATTTAATTCGAGGTTTTGAAGGCTTACGTACAAGTGCATATCTCGATAGTGTTAATGTTTGGACTATTGGATACGGGACAATTAAATATCCAAGTGGTAAACGTGTTACCAAAGGCGATGTATGCACCGAAGCCCAGGCTAAAATGTATATGAAAAATGATTTAAAAGTATTTGTATCTGCTGTTAATAAGTTAGTTACTGTACCATTAAATCAAAATCAATTTGATGCTTTAGTTTCATTAATGTACAATATTGGCGAAACGGCATTTGCGAATTCAACTTTATTGAGAAAATTGAATGCTGGCGATTATAAAGGCGCAGCAGAACAATTTGAAGTATGGAATAAAGGCCGAGTTAAAGGTGTGTTACAAGTTATTCCAGGTCTTGCCAACAGACGTAAGGCAGAACGCAAAGTATTTGAAACAAAATAATTATATTGGGATCCGTAGGATCCCAATTTGCTTTTCATAATTTAATGATAATATTACTTTATCCCATGAACACTTGGAGACAAAATGATCAAGAATGAAATTAAGATGTTATCTGATAAAGAGCATGTCTTAAAACGACCTGGCATGTATGTAGGTTCCACCTCAAATGAAGAATATGATCGATTCTTATTTGGTAAATTTACAAAATTAAAATATGTTCCGGCAATTGTAAAATTAATTGAAGAAATTCGTGATAACTCAATTGATGAAGCAGTTCGTACTAATTTCCAATATGCAAATAAAATTGCAGTTACAATTAAAGATAATTGGGTAACTGTAACAGATAATGGGCGTGGTATTCCACAAGCAATGATTACGACACCTGAAGGTACAGAAATTCCTGGTGCGGTAGCGGCTTGGACCCGTACAAAAGCTGGTGGTAATTTTGGTGATGATTCTGAACGTAAAACTTCAGGCATGAATGGTGTTGGGTCATCTTTAACTAATATTTTTTCAAAAGAATTTATTGGTACAACATGTGATGGGGAACAAACATTAATTGTTCATTGTGTCAATAATATGGACAATATTGATTGGACACAAAAAGTATATGCAAAACAAACGCAGGGTACTGAAGTTAAATTTACTCCAGACTTTAGTCATTTTGAATGCGATGCGATCGATGATGTAATTGTTCAAATTATTGAAGATCAAATGCAAACATTGGCTGTTGTTTACCCTGAAATTGAATTTAAATTTAATGGTAAAAAAGTTCAAGGTAATTTTAAAAAATATGCAAAACAATATGATGAATCTGCGATTACAGCAGAAACTGATAATGTGCAATTTGCAATTGGTCGTTCGGAAGATGGATTCCGTCACTTATCATATGTAAATGCTATTCATACAAAAGTGGGTGGTTCACATCTTGATTATGTAATGGATGAATTGGCAAATGAACTTATCCCATCAATTAAACGCAAATATAAAATTGATGTTAATAAGGCCAGAATTAAAGAATGTGTAACCGTATTATTATTCTTAAAAGATATGAAGAATTTACGGTTTGATTCACAAACTAAAGAACGTTTAACATCTCCGGCGGGTGAAGTTAAATCTCATATTGATATTGATATCAAGAAAATTGCTAAGCAGTTTATGGCAAATGAAGATATTTTAATGCCAATTATTGAAGCTGTTCTTGCACGTAAGCTTGCCGCAGAAAAGGCTGCAGAAACCAAAGCAAATAAAGCTGCTGCTAAAGCCAAAGTATCTAAGCATATTAAAGCAAATGGTTATGGTAATGATCAAAAAGAAACAACTCTGTTTTTAACAGAAGGTGATTCTGCAATTGGTTATTTAATTTCAACACGTAATCGTGAATTACATGGCGGATATCCGTTACGTGGTAAAGTTCTTAATACCTGGGGCTTATCCGCAACAGATATGTTAAAGAATAAAGAAATCTTTGATATTTGTGCGATTATGGGGTTAACTATTGGCGAAAAAGCTGATAGCCTTAATTATCGCAATGTTGCGATTATGACAGATGCCGATGTTGATGGTACCGGTTCAATTTACCCGTCGTTGCTTGCATTCTTCAGTAATTGGCCTGAATTATTTGAACAAGGCCGAATTAAATTTGTAAAAACACCTGTTTGGATTTGTCAAAAGGGTAAAGACCAAAAATGGTATTACACATCAGAAGAATATGATGCCGATAAAGATAGTCTTAAAGGTTATACTTGTCGATATATCAAAGGACTTGGTTCACTTGAAGAAAGTGAATATGAACGCGTTATTAACGAACCATATTTCGAAGTTGTTAAATTACCAGAATCATGGGAAACACAATTTGAAATGTTGTTAGGTAAAAATGCAGAACTTCGTAAAGAGTGGATGTCTTCTTGACATCCACTATGGAGATTTAAAATGGTTAAAGTAGTAAAACGTGCAGTACCTTTAAATGCCGAAATTTACAATAATCTCATTAAAACATTTAATGATGCTATTAACGGCTATATTACGTTTGGAGACGGTAAAAAAGTCTATGATCAATACTTGGGTCAATTTAAAGACCAGATTATTAAGATGCGTAATGAATTTCCAAAATATGCTGAATTAAAAGCGTCAGGCATTAAATTTGTTGATGACCCAACATATGTAAATGACATGGGCGAATTTGTTTCGGTTAAAAGCTGGATGGGTAGTTTAACGACAGGTAGTGATAGTGTTGCAAATATATTAGATGCTGAAGTTGTTTATTGTATTCGTTTTACCCGAGGTATCAATGTAACAACTAATGCTAATACACCAGTAATTGGATTAGTTGTGCGCGGTACGCCAAAACCACAAAAACCTGGAGGCGAAAAATGTCTGAATCTAATGAGAAATTAACACTCTATGCAAATTCTTATCCAATTTTACAGTATTTTGCATATGACCATTTACCACCACACTTACAAGAAGTATCTAAAGGTATAGGCGATCTTGCTGCAAAAATGGTTTTATCTCTACCTGCCTGTGAAGAAACACAGGCCGGGTTACGTAAGTTATTAGAAGCAAAAGACTGTTTTGTTCGGGCAAATTTAAGTAAAGGGAAATAATATGCATCTCACTCCGGTTGTTTATAATACATTCATTAAGTCCTTTAATGACGCCATTAAACTGGCGGACCCTAAAGATCGATCATTAATTATTAAAGCTCTTAAACGCTTTCCAAAATATAACGATTTATTAAAACTGAATCTATCATACGATTTGGAAAGTATTAAACGATACGCAAAAAATCCATTAAAAACTCATTATATTCAATTAGACGACCCTTTCATTGTACATTATGGTGGTCAAGATGCCTTTAAAACCTTATCAGATGGTGATTTTAACCAAATTACCGGAATTGTTAAAGGCCTTAGAATTATCATCCATAAACTTGAAGATGTGGATACCAGTGTAATTTTTGGTATTGTAGAAAGCGACATTTAAATTAATCTTATCCCTAAATTATTTTGGAGACATAAAATGACTTTTAAAAAATATTCAAGCCTTGAAAATCATACTAATGGTAAATTCATCCAGGCCTGTTTTGATGTTGCTGCTCAAAATGGTGGCAATGCATGTGAATTTGTGGCCCGTGAAAAAATCCATGGTACAAACTTCTCAATTATCATTACTAAAGACAACATTCAAGCTTGTAAACGTTCAGGTCCAATCGGTCCAACCGAAAAATTCTTTGGCTATGAAGATGTAATGAAAGATTTAGATGATGTATTTAAAGCTGTTCAGAAATTGCTTATTGATAATGGCGACGGTTGGAATTCAATGCAAATCTTTGGTGAATATGCTGGTGGTAATATTCAAAAAGAAGTTGATTATGGTCCAAAATCATTTTATGTTTTCGATATCTTTTTAGATGCGCCGGCGGCAGGAATTTCAAATGGTTGGTGGGATGACCGTAGTGTGCAAGCATTTTGTGAACATCATGGTTTAAAAATTGCGCCTTTAATTGCCCATGGTAGTTTGGAACAACTTCTTAAATTGCCTGTTGAATTTAATACAATTGTACCATCATTAACTTGGGACAATATGTATGGTTATCATGCACAACCAGCTCCAACTGATAATGTAGGTGAAGGTCTTGTTATTAAACCTGTATACCCATTGTTTTTAAATAACGGTTCACGTGTTGCCATCAAATACAAAACTGATAAATTTAAAGAAAAGGGTAAAGGTAAATTACCTAAAATTCCGGTACCTTTATCGGAAGCAGATAAAGACCTTTTGAATAAGTTATCAGAGTTTTCAACAAAAGCTCGTATTTCAAATGTCGCCTCACATATTGGTGAATTAAATCCAAAAATGTTTGGTAAACTTTTAGGTATGACAATGCACGATCTACTTACTGAAGCTGAACGTGAAGGTATTAGTATTAATCAAGCAGAAGCTCCATCTAAACTTAAGGGCGAATTGCAGAAAATTGTTCAAGTTGATGTGCGTGAATATTGGACTGAACAAGATTTTGCTGTGCATAAAGTAGAATAATTAAAATATTTTTGTCCAGGCTATGTACATAGCCTGGATTTTTTATTATTATATGAACATACCAAATAACATGAGCAAATCAAAATGAAAGTTAATTTAATTAACGGCCTTATCCGTGCTATTGAAGCTGTTGAACAATTACCTCAAGATACTGAATTTAGTATGGGTGAATATAAAACATGTGTTATCGGCAAAACATTTGGATGGTCTACTGACGAGTGGGGGTGATGTATCTGAATCCCGAACTATTCGTCGTATTTTTGGTATTAAAAAACCAGATATGGATGAATCAGGGATTGGATTATTTGCTGATTGGTCATACTCTCGTTATACTGAACGTACATGGAAAGTCATCAAGTTATTTACATCGGATATTGGCCCTTATTTGACTCGTGATGAATGGCTTAAAAAGGCATATAATGTTTTGGGTGAATTCAAATGACATCTAGTCAAATAGGTGTAATGTGGCTATTGGTAGCAATAGTCACTGATGTAATATCAACCATTTATATGGCAAAGGCAGACGGTTTTAATAATATTGGACCTCTTATAATTGGTGCAATATTATACACTGGATCATTTATTGCTTGTGTTATCGCATTAAAATATATGCAAGCTGGTATATTGTATGTTATGTGGTCAGGCCTTGGTGCCGTTGCTACTGCATTTCTTGCAAAAATAATGCTTAATCAAAATTTAGACCTTGGTGCATGGGTCGGTCTTATCTTCATTTCAGTAGGTTTGACTATTATTGCACAATTCTCTTCTATTGATATCTAGGTGAAAAATGAAACTGAAAAAATCTATTGTAATGTTGATGGTACCTGCCTTTGTATTAGCAGGCTGTGCCAAAGATGATTCTGTTGCTGTTGCATCAAATGTAGCGCAAACTCCTGAAGGTGCATTTGTTCAAGTCGCTGATACTTTAAGCAAATCATATGAAGAGGCCAAAGCTAAAGGTTATACCGGCACATACGAAGATTGGGTAAAATTACTTGAATTGCATAAAACTGATCCTGCCGCCGCAACACAAGCTGCATCAAATTCAGGATTTAGTGGCATGGATATGATGATGGCTGGCGCAATGGGCATGATGCTCGGCAATATGATGTCTAATGGGTCATATAATTCATTTAAATCTCGTCAACAAGCAATGGGATCAAGTGCATATGTTCCGCCGGCTCGAAACACGTTAAATTCATATCGAGCAACCGAATCACGTGCGGTTTCAACTAAAGCCGCTGCAGTGTCTCGTAGTACGTCAACTTCTCGTGGTGGTTTCGGTGGTGCAGTATCTTCAGGTGGTTAATAATTAAGGGCTTCGGCCCTTTGGAGTTTTTATGAATAAATTAAATAATGGTCAAATGATATTCTGTTTAATTATTGGAATTATTATTGCATTAAGTATTTTTGTAATGCAACGCCCAAAAGCAAATCAGGAATATACACCTGCCGGTACAGTTACGCTTAAGTGTTTATCACTTTCGGGTGATTCGATTGTCACGTATACAGGTAATGATAGTTCTATTACATGGTATTCCGATGGCACATATGTTAATTTAACATTAGCCGATCGTTATATGAAAATCCCACAACATCGATGTGAATACACTAAATTTAGATAAAATGTTTACATGTTTTTATTATTAGTGTAAAATTTCTGAAATCTTTAAAAAATGAGTAAAGTATGAAACGCCATAGCAATTTCGAAATCCGTCCTAATCACATTGAACTTTTAGAGGGAATTGGCTTCAATTATTGGAATGCCCCTTCTGGACCTGATGCTGCACCATATTGGCAAGAAGGCGTTGTATATGGAATGTCAGAAAGTGAAATTGACCGTATTCAAGCTGCATCACAAGACTTACACGATATGTCTTATGCAATGGTAGAACAAATGATCAAATCTGGTGATTATCCTGAGTACTTCAATTTGGATGAAAATTCGATTCCTTTAATTGAACAATCTTGGAATCGTGGTGATAAATCATTATATGGACGTTTCGATCTTGCTTTTGGCTCTGATGACTCATTAAAAATGTTTGAGTATAATGGCGACACTCCAGTTTCAATTCTTGAATGTTCTGTAGCACAATGGAATTATATTGAAAGTATGCAAAAATTACCAGACGGTCGTGATTATCCAGATGATCTGCGTATTCAATATAATCTTATTGATGAAACTCTTCAAGAAGTTTGGCAGGAACGATTTAAACCAGGCGAATTAGTTCATTTTGCATCAAGCGGTGGATTCCGTCATGAAGACTTTGGTAATTTAGTTTATTTGATGGATTCTGCACTTCGTGCTGGTTTATCTGTTAAAGAATTGCAAATGCAAGATATTGGTCTTTTGAAAGAACGTATTGGCACAGGCCCTGAAACTAAATCGTTTATCGATCTTCAAGACCAAGAGATCAAAAATTGTTTTAAACTTTATCCTTGGGAATGGATGACTGAAGAGAAATTTGGTTCTGACATTCTTGACTGTACTAACACTCGTTGGATGGAACCCGCATGGAAAATGCTGCTTTCAAACAAAGCAATGCTTATTAAGTTATGGGAAATGTTCCCTAATCACCCTAATTTATTGGCGAGTTTTGATGGGAATCATCATCCAAAATCGGGTCAATATGCTAAGAAAGCAATTCATGGCCGCGAAGGTTCAAACATCTATCGTTCGCATTTTTGTTCTGGCGAAGAGCTTAGTCATTTGGCTCCGGGTTCTCACAAAGTACCTGAATATGATCATTGGGGCTATATGTACCAACAATGGCATGAAATTCAACCGCACGATGGATATTATCCGATCATTGGCTCATGGATTATTGGTGACAAAGCATGTGGTATGTCTATTCGTGAAGATCGGAATCTTGTCACAGGTATGGACGCATTTTTTGCGAGTCATTTCTTTGTACCTGAAGATTTAGAAACCAAATATTTGGAGTTATGGAAATGAGTTCATTATGTATGTCATTAACTGTTTTTGATAGTGATGGTAAAAATATACAATCTTGTTATATTAGAAAGTTAACTGGTGCAGAAGTTAATACCAAAGATTCTAATTCATTAATTGAATGGATTGATTATTTTTTAGTTGCAGATAATATACCAGCATTTAATTTAATTGAATACTCGCCCTTTGGAAAATGGATGAAAGTTGTATATGATGATGGTACAATAAGTAATCAAATATTATTAACGTGGGAGCATTTTAAATAATGAAAGGTAAACGTAACCCAGTTGCAAAAGCCGTTAGAACACCTGCATTTAAGATGCAGGTTGTAAAAGACAAGTCAAAATATGACAGAAAAGAAAAGTTTAAAAAGCATTTAAGCGAGGATTAATATGAATACTTTACGTGAATTGATTTTGGACGCAGGTGTTTATAACCCAGAAAAGTTTACCCATATTGCACTACTTAATATTGTCGGTCTAGGTTGGATGCGTTTGGATAATTATAAAGACGGCCAAATTTTTGAACTTGATTATAAATATAATCTTACTGATATTATTACGGTAAACGTTCGTGCAAATGTTAAACTTAACCCAGGTACAACTTGGTTGGATTTAATTTTTGGTGATGAATTTACAAATGAACATCGTTGGCTCGAATCTTATTATGTAGATGAACACCCACATGATGGTCGTCAAATGTTAGTTTTAAAAGGTGTAAATGCAAAAGTAGTTTTACATGAAAGATATGAACGACCTGAACTAACACCATATTTTAGAGATTGTAAATTTTTACTTGGCGCTGAAATCCTTGTAGACTATACAGACGGCCAACGTCGTCGATATGTTCATAATATCAAATATGATTACCAACTCAATGTGCCTTATATTGTTGATAATATGGGTGCTGAACACTGGTTAAATGTTCCGCAATATTATGTCGATGAAGAGACTCTTGTTGATTATCGTACATATGTTCGTCGTTTATATGGTACTATTTTAAAACTTTAATAAAAAGGTGCATTATTTGCACCTTTTTTCATTTAAAGGGTTTACATGCTTATTAAATTCTTATATAATAACTACATCAAATGAACAAACACTGAGTAAATTATCATGGCTACATTAACTAAAAAGCAGAACGTTTTCAAATTAAAATGACTAACATTATTCTTTCTGATGTATCTTTCACTTTAAACAAAATGGAAGGTAAAATTGGTGAGATTGATTGGAAAGTTTTTAATAAGAAAGGTATGTCTACTTTTGTAATTAATGTAACTTCTAAAGAAGAATATGATACAATGATTGCATTCTGGAATGTAAACTACATCCGTAAAGGTGAAGGTTTATATGAATGTAAATCAATCATCGGCGAACAGTTCATTATGGAAGTATCTAAATTTGAAAATGGTAAAGCTACTGTAACTTTACTTGCAATGTAAGAGGAAATTGAAATGATTTGTCCACCTGTAATTAATAAAAAAAATCTTGCTGAAGCTATTAAACGACAACATCATTCAACTGAACGTTTTTTTGATGTACATGAAGCCGCAATTGAACGTAATTTAAACCTGGAAATGGCGGCTCGTTTAGAAGCAGGCGTTGCATCCGAAGAAGATGAACGTAAAGCAATTGAATTACTTAAACGCCATGGTTTGTAATGAAAACATATACAGATTATGAAATTGCATTGGATCAAGAATTGAATACATTTCTTGATCCAAATCAAATGCAGGACTTAAAGATTGTACAAATCAAACAACTTATGATATTGTATATGTTGTACTTAGATAGTATTCAATGAGAATTTTAATATGAAAATGCATGTTGAACAAGAAGTTATTTTGGGTAATGCAGGTAAAGCACAAAGTTTTACTATTGCAGCAAATGCAAAAGCGTTCCAAATTTTATCAAGTGGTATCTATAAACATAAAATTCGTGCTGTTGTACGTGAAGTTATTTGCAATGCAAATGATGCCCATATTATTGCAAATAATCAAGATACACCTTTTATAATTAAAGCCCCGAATGAACTTGATCCACGTTTTGTAGTACGTGATTTTGGTCCAGGTCTAGATGAAGAAGACATGACCACTATTTACACGCAATACTTTGCATCAACTAAAGCAGATTGTGATAGACAAACGGGTGCATTTGGACTGGGTGCAAAATCTCCATTCTCATACACAGATACCTTTACTGTGGCGTCATATCATGCTGGAATTTGTACAATTTATAATGCAATGTTATCTGGCGGCGAACCTCAATTGGTTAAAGTTTATTCTGGACCATATGAAGAAGGGGATAAAGATGGTATTGAAGTAACTGTACCTTGTAAAATTGATGATATTCCCAAATGGCATAATGAACTTGTTCGTATTTTACGACCATTCCCAAAATCGGCATATCAGGTTTTAGGCGTAAATCTGGATATATTATCTTTATATGATTTACGTGGTTATAATGATGATTGGTTTGCAACTCGTCAATGCCATATTATTGAAAATAAACGTATGAGTGTTGAACCGAATGGTGTATATGCAATTTATGGCTCAATTGTATATCCATTAAATGGTGTCGATGGCGTTGATGCATCTTGGTTACGCACAAAAAGTGACGTCACATATATTCACTTTGCATCAGGTGAATTAATGCCGCAGCCTTCACGAGAGGAACTGCAATTTGACGAACGAACTCTTAAAAATGTGCGAACACGTGTTAACACATTAAATGAGCAACAAATGGCTGCAGATATTGCTTCTTTGCAAAAGATCACAAATCGTCGTGAACTTTTACGTAAGTTGCATAATTTACCAGGTTCACAATATTCAATTCTTGAGTCTAAAGGCATCAAATTTTTAGGCATGACAATTAAAGAATTGAATAAATCAGTTGAGATGCCTCATTTACGCGAAGCAATTGTAAATCATTCAACCGTTTATATAGCCGATAAGTACTCACCAAAGGTGCGTAAATTGGTAGAGCCAAGTTCATATCGTCGTTTAAAGGTATCTGAAACATCAGTAGGTCGAATTTATACCTATACAAACCGCCGGGCATGGATTATTATATGCGATACAACAATGCATAAAACTCGTGCTGCCATTAAAGGTTTATGTCATTCAACAGAAGATGATGCTTTAAGAGAATACGATCATGTATTAGTGGTGCAAAATTCACCATCCGGTCTTAATGTTATTAATGAAATTAAGTCGGTAATGGGCGATGATATTGTACATGTGTATAAATCAAGTGAAATGGAAGATATTCGCAAATTAGTTCCAGGATATGGCGTTAAAAAACCTCGTACTGCACCGGCTGAAAAACGACCTGCATCTCCAAATGCGGAAGTTATGGAGTACAATGAAAAACGTAAATCTTGGGATACTAAATTATTGTATTTGACTAGTAATGAAATTAAAGAATTAAATGGTTATGTGTTGGGTCTTTATCGCGATAATGTTTCAGCAAAATCATTTAATTTTAGTACAATTACTAATCTGAGTCAATATACTGTACGGGATATATTGGCGAAGCAAGGTATTACTAAATTGTATTTGGTTCGACCTTCAATTTATAAGAGAGTATCTGCCAATAGTAATTTAATTTGCGCATTCAAAGATATGTGTGATCTTGTGATTAAATTACTAACTGATTTTCCAGAAAGCAAATACTCTTTTAGTAATACATCAACATTTATTCAAAATGTGTTAAGTAGTGAAAAACTGGTGAAATCTATTATACCTTTATTGACTGCACCACGTAGCGAAGAAGCTGTTGAAATGCATCGGTTATTTAAAAAGGTTAGAGATATTCGTATAATTGGAGGGTCTTCTTATCCGGGATTAAATGATGCAATTGTTTTATATAATGAAAGACATATTGCAGCTGAAAATGCGTATAAGAAAAAGTTATTCGCTTTCCGTGAAAAACACCCTACAATATATTATGTTTTGGATAACAAATATTCACTCGATGATCATATGATAAATGACATCGTTAAATTATTGGGTACTTAATGAGTATTATTGAAATATATGTTGCAGTAACACTCGGACTAACAGGCATTGGCGTGTTAGTCTGGCCATTTATTGAATTTTATACAACTCTTTTTATAGGAAGTCGTCATGCGAAATAGTAAATTATCAATTGCAGATATTAATGCGGTAATTATTGCATTTTTGTCAGGTCAATCTAAAGTTTCAATTGCTCGTGATTTTGGTGTCCATGTTGATACAATCACTCGTGCATTAAAAACCCCGCGCTCTGAGGCCACATTGAAATTGTTTAAAATTAAAGACGGCGTGGCACAACTTGCTTGGCCAGGAACAATTTTACAAGTTCGTGATGATTTTATTGTAAAATCATTTGAAGTTACGGGCAATCCATTAGATGGTGTAATCGTTTGTGAAGACGTTTATATTACTGATGAAACCGAAGACGACGTTGATCCAAAAGAAGGTTTTGGTGATTGGTTCTTTAATGAACATGATATGGGTGTTCTGCATAAATTCCGTATTGGAAAAATTGTGGTTCGTACTCAAGAATATGAAGGTGAAACGCCTGTAGTATATGACCCAAGTAATAAGTTTGAAAATAATGGTCAAGATACTACTTGGATTCGAGACCATATTACACTACACAAATATTTTAGCAAAAAGCAAATTGAAAAGGCTCAACTTGAAGCGCGTCCAATTGATGTTAAAACATCGGATAATAAAGTTGAAGTAGTAGGGGGTTCTATTGTAGAAGGTACTATTACTAAACCTGAACCTGTTTGGTCCGCATCAAATAAGTTTATTAGCATTACAGAAGGCCGTAAGACTATTAATGCTGACTCTAGCCATCCGAATTTTAAACAAGCAATTGAAGCTTTGGTGGCAAAAGAATTTGATAAAGCTATTCAACTTCTTAATATTGAGCATGCTGTTTCAAAATTTGTTAAAAATAATGTAACTATTACTAATGGTCAATTATTTTATCAAGGCATTGAAATTAAATCCGGTTTAACCCGTCGCATTATTGATGCTATGAATAAAGGAGAAGATTTTGAATTCTTCTTACCATTCTTAGAGAATTTAATGCTTAACCCAAGTGATGTTGCAATTGAGCGTTTATTTGACTTTTTACAAGCCAATGACATTGAAATTACGGCAGATGGTCATTTTATTGCATGGAAGAAAGTTCGTCCAGACTTCTTAGATATCTATACAGGTACAATGGACAATTCACCAGGTAAAACCTTAAAAATGGTACGGGGTTTAGTTAATTCAGATGACAATCAAACATGTTCAGCTGGTCTACATGTGTGTGCAAAATCTTATTTGAATCATTATGGTACTACACCTGGTAATAAAGTTGTACGTGTTAAAGTACATCCAAAAGATGTTGTATCTATTCCAGTAGATTATTCTAACGCCAAGATGAGAACCTGCGAATATACTGTATTAGATGAAGTTAAAATGTAATTAAATAAAGGGCCTTCGGGCCCTTTTTCATTGGAGATAAAGATGCAAGAAAATAAGGCGTGGATACATTTAACTACATTAAAACCTATTACATTAGGCGTTAGCGATCTAACACCTGAATCTAAACAAAAGGTTATTGATACAACCAAACATGCCCTAGAATATAATGGTGAAACTGATACTGAATCTGTTTTACAAAGATGTGTTATTGCACAGCTTGCTGAACAATATATCGCACAACACATGAAAGGACATTGCATTAATGATGAGAACGTTAATATTAATGATCCATGGACGTATGCATTTGATGTGTTAGCAGGACCCGAATATTACGGTATGAGAATTGAAGTTAAAACACAACAATCTGGTGCTAAATGGGTATCCGTAAATACAGGCCAATCTGGTTTATATCCTGGGTCAACTGGCCTTAATATAAAACCATTTTTAACTACAGGTATTCCAGATATAATTGTTATTTTTAAAACAACAGAATTGCATAGAAGTGTATGGACATTTGAACCCTTTTTAATTGCAAATCAAGAAGGCTTAAAAGAAGTTGTTCAAAAATCCAATTTTACCGGATATTATATTAATGATAGGCAACGACCCTCTGAAAATAATTCAAATTATTTCTTTTATAAGGGTTTACATTAATATTAAATGGTGTTAAAATAATCTCATCATCAAACAAAGGTTAATGATATGAAAAAATCGAAATTGAACACAACTCGTAGCCACATGTATCTAAAAGATTTAAAATTGGCAAAGGCACAACATATCGCGCGTTTAACGGCTAAAGGTAATTTATATGAGCCTTTTACCGATGAACCCCCAGTGTCAAATTTAAATGCTCCAGGGTTTTATTTCTTTGCACATGTTAAGCGAGGTGAAGTATACGCTCGTTTTTATGTGGGACGTCAACGCACAAAATCGGGTCTTCGTAATATTGTTTCACAAATTCGTCGTCGACGTACAAAAACCGGCGAGGCATTATGTTCTACGCTTGAAGCATTTGACATTTATTTTGTAAGTCTTGATAAATTAAAAGTTTTAACAAATGGGTTTGGTAAAGGTAAACTTGCTTTGGCATTTACAGCGCAATACTCTGATGATTTCCAAAATTTGGAAGAACAGAATCGTATGTTAAATGATAACTTTAAATTTTGGGCACAAAAATACTAGGGGTATATGTCAAATGAGTACTAACCAACTTTTAGCTTTAGTGTTATTGTTTGTATATGCCACTATACATAAAACAATGCAAGTTGTTAATTTTAGTGACCCAATTTATTTGGTTAAACTTGCAATCACTTCAGTTATTACAATTATTATTTGTTTTAAATTAATTAAGTAATAATTGTGTATTTAAAATTATAGAGGAGTTAATATGCAGAATATCAATCGTGATTTAGTTGATATTATTAATAATGAAGCTAAAGGGTATGCTTTATATACAGTTGAAAACCGTGCAATTCCTAATATGATGGATGGGTTTAAACCCGTTCAACGTTTTATGATTTATCGTGCTTTAGAAATGTCTAAAGGCAATCATGCAAAATTTCATAAATTAGCGTCTGTTGCAGGCGGCGTGGCCGATGCTGGATACCATCATGGTGAAGTATCCGCACAAGAAGCAGGGGCATTAATGGCAAATACTTGGAATAATAATTTGCCATTCTTAGACGGTCAAGGTAACTTTGGTTCGCGTCTTGTACAAGAAGCTGCTGCATCTCGTTATGTATTTTGTCGTATCTCTGAAAACTTTAGAAAGGTTTATAAAGATATTGAAATTGCACCGAAGCATCCAGATGAAGAGCATTTACCTCCTCGTTTTTATTTGCCGGTAGTACCTACAGTATTATTAAATGGTGTTAAGGGTATTGCCACGGGATATGCAACAAATATTTTACCTCATAGTTTTGCAAGTGTATTAGAATGTACTCGATTGGCTCTTGAAGGTAAACTTGATAAAGAACCATTAGTGTCATTTCCTCAATTTAAAGGGGATGTGATTAAACTTGATGAACCAGGCAAATATGAGTTGCACGGAAAATACACTTTTACATCTCGAACCCAAATGCATATTACGGAAATTCCATATTCATTTGATCGTGCAAAATATGTTGAAAAGGTTTTAGATGATCTTGAAGATAAAGGCTTAATTACATATGAAGATGACTGCTCTAAGGCAGGATTTGGATTTAAAATTAAGTTCCGTAAAGATTATCGATTCCCGGAAGACGAAGCCGCAAAACATGCAAAAATTATGTCGGACTTTAAATTAATTGAAAAAGTCTCACAAAATATTGTAGTTATCGATGATAAAGGTCGCTTAAACGATAAATTTGAAAATGCATCAGAACTAATTAATGCATTTGTTAAAGCACGCTTAACATATGTCGATAAACGTATTGACTATATGAAAGTTAAAAGTGAACACACTTTTAAACTTGCATTAGCAAAAGCGCTTTTCATTAAAGAAGTTAATAGCGGGAATATTGTTATTAAGGGTAAAACTAAAGCGGCTCTTAAAGACGAATTGTCTACTTATCAACCATTTGTTGGTTTTGAAGATCAATTAGTATCAATGAACATCTATCATATGACAGATGATGAAATTGAAAACTTAAAAGCTCGTGCACATGAAGCTAAAAAAGATTTAGAGTATTGGCAGACAACAACTGCTCAAACTGAATATAAATTAGACCTTGATGCATTAGAACGCCTCGTTTGATTAAAAAGGGGCCTAAATTGGCCCCTCTTAATTGTACAAAGTAAGGGATAATTGTTAATATACCCTTAACAAATGAAATGTGAGTTATTTTAAATTATGAATAAGATTGAATATTATCAATTAGCCGCAGAACAACTTCATAGACAAACGCCTTGGTCTGAAGGTCTTGAATTGTTAGAAGATCTTTACAATAAAACATATGTTAAGCGCAATGAATTTGTTCCGGCTATTATAGATCAATTAATTGAGTATGGTTATATTAATGAGTCTGCAGATAAAATTACAATCTCACCCGAAGGTCAAGAATTAATTGAACTTGCAGCAGAATTGTGGATTAAAGGCGAAAATATTGATTTAAACATTAAACAACGTGGTACAGTTAAGCGAAAAATTAATGATGAAATGTTAGAAATGGTATCACGTACATTTGCAATGTTAGAAAATAATATTGATACGAAACCTGATTATACAGAAGATCGTAGTAATTTATTTGTACATTTCACAAAGCGTTTAAAAGGTATTGCAAGTATTGAAATTCGCAATGCAGACTTATTACGAATTAGTATTCGTAAACCTGAAGAAGGTCAAGTTGAATATTTTAAAGCTATCGGTATGGTAGTTCATAAAGTAACTCCAACTGTAACATATATGGATTTACCACGCACAATGGAAAATCTTGAAATTTTAGTAAATGCCGTTATCAAATATATTAAAGCTTAATTGGAGAAATATCATGTTGTTTGAAACTTTACAAGAAATTATCGCAGTAGCATCAATCTTAATTAAATTTGGTCATGATGATATTTTAGAAAATAAAGCATTATTCATTGCATTCTTAAATGAACTTGGGATTACTATTGGTAATAAAAAAGTGACTGCTACGTCACTTTGGAATTTAACTCAAGATATTACAAATCGACAGAAAGAAGCTCTTATCGAAGAATTTCTTTCTGGTCACGAACCGATTTATAGAAAATTAACAATGGTAATGAACTCGGCTAAGTTAGCTTAACGAGTTCTACCTATCGCACGAGCGGCTTGATTACAAATTGATTCAAGCCGCTTTTTTGTTATATGGGGTTTACCATACCAGTACATTGCAACTGATCCAGAATAGATATTATCCAAATTAAAATATGGGCACGAATACATGTACGCAAGACCTTTATTGTCTTCTGTGCTAGGTAAATATGCAAATTCAGTTTCAGAATCAAATGAACGACCGGCAAGATGTGCCATATATTCATTAGATGTTTTATCTACAGGAAACCCGCCCAAGTTTTTAGGATCAACTGATTCCGGTATTTTTCCTTCATACACTTCTAAGTCAACAAAATAATTTAAATTTTTTGGACGAAATACGTAAACGCCGGAAAAATCAGAACCTGTTGCAACGTGGACGCTTTGGATTTGTTCTTGTATAGTTAAATCGAATCTTTTATTACGTTCTACTTGCAATGCATGTGCATATTTTTCAAATGATGCATCAACATACATCTTTCCTATAGCATCACTTTTTACCCAGATCATTATCATGATAAACACTGCAAAAAGAGCTGCTACTCGTGATGCGAGAAGTTTGCCAGTAGCTCCATCTTTGAATAAGATGTCTAAAAGGCCAAAGATAAAATCAAATATAGGCAATATGTTTCTACGTGATTCACGATTTTCAGGTGTAAGTGTGTCATCTTCAGCCTGTGCTGAGGGTTGTTGGTCTTTGATTGAAGTGTTCATAGTTAGTCATTTATGATTTAATAGAGATATTTATATGAAAACAGGAGCCTTATGGCTCCTGTTTTCAGTGTTTTGAATTATACAACATCCCAAATTTGAATACTGACAAAGCCACAATTTGATGCGCTATCAACATTATTATCAGACACAATAAAATTGCACGTGTTTGAGTTAATCATGGTTGCAGAACCAACTGCTGGGTTTTTACCTGATAAGAACCAGCCTAAATCAAGGCGAGCATCTCTAGTTGCAACATCACCAGAGGTACTTATTGACACGGAAGGATTGTTTATATCGGTAGATGTACGTAATAACCAAGACCAAACCGAATCTGCGCCCATATCTTGTTTGGCGTATGCTGCAATATTACCAATAAAACTACAATTAGATGAGTTATATGTCACAGCTAAAACATTAAACGAAGTCACATTACCTGGGGAAATAGAATGAGGAATTTCAACAATAGCATCAATAACACCAGATACTCGATTAGTTGTTACTTGTACTATTCTTCCGGTAGACAATCCATTAGACCACCCGGTAGAACCAGCAAACACACCATGTAATAAAGATCCTACTTTAATTTGGGAAATTCGATCTTGTACTACTGTACCCGAGCCAAGTTCAATCTGAATTTGAGTAGGTGAATAATATTTTGCTGTCTGTGAATATCCAACATAAACTCCACCAGTCCAAGTCGCGACTAATTTAGCCTCCTTTTGCCCTGCAATATCTAATGTGTTTGCCTTAGTAGCATTTGTTGCATTATCCGCTTGTGCGGCTGCAGGAACTTTACCTGTAACTTTTGAACCATCGACGTTAGATGCAGTCAATGTAACGTTTTGTTGTCCGTCAAATGATACTGCATTTGTTGTGATGCCGCCAGTAATTTGGAAAGTTCGTGGTGTTTTTAAACGTACTGCGTATGCAGATGCGCCAGTTTCAGCAACATTAACATTTTGAACAAATGCTGTAGTGGCAATTGTTGTGTTGTTAGTTGCAGTGGCTTGTGTCGCAACAGTTAATGGGATGATAGCGTTGCCTGATCCATCAAATTGCACTGAACCTGATGCACCTGAACCAGTGATACCAATTGCTCGAGCAGTTTGTAGTGTAGTTGCAGTAGATGCATTACCATTGAGCGAACCTGTAAGTGTTCCACTGATAGTACCGTTGAATGTACCACTGAACGTACCAGTGAATCCGCCGACAGCATTAGCAACACCTGAAGAACTTACTGTAAACAAATCTGTAAATGTATTAGAAGGATCTACAGCTGTCGCGTTAGAGCGTTTAACTGCGAATCCTGTGTTAGAACCGACTCCAATAAATCCTTTGCTGCCATTCTTTTTAACTAGTGCAAGATCATTGTCATTACCGACATTGATCATTGTGTTGTCACTTAATGTTTGGATACTTCCATTAGTAGACAATACACCAGCAGTAGAAATAGATGCAACATTTGTGGCATTATCGCTTCGTTGGAAAATCCAACCGCGCTTTTCAGCACCTGCAGTGGCACAAGTTAAATACACCGCCCATGTAGCATTAGTCAAATCACCGTGTCTACCAGTTCCCGCATTACTAGTACCAGTGAAAGTAATGCCGTAAGTTGGTTTACCGGATTGAGCGCCACCGTATAAACTTAAACCCGCTAAAACTGTATTTGAACTATTAGCAATACCTAATCCAGTAGATACACTAATTCTATCAGCAGAAATAATTCCTGCGCCTATTGAGCCATTAAATGAATGAGAAGCTGCAATATATGACAACTTTCCTTGTCCAATAGCTGTAGTTCCGCCAGAAGACATAATTCTTGCATCATAATCTATATTGCTAGCACCTGAATGAAAATCGATATAAACTGGGCTATCTGTACCAATTGTACCTAATTCTGTTTGATTACCTAAATAACTAGATCCAGAACTTCTCAAATCGCCAGAATTATTTAATCCCGCTGTGTTTGTAATTCCATTTACGGTTAAATCACCGATAAATCTTCCAGCTCCGGTGAAAGTTGGTGCATCTGTATATGCGACTTCTCTCCATGCTCCTGTAGTACCGCCGTAGATATTACGGATCCATGTTCTACTAGAACCAGGACTATAGATCGTAAATGTTTGTTTAACGCCAGCAGTTCTTTCTACCAATAAGCAGAATGCAGCACCAGTAAAAGGACCATTTTTGATCGTTTGCGCCGCCGCGTTTGTGTCGCAGTAGTAAAAACCTTCAGTTAAGTATGTATTCAAATCAGCATTTGCTGGAATAGAAACTGATTGTTGCTGAATACTAATATTACTGGTACCGTCAAAAGCAACACCATTGATAGTTCTAGGTGTTTCGAGTTTAGTAGCAGAATCTGCATTACCTTTTACTAATACTGGGCCTGTTGTGTTAGAGATAGTTCTTCCATATTGGAATAAAAATGCTTCAGTTGATGCGTTATCATTTCCACCGAGCGCCATATACACCCCAGAGCCTGCCCATCGGGGATCTGGGCGATAGACGCCAATAGAAACGACATTTCTATACCCTAATGAGCTCTGTATATTACCTCCTAAGAATGGCACAAAGCCATATGTTGTACCAACATTGGTGTCGTTTACTTTAAATGGGATATTGTCGCCAGTACCTATATCTGCTAAAGAAGCATACGATGCGGAATCACCTGCGATTATACCTTCTTTAGAAAAAATCCCAAATGCACGTGTCGCTGCACCATATTGATTATTTACTTCTAAATTTCTTACCCGTATTCCGCCTGCGTTTGAGCCATTTACTGAAGGACCTAAAAAGCTAATTGGTACTGTGACGTCATTACTAATAGTAGGAGTAGTGATACCTTGAGTAACAACTAAACGTCCTGAAATGGTATCTCCACTTCTATTGACTTTAGTGTCTTGAAGGGCTTTGCCTTGAGCAGCAGTTAACGCTTCTGTGACAGATGTAGAAGTTAATGTATTGTTTAATTTAACTAAACCGGCTTGCCCTGTTGATGCAGAATTAATAGTTAGAGCTGTGGCTACATTTGCTGTCCCATCAAAGAATAATGAACCAGTGGCATCGCCAGTAAATGTAAATGTGCGTCCAGTTTGTAAACGCTGTGCCATTTCTACGCCTTCAAGAGGCATCGTCGCTTGCACAGTATATGGTGCAATTGAATTTTCAATTGTCAAATAAATCGGATCATCTGGATTTTCATATGAACTAGTATTGTTTGCAGTCAAATAAATCTTTTCAATAGAAATATTGTAATGGTTCCATGCTGTAACAGGAAATGGTACAGGTGGATTTGTTCCTGGGATATTGCCGTCAGTTGCAGTGTTACCTAAAACAATGACGTTATGATCTGCAGCTTGGCCCCAACGAACACGATCAAAAGGAGCCTTTGACCCTACAGATACTGCTTGATATGAGTGCCATTGTGGACCAGTATAATTGTACCCGGTTATATCAATCGCCCATGCACCTTGTCTTGACACCCCAGATGAATAATCAAAACCTTCAACTCTAATTTTCATCATAGTAGAAGCATTTCGTGTACCTTTAGGCAAATGAATAATAAGCGCGCCATTTGCAGTGCCTGCAGCTCTAATTGTCGCGACATCACGAATAATTCTAGAATCACCCGAAGAAGTCAAAATGTTTGCTTTGTATAATTTTGTAGAATCTTCAATAGTAATATCTTTAGTACCATCAAAATCCACACCATTTATTTTTCGTGCAGTAAGCAATTTAGATGCATTCGCGGCGACGCCATTTAAGGCCCCGTTAAATTGAGGCGCAGACATTGCCCCTGTTGATTTAATAGTACCAGTTACATCAACATTACCATTAATGGCCCCACCTAAACCAAAACCTAAATCAATTACATTATTGTCTGATACAGTATAAATGGTACGATCTGTTAAGTTTAAGGCTATTTCGCCTTCGGAAATCTGGGCAGTAGTAGGTTTTCTACCAGCAACAGTACTCCGTAAAAATTTTATTCTGTTAATATTTGGATCTAAAGCCATTAGAAATAATCCTTAAAATGTTAAAAAATCAATAACTGTACCTTTCTCTACAACTTGACTTAGCTGGGGTACTTCATTTGCAGCAGTTGCTCTATTATTTACAAACACTCTTGGTGCGGTTAAAGGACCTGTCATCGTATCGCCGGCTTTTGCAACTTTAGTATTTGCATTATTATTTGCTGCTGTAATTAATCCATCAACATATGATTTTGTAGTTGCATGCCTACTATCAGTAACTGAACCTGTTAAAATAACATTAGGGCCAGTATAAACACCTGTTGGGGATATAGAAGCGACATTGTTATTGTCAATTCTAAAAATCCAAGGGTATGACGCAATATGTCTAAAATATGTTGCCCAAATCTGTGTATTTGTACTATGACCACCAAAATTTTCAATTTTGGAAAAGTGTAAACCATAATTTGGTTCACCCCCAGGCACACCTCCATTATATAAAGATATACCTAATCCCTTACCTTCATTGCTAGAAATTCCAATAGTTGGTACATTAATATTACCCGAATAAATACCGCCTCTTGCCTTTGATACAAAGTCATTATCGTCAGCTTGAGGCTTATCATTTTCAGAATATATTTTATATGTTTTATATAAAAGCGTATCGCCTGTCGGGAATAATGGGAAATTACCCTGGGTCCAAACGAGTGTCCCGCCAATCGTTGTACCGGCTTTTAAATCTGCCATATCAATTTATCCTCTTTAAAGATATTTATAAAAGAGAAAAGGGCCGAAGCCCTTCTTTATCCCGTAAACACCTGTTTTTGAGCATCTGATAATATATACTTACACATTTTAACAGAACGCATCCATACACCAACATCCAAATAAGATGACAACTCAGGTTGTTTAGCATTTGTTAAATCAACCCATTTTTTCTCTATTTTATTATTGTCTTGTCGCTCATATTCTAATAAAACAGACCCTGTATAATTATCAACGTTTAATATTAAAATATCAGGCTCTCTTGTTGCAGGTTCTTCAAGAGTACGAATCCATGAAGTAGGGTATGAACCTGCTTCAACTTGTGAATAACCAACATTATACCAACCATCGGTTACCTCATTGGCATTATACCCTCGCATTAAATCACCATTAGCTAAAGGCGTTGTTAATCGTCTAGTAGTAAAAGTACGAGATATTAATGCATTAGTTGTAGCTAGTGGCGTTATATCACCAATTGTGCCCAAATAAAGAGCACCTGCCCCATTCGGATTTAACCAATACATATAGCTGTTTGGATAGTTACCATTCAAATAATGAGATGTAGTATAATCGACATTTGCCGCAAGATTTAATTTACGTAATGTAGGGTGATTTTGAAAGTCTAATCTACTTGATGTATTTACTGCAACTTTAATTGTACCATTAGCATTACGAGTAGTTGTAAATGGTTTAGTGCTACCCCATGGAACAGGGTCAAGTACATCAAAATTACTATTAACTAACAAATTAGTAGCACGTTTTTCAACCAACAATCCCCTATTATAAGCCTTACGAGTAGTTGTATCATATCCGGTATCAAATCTAGGGATATTTGGTCCAACCTCATACATATTCATTGATAGACCATCACTATGGTATGAACCTGATGAATTTCGTTTGAATAATAAAAATGTTGGTAATTTTTGATCAATAGTAAAATCAATTTCTTCTGAAACAAAGGTACCATTATTTTCTCGAATACCAACAATTGGAACAGTATTGGTTTCGCTTGTTGTAAAAATACCTAAATCCATTAAATGATTTGCTGTTTGCTGTTCAACAAAACGACCCGCTTTAATACCGTGAATACCGATAATTGCATTACCATTCTTCTTACTACCATCTCGAGAAGTCTCAGTCAAAACAATATTTTTAATAGATGATTTACCAGTTACAGCATCATTACGAGGAAATCTTGAAACCACAACTGTAAACCCAGTTGCTGCAGCTGGTGCAGTAGAATACTTACCAATTGAAGTCCAGCCAGTGCCGTTAGATTCTAATATTGTAGATGAATCTACTAAAGCATTTGATGCATTATACCAACGTAAATTTACACGGGTTTTCATATTAGAAGATGTCATAACAGCATCAGCGTATAAATCTGCAGATAATTCTACAACAGCCCCTGGTAATAAACCATAATCTGACATTTTATTAATAGCATTATTTGTTGGAAACCGTTTATATTCATACCCGTTCATTGTTGCATATTCTTCAGTATCATACACAATTCTAGAGGGCATTCCAACTGCACCAATATCATTAAGTTCATCAAAAACTACTGATAGTTCTGCTAAATTTTTATCAGTACCATCGGTCGACAATAAAACTTCAGACACAATCTTTTTACGAGCCGAATTATAAATTCCAACATAACCGCATGAATAATTATTTGCTAAAAATGTGCCTGGCCAATTTACTGAACCGACAGACTTAAACCAAGTATCAACAGAAGGCGATGATTTAAGCCCAGGTCCACTCATAATAATAACATACGGATTACCTGAACTATTCATATATGAAGTAAATCCAGTATTCATTGTTGAATCTGTTGGCGTTAATTCAAAAGATTTAATTTCTGGAATACCATTGGCTGTTTTAAATCCTCTAAGATTTAAACCTTTTAAAGTCGTCCCGGTTAAATCTTCATCATTTCTTTTCAGATAAGGAGCGGTCGAATAATTCGTAGCCCCTCCAATTTTAAACTGATATACTACAGCATCAGCTTCTGAAAAGACACTCGCCTCAATTACATCTTTTGCAAATGAGGCAATGAATGTCTCTTTAGCCATTTAAATCTCCTTATTCAATCCAATCAAAGCGGACATTTTTAGTTAATGGATCAGCATAAATGCGCAAATTACCAACTTGAATCCAGTCGCGAATAGTTAAGTTATTTAAAGCCGAACCGTTATTAGGAATTGCCCCTATATCACTTGCAGTTGGTTTTACACTTGATGTGAACATATACGACCAGCTTTCCCATGCATTTTTAACAGGATTCCAAACACGTGTCCAAATTGTATTAGCAGCATGATTTGGTTTTGTTGCATTGTCTGCAGTAGGTCTAGGGACCCAAATTTGATATGTACCTTGTGTTTTATCCGTACCAACTTGAGATAAAATACCAGGTCCATCAAATTCTTCATATCCTGAGATAATTGTTGGTTTTAATGGATCCATAATTGGAACTTTATACCCAGCCTTAAACAAACTATAAATTGCAGGATTTTCAATATTTGAACTCCAACTACCTGCAATTGGTGCAGCTGTTGCCATTGCAGCACTTTCGGGTCTAACAACTTTAATTGAGGCAGCTTGAATTAACAAATCACCAGTCATTGTATCACCAGCTTTTTTAACAAAGGTTGGTGCAGCTAATGTCGTATAATTATTAGTTGTTAATAATGTCGCTCCATCAGATGCTTCAATTGCAGTTGGCGCATTAGATACTAACGTAAGAGCTTGTGAATTAGATCCTATTCTAATATTTGTTTTACCTGCGTCCATATCAACTACCGGAATAGTACGAAGTCGATAATGCGCGCCCGCATCAACATAGCCATCAAACGTCGCTTCGCCATACACCGATATTGATGCCACATTTGTATTATTAACTTGCTCAGTGGATACTAAACCTCGTTGAAAAACCCAGCCTCGTTTTTCAGAACCAGAAACGGAACAAATATTATAAATTGCAAAATCTTGATTTACTGCGCCATGTGCACCACAACCCGCCCAATTTTTATGACCTACATACATTCCATACATTGGCCTATTATTTGAATTGGTTTGAATGCCACCACCTAAACTTAATCCGGTATTATCAACTACGGTGACATTAAAACTACGACCTACAGTTAAACCCTGTTTGGCCTGGACCACGCCATCAGCAGTTAATGTTGTATTTGCACCGATTAAATTAACATTGGCATTAAAAGTGCTAACCGCATTAAAAGTTAAAGAACCTGTAACTGTTTGAGCAATATCTCTACGAATAAATTGAGTTGAATCTAATCCATCTAACTTATCAGAATCAACGGCTTTAGCTTTAGCTGGCAAGAAATTCATTAAAGTTTTATTCAATTCATATGGCGATATTGCATATCCAACTTGTTTATATGTAGGCAATAACGCGGCAGTTGAACCTGTTACATCATTTCCAGCAAAAGTCATTGCACCTTCAGATAACAATACTGGTCCTCGCACCGTATTACTTGCAGCCCATGATTCTTGTTTTTGAATCATATGCTTTAAGTTTAATGGGCAAACTGCAGTATTAACAGAAGTGCCTGCATCAGTTTCACTTGTATTAGCAACACGAATAATACCTTCAGCTGTTGTAGTCGACTTCTTATTATGTAGTGTTAAAGGTGTAACAATAGTAGTATAATCTGTACCAGTATTCACTTCAGCTTGAGTAGATAATCTAGCTGTACCTCGTTGTTTATCAGTTGGCGCAACAATATTAAACACTGTAGAAGTCCATAAATTTCCACTTTGTGTAAGTCCTGAAGTATTATCCACCTCGGTTCTAGTTGCATCACTAAAGAATGTTTTAATTACAGCAGGGTCTGAAATTAAACCAGCTGTGCCTGCATTAAACTCAGTCTGTTTTGCAAATCTAGCAAGACCAGTCGCACTATCTGTAGCAACACGTTTAGCTAAAGTAAATGGCGAAACATATTTCAATGGATCAGTTCCGGCTAAAACTTCGGCTTCGGTTGCAGTTTGAACAAATCCAATTCGACTTGTTGTAGCAGTCTTTTTATGGAGTTGTTCAGGTGTAACTAATAAAGGTATACCAGCTGGATTAGGAGTACCTGCGATAACTTCCGAATCCATTGCCAAGAACCCTCCACCTTGTTGGGTTTCGGTAGCTTTAAATTCGCGTAATGTTGTAGGTGTAATAACACGTGCATTATCGGCATAGTTAAAAATACCAGTACCTGGCGCATTACGAGCAGTTGCTGAAACGCCCCCTGTTGCTACTAACATTGCCACACCAGATAATGAAGCTGTCGCGCGACGAGCATCTAATTTCTTAGGTGTAATAATATGAGTATCATTAGTATTACTCTTTATCTCAGTATCATCTACAATTTCGGCTAAACCTCGCATAGTTTCTGTTGCTTGTTTTTGATTCAACTTTAATGGTGTAACAATCGTTAAATCATCATAAGCTGCACTATCCGTAGGCAAAGAGTTTTGATCTTTAGTTGAAATTGCCGCAATACCTTGTCTACTTTCAAGAGCAGTACGATTTGCCAATGTTTCAGGAGTAATTGCGAGTTCTTTTGCAATTGGGTTAGCTGCAATTTGACCTTTATCTAAATTGGCTTGGTTTTGAGTTGCTAAAGCTATAACACCCAAACGTGCTGGATTAGTAGGGTCAACGCGTTCAATCATAGGATTATTATCAACAACCATCCATTGCGCCAGGAATTTGGTTGGGTCTGGATCTGGATTCATGATAATATATGCAAACGTAATTACCGGAGGATAATCACTAGCGCCATTATATTGAAGTGATTTTGTATTAACCCAATTACCTTCTTCCGGATAGTCTTTACGCTTTGGAAATTGTGTCAGATTTTTATTGGTCAAAATCATATCACGTCCCGAAGCCGTAATATTAACTGTTTGACCCTTACGCATATAATTCAATGCCACCGTAATTTGATCACCATCTGACACTTGAGTAGGTAAAGTCAGTGTAAATGCAGGTACAGTTGCATTTGATGTACCCACAACAGATACAGTTTCATTCGGAAATAGGTTTGTATCTGAACTAACTGTACGAAGACGATCAGTCATATCAGAATCAAATAACATCCAGATTCTAGTCGTTGCATTATAGATAAAATAACCAGATAATGAACGTTGTAATACAACTTTTGGCGTATTTGGTGCAATAATACTTGTATTTGCGTCAAAAGAATTTAATTCTAAATGAAAATACGGGGCTGATGTTGCTGCATCCATACCAACAAAGTGAATCATGTCTCCGTTATTAGCATTTTTAGGAAACTGAACTTTAATCGGACTTGCTCTATCATATGAGCGTAAAATAGTTTCACCCGATTGAATTTTATATGGAGTATCAGCCGGTCTAAGAGTTCTTGCTAAATCTGCTTCTGAACCATTGTACAATGTCCATAATTTATTAACATAAATGAAAGTCCATTCTGAAAATGGAATTGTCATTTTAATTTCTTTAAGTCGTTCACCCTTATCTATAATAGATTGAGTTCCGGCTTTAATTAAAATATCTGCATAACCAGGTTCACCGCCTACATCACGAATAGTAATGTTATCGCCTTCTTGTGCATTTGATGGTAATGTTAATTCAAGATTACGAACTGAAAGAGTATCAATAGTTAGATATTCACCAACTTGCATTGTACGATTACCCGCGACTTGATACCATTTAGGGTCAGTACGCGCAGGAGACCAGTAACCTTCATTAAAAGGTCCAGCTGGAGTTGGTGTAGCTTGTTTTGCATACCATAAACGACCATTAAATAAAACCGCGAAATCTTTTGGATAACCACGTTCAGGGTCATACATTTGAGTTGTGTTTTCTTGAATTAGGTATTCAACGTTTACGCCATCAGTCATTACAGTTTTATCTGCTTTTTTGACATTGATAACTTTTTCGCCACCCGCATCAATTCCGTATGTGGCACGGAAACTTGTCTTTATTTCTGCCATTTGAATTTATCCTTTAATATTAAAGATATTATATCTTGTATTTATAAAAAGCGTCTCCGTGGACCTATACTGTATGTATTTTGACCACTTAAAATTTGAGTAAACTTGCTTTACAAAATCTAAATGTTATAATGGGTTTACCCCCTACCCCCTATGCTTTTACTATTTAAGCCGGGATAGATATAGGGCTTCGCCCAGCACATAAATGTGCAATTTAGATGCTTTTAATATTTATATTATATGATGGGTACAACTTCTTTTAGAGAGATTATATTATGAGTTTAGATTTTATGATGGGTGAACCTGAAAAAGGTGCTGCTCTTATTGACTTGTCTCAAATTGCATTAGCAACTGTTGCAGTAGCATATGATCCAGGTGAAAAATTTACTGTTCCTAAAGTACGACAACTAGTCTTATCTACTTTAAAGGTAAATGCTTTAAAATTTAAAGCTGAAGGTTTTACCGAAATTATTATTACAGTAGATAATGCGAAATTTGGATATTGGCGCAGACAATTCCAAGATTATTATAAACGAAATCGGGCTATTAAACGCGATGCCGATAAAGAAAAAGAATCATTTGACTGGGAAGGATATTTTGAAGCTCTTAATATTGTTATTCAAGAGTTAAAAGATAATATGCCTTATCATGTAATTGATGTTAAATTTGCAGAGGCCGATGACTGTATTGCGGTATTATCAAAATATCTCAGTTCACTTGGTTATAAAGTTCGTATTATTTCATCAGATGGTGACTTTACGCAGTTGCATACTATTGAAAATGTTGATCAATATTCACCAATTCAAAAGAAATTCGTTAAACATAAAACAGGTTCACCTGAGGAAGATTGTTTAACAAAAATTATTAAAGGTGATAAAAAGGACTGTGTTGCATCAACAAAAGTACGAGGCGATTATTTCTTAACTGCTGATACATCTATTGAGCGTACGCCTCCGACTTATGAAGCATTTATTAAAGCATGTGTTGGCAAAACTGATGATGAAATTTATCAAATTTACTTAGAAGATGTGCAAAATAAAGTTAGAGATAAAAAGAAAGGTCTTGAGCGTGCAAAAAATCTTTTAATGCTGCAAGGTATGTCAGAAGAAGCTATTGAATCATTTAATGGTGATATTGAAATAATGGCAGAACGCATTGCAAAAATACAATTTCATCGCTTTACACAAAACCGTGTTTTAATTGATTTTAATTATATCCGTCAGGATATCCAAGATGCAATCTTGGAAGCATATAAAACATCAACACCTGCGCCACGAGGTAAGATTTATTCTTATTTTGTAAAATCAGGTTTAACTAAATTACTCCCGGATATCAATGCGTTTTAAGACGCTTTCCGGGAATAAATGTTAAAATAAACACATACCAAATCAATGAGGTAAATGAAATGGCTAAAACTAAAGTTGAATACAATCAAGCTGCGCATGGCGACATGATCAAATCAATGATTAAAGAATGTTCTAATCATAAAGCTATTATTGAAGGTGCAAATGATGCGATTAAAGAAATTCGTAAGCGTGCACAAGATGAGTTTGGATTCGAACCAAAACAATTTAATAAGCTTTTGAGCATGTATCATAAAGATAGTCGTGAAGCTTTTGAAAATGAATCTGAAGAAACTTTGGAAGCCTACGATGCATTGTTTACTAACTGAAGAAACCCCAGTTACGGGGAATCCAACTAAGTTAGTTGCAGAAGCATATGATAAACAGACCACTGCGGCAGAGATCGATGATCTTGTCGCAACTGGATTGTCTGTGCTTGAAGCTGTGACTTGGTGGATGGAAGAACGATCGATTCCTGAATCGCAATTTGCCCGGTATATACCAGAGGCTATTATTGAGCAATTAAAGCTTGAAGTTATTGAAGATAATATTTTAAAACCTTCTTTAACTAAACAAAATACCCATAGTACATTGGACTTTTTATATGGTTAAATTGTTATTGCCTCCAAACAATAACATTCAAATTGACGGCAAAAGTGTATATAACTTGTATCTTCAATTGAAAAATCATTTTAATGGTCGTCGAGATGTCATTAAATCCGATTGGCGTATGAAAGTTTCTGACTCTGCATACGCCAAACGCAAAGATAAATTTTTCTTTGAAAAATTGTCTAAAAAATTTACTCTTAAAGAATTGTCTTTAATCTTCATTAGTAATTTGGTTGCCAACCAAGATGCTTGGATTGGCGATATTTCTGATGCAGATGCCGTCAACTTTTATCAGACTTATTTAGCTAGACTTCGTCAAGTTAAGTCTCGATATGACGCAGATGTTCGAAACATTTATTATTTTGCAAAGAAAGTTAATGTAAACTCGCTTAACGATATCTTTTGTTATAATGAATCAACTCAAATGTCTTATATATTCAAGCTTTTACAGAGTGGAATAATTTCATTTGAAACATTTATTATGCTTGATAGCTTTTTGAATATTATTGAAAAGCATGATCAATATGACAACATCATATGGTCGAATTATTCGGTACGATTAAAAGCCTATAGACTATTGTTTATAGTTGATGCTGATGAGTGCCGTGAGGCATTTAAAACATCAATAAAGGCTGCAAAATACTGATATAAATAATATTGTTAAGATGCTTTTCAAAATCTTAATGATAAAATAAAATCTCTCCTGAAGCTTAGGTACACAAGCTTTTGTGAGTTTAATATCCAAGGTGTATCACCAACTGTTAGGAAAATAAATTATGTTTCAACGTAAAGACCCAGCTCAATTAGCCGCTCAACTTCAAGCAATGAAAGGTGCAGGTTCATTTAATGAAGCCGATGGTAAAGAATGGAAACTTGAGCTAGACAATGCAAAAAATGGTACTGCTGTAATTCGTTTCTTGCCTGGTCGTACACCCGAATCAATCCCATTTGTTAAACTTGTAAACCACGGTTTCAAAAATAACGGTAAATGGTATATCGAAAACTGTACATCTACTCATGGCGATTTTGAATCATGCCCTGTATGTAAATATATTTCTGATAATGATTTATATAATACAGACAATCAATTGTATGGTAAAATTAAACGCAAAACTTCTTTCTGGTGTAACATCTTGGTTATTAAAGACCCAGCTAATCCTAAAAATGAAGGTCAAGTGTTTAAATATCGTTTTGGTCAAAAAGTTATGGATAAGATCAATGCGATGATTGAAGTAAATGCTGATATGGGTGAAATTCCTGTTGATGTAACATGTCCATTCGAAGGCGCAAACTTTATTCTTAAAGTTAAGCAAGTTGGTGGTTTTAGCAACTATGACGAATGTAAATTCTTAGGTCAATCTAAGATTCAAAATATTGAAGATGAAGCATATCAAAAACAATTAATCGATAATATGGTTGATATTGATGTGTTAACTGCAAAAGATCAATTCAATAGTTTTGAAAAAAATGAAGAAACATTTAAACGTATTATGGGTACTGCTGTTATGGGTGGTGCAGCAGCACAAGCCGCAACTCAGGCTGATAATATTGCAAATGAACTTGATAATTTTGAAGAGCAAATGGCTGGTTTCACTGCTACCGCTCAAACTGATGTAGAACCTGCTGCAACACCTGAACCTGTTAAAGCTGCTCCGGCTGCTGATCCTGGTTTAGATGACTTGTTAAAAGGTTTATAATTTTAAAGAGGACTTCGGTCCTCTTTTTTTATTTCATTTTTATTTCAGTTGTGATATAATTTTCAAAATACTTTTAAAGAGTGCATGATATGAGTAATTATCCACAAATTCGTGTAGGCGAAATTTATGAAGTATTAGAACGTTGGAATCATACTACAGCATCTAATGCGGCTATAAGTCATTATGTTCCAGCATTTGTCCCTGGTGCTAAATTTGAAGTGCTTGAAGTAAATGACCGTAATGGAATTACGGTTGGCGTAACAATGATTAAAGACATTGAAACAAAAGCTGTGTATACTATAGATATTGATATTTTTGGTATGTGGTGTTTCTTTAATAGTTATGATATTCTAAATGAAAATTTACGTTTAATTGGTGATAAGCTTCCGCCAATGGAACTTCGTCTGACTGCTGCAATTGCAAAAAATAATGAAAAGTTAACCAAGTTGGTAACATCTTCATTAGAGAATAAAAGTCGAGACGAAATTCAACAAGCTCTTAATGTAGCACAATCATTACGTCAAAATTTAGGGCATTTGGAAAATTATTTGGTTACAAATTTGAGTACATCTAAGTGATTACTTTATATCGTTTAATGTGTGAAGATGAATTCAATAAGGTATCAGAATTTCAACCTTTTGCATGGCAAAGTCGCTTTAAATGGTTTACTGATACAATAGAATTTTTAAAACGGGTTAAAGATGGAAATTTTAATAATTCCAAATTTAAACCTAATCGATATGATTATCTTGTGGTTTATGAAATTGAAGATGATTGGGTGTTGCATCGGGTATCAAATCATGAAGTTATGTTACGTCGAGAAAAACAGCCCTTTGTAAAAGTTAAGTCTTTTACAAAATTTGATAAAGATGCAACTCTAAAATTTATGGAGAAATTGAAATGAAAACAGAAAAGCATTTAGATGCAATTGCAAAGTTAGTTAGTGATACTAAAGAGCAACAACGTCAAGAGTTTTTAAACCGCGCACAACAGTTAAAAAATTCAGCAGAACGTGAAACATTTGCGCGTTTAAGCCGAGATTGGGTTATTGAAATTTTTAATGCGATGGGTTACAAATTAGATTTTCTTAGTAAAATTATTTTGAAAATTATGCCTAAGCGTGTTCTTATTTGTATGGCTTTAAAATATTGTTTTGATTTGAAAGGCCATGAAATGCATGATCGATATAAAATTACACGTGTGCGTGTGCATAATATTTGGCATTATAAAATTTCTTGTAAAAATGAACCGGAAACATATTTTGAACAAAAAGGATATTTAAAATGATTCAACTTGTATTTGCGCATTGCGGCACTGCATTTGGTTCTCATGATGGTATGCCCTGGCCACACATTAGTCAAGACTTTAAAAATTTTAAAAAGTGGACTACTAATACAAAATTAGTAATGGGCGCAAAAACATTTATGTCTTTGCCTGGTTTATTACCTGATCGTGATCATATTGTTGCATGTAATTTTAGTAGAACTGCCCCTAAAACTAAAGATGGCAGCAAAGCATATAGATATGCGAATATTGATCATATCTATGATCGTTTAGAAGAATGGTCAAAAGATGAACTTGAAACTTATTCAATAATCGGTGGCGCAGAATTACTTAAGATTGCATTACCTTATGCGAATATTGTTTATGAATCTCAATTAGTATTAAAGCCTACAAAAGAGATTACCCAACATTTAAGTAAAGATTTTTTAATTGCATGTCAAACATTTGGCATGATTCAAGATATTAATTTTTGGAATATTTCGCCGGGTATTCAACTTGTAGAAACTATTCGCTCACTGTAATTTCACGGTATAATTTAATTATCCTTAACTGAGAGTTTAATATGCGTAACTATAATGATTTATTAAAACATGTACTTGAAAATGGTTATAAAGGTGATGATCGTACAGGTGTCGGCACTTTAGCTACATTTGGTGAACAACTAAAATTTGATTTATCAAAAGGGTTTCCGGCAGTAACAACTAAAAAATTAGCATTTAAATCTGTAGTTGCAGAATTATTGTGGTTCCTTCGAGGTTCAACAGATTTAAATGAATTGCGTGCAATTACACATGGTGAAGAGCATCGTTATAATCCTGAAAAGAAAACGATTTGGGACGCAAACTATGAAAAACAAGGTACAGAACTTGGATACACTGATGGGTATTGTGGTTTAATTTATGGTACACAATGGCGTGGATTTGGTTTAAATGCAGTTCGTGATGCCGATGGTGATCTTGTATTTTTACCTCGTTTGGACCAGGTAAAAGCTGTAATTAAAGAAGCTCAAGCAAATCCAACTTCACGTCGGTTATTGGTAGAAGCATACAATCCACAATTAACTTGGGAAAATCCAACTGGTCCACAAGGCACAGAGTTAAGTGTTGATAAACCTATCTTACCACCTTGTCATACTGGATTCCAGATTAATATTCAAGGCGATAAACTTAGTTTATTGTTTAAAATGCGAAGTGTAGATGTTCCGCTTGGAATGCCGTTTGATATTGCGTCTTATGCTGTTTTAACACATATTTTCTGTCGTATTTTAAATAAGCAACCTGGTGAATTAGTTGGTCAATTTGGTAATACACACATTTACTTAAACCAAATCGATGGCATTAAAGAGCAATTAACTCGTGTACCATATGATTTACCAAAACTTTGGATTAATCCAGAATTACGTACTTTGGAAGATTTTGAAAAGGCAACTCCAGCAGATTTTAAATTGATTAATTACTTGCATCATCCTGCAATTCCGATGCCGATGTCAGCGTAATGAATAAGTTTAAAGCAATAATTCCAATTTTAGTATTAATGACTGAATTCTGGTGTTTTGGTATTCCGGCTGCTGGAGGTTTTGGTGCTTTGGCATATCTAGTGTCAAATGATCCATTTTTTGCTTCTGCTGTTTTTGCTTGGGCTTTAGTAATTTACTTTGCATTAGAATATTCTGATGCAAAGACAAAACTTGAATCTAAAAAATGATAGATCGATCTGTGAGACTATGGCGGGCCAATGAGGTCTGCCGAGTTGTTAATAAATACAAATCCGACTTCGATGTGAATATTCAGCGCGGGACAATTTGGGGAAATCCCTTCACTGTAGAAGAATATGGTGATAAAGCAATTCCCCTATTTAAAGACTATTTTATTAACCAGGTCAAATCTGGTGTTATTACTATTGATCATTTAGAAGTGCTCCGTGGGCAACGTTTAGGTTGCACTTGTGCGCCTCGCGCATGTCATGGTGATATAATTGCTAAGGTAGTTAACAGAATTTTTAAAGACGAATTTAGTATAGAGGATTTATGAAAGTAATCAAAAGTTCAGGTATTGCACAAGAGTTTGACCCTGCAAAAATTATTCAAGTTTTAGAATGGTCTGTCGAAGGTACGACAATTAATCCGTATGAACTTTATGAACGGGCACAAGTATTCTTTAAAGATGAAATGACCACAACTGAAATTCAACGGGCTATTGTTAAAGTTGCAGCCGATTCCATTCAAGTCGAATCCGCAGATTATCAATATGTCGCATCAAATCTAGCAATGTTTGGTCTTCGTAAAGAAGTATTTGGTCAATTTGATCCACCCCATTTATATGATCATGTTAAATCTGGTGTAGAACAGGGTGTATATGATAAAGAACTTTTAACAAAGTGGTCTAAAGCAGACTATGATAGTTTAAATTCAATTATCGATCATGACCGTGATTTTAATTTTACATATGCAGGTGCGATGCAAGTTAAAGATAAGTATCTTGTAAAAGATCGATCTTCTGGTAAAATTTATGAAACACCACAATTTATGTTTATACTCATTGGTATGTGTTTACATCAAGATGAGCCTTTAGATAAACGTATTCAATACGTAAAAGATTTTTATGATGCAACATCATTAAAACAAGTTAGTTTACCTACTCCTATTCTTGCCGGTGTTCGTACCCCAACTCGTCAATTTAGTTCATGTGTTTTAATTGAAACCGGCGATAGCCTAGATTCAATTACTGAAAGTACATCAGCTATTGTAAAATATGTTTCTAAACGTGCTGGTATTGGTATCGGCGGCGGTGCAATTCGAGCCGAAGGTTCTAAAATTGGTCCAGGTGAAGTTAAACACACTGGTGTAACACCATTTTGGAAACTTAAAAATGCAGCGGTCCATTCATGTTCTCAAGGTGGTATTCGTAAAGGTTCTGCTACTGCGTACTGGCCTATTTGGCATTTAGAATGTGAAAACCTTATGGTTCTTAAGAACAATAAGGGCATTGAAGAAAACCGTATTCGTCATATGGATTATGGTATTCAATTAAACAATTTAATGATTGAACGCTATTTAATGGATGATTATGTTACATTGTTTAGCCCGGATGTACTAGAGGGTAAACTTTATGATGCATTCTTCCGAGATGAAAATCTGTTCCGTGAATTATATGAAAATTTAGAAAAGGACCCGTTTGTACGTAAAAAACGTATTAAAGCAACCGAGTTGTTTATGGGCTTATTCATGACAGAACGTGCAAATACTGCTCGTTTATACCCATCACATGTGGATAATATCAATAATTTTGGCCCATGGATTCGTACAATTGCACCCGTTAAAATGTCTAACTTATGTGCAGAAATCGCCCTGCATACTGTTGCATTAGGTACATATAAAGATCAACGCCTTGCCGTTGCAAAAGGTGATATTGTTAAATTCATTGAAACTTATGGAACAAATCAAGTTGTATTGCCAACCGTAGAAGATTTGTTTAAGCGTGTATCAAATGAATATGAACCTACTGAAAATGAGTATGCGTTTAATGTTCAAGAAGACCTCGGTGAAATTGCATTATGTACACTATCTGCTTGGGTACTTGACAACTTTGATTGGAAGAACCAGGATGAAGTAAATCGCATCGGTATGGTAATGGTACGCGCCTTGGATAACTTACTTGATTATCAAGATTATCCTCATAAAAATGCATTAAAAGCAAAAGAATACCGTTCATTAGGTATTGGTGTTACTAACTTTGCTGCCTGGTTAGCATCACAAGCAGCATCATATGAAGATGGTAATGAGCTTACTCATGAATTGTTTGAACGTCTACAATATGCTCTCATCAAAGCATCGATTGAGTTAGCCAAAGAGAAAGGTCCTTCGCCACAACTTTGGAAAACCAAATATGGCCGTGGTGAATTACCGATCGATTGGTATTGTAAAAATGTTGATGAATTGGTTCCGCCAAACTACGTATTGAATTGGGAAGCATTACGAATTGATCTTAAAGAATTTGGTATGCGTAATGTAACGTTATCTGCCCAAATGCCTTGTGAATCATCTTCTCAAGTATCCAATTCAACAAATGGTATTGAAAAACCTCTTAAGCCTGTAACTTATAAACAATCCAAAGATGGTTCGTTTAACCAAATGGTTCCTAACTATGAAGTAAATCAGATGTTCTATGATTTTGCATGGGAATCTGCCGCACGCAATGGCAATAAGGGTTATTTAACTCAAATGGCTATTGAACAAAAGTGGACCGACCAAGCCATTTCAATTAACACGTATTATGTACCAAATTCATATGAAAATGGTAAAGTTCCTATGTCGCAAATGATGGATGATATGTTGTTCTGTTTCTATTTTGGTAACAAGAATATGTATTATCACAATACGGATGATGGGTCAGGCGTAGATGATGCATCAGAAGCGGATTGCGATGCTTGCAAACTTTAATGATACAATAGATTTAAATTGAGGCCTTCGGGCCTCACTACATAGGAATTTTAAATGAGCAACACAGTTTTTAATCAATTAGCCAATCATATGTTACAGCCAATGTTTTTTGGTGAGCCTACTGGTGTGGCACGTTATGAAGAAGTAAAGCATCAAAAGTTTGAAGATTTAACTACAAATCAATTAGCGCAGTTTTGGAGACCTGAGGAAGTAAACCTTTCAACGGATGTCGGCCAGTTTAAGAAATTAAACGAAGCAATGCAAGAAGTTTTTACAAATAATCTTGGTTATCAAATTCTAATGGACTCTGTACAAGGCCGAGCTCCAATTTTAGCCCTTGGTGATATTTGTTCTGATATTGCACTTGAAACTTGGTTGGTCACGTGGACGTTCTCTGAAACTATTCACTCTCGGTCATACACACATATTATTCGTAACTTATATTCTGACCCATCTAAAATTTTTGATGGCGTAGTTGCAAATAAAGAAATTATGGCTCGAGCCACCGCAATCTGTGAACGCTATGATGCTTTACGTCAACAAACTATTTTGTGGCAAGCTGATAAAATTCGCGGCGTTGATACTCCTGAACAATTCCGTGAATTAAAGAAAGCATTGTACTTATGTTTACATGCAATTAATGCATTAGAAGCAATTCGTTTTTATGTGTCTTTCATCTCGACGTGGAACTTCTTTGAAAACATGAAAATCATGGAAGGTAACATGAAAATCATGCAATTTATTGCACGAGACGAAAACCTTCATCACCAAGGCACTCGTTATATCATTCAACAAATGAACAAAGGTATTGACGGCACAGAATGGCGAGAAATTGCACTTGAATGCAAAGAAGAAGCTGAATCTATGTTTATGGATGTTCGTGATCAAGAACGGGCATGGGCTCAATATGTTTATCGCAATGGGTGTCCAGATGGTTTAACCGTTGAACTTGTTTGGGACTTTATTGATTACCAATTAGTACCATCAATGAATAACGTTGGGTTGCGTTGCCCAATTGAACGACCTAAATCACACCCTTTGCCTTGGGTAAACAAATACTTAATGGCATCTTCGGTACAAGTTGCAAAGCAAGAGGCTGAATTAAGTTCTTACTTGATCAATCAAATTGACAATGATGTGGATTCAAATATAATTGCTGAATTCCGTCGTAAATACTTAAAACGTTAATAAAAAGGGGCTTTGGCCCCTTTATTTTGGAGTTGTCATGCAAGAATTATACAACAATTTAATGGCCTTAATTGTGCCGGGTAATTTTACTAATTTTTTCTATAAAGATTTTACAACTATTCAAGGTACAAAAGTTCGCATCTTTACATACCATTATGCAAGTTATAGCGATTGGTTAAAACCTGACGCATTAGAGTGTCGAGGTATTATGTTTGAAATGGATGATGAAACTCCAGTTCGTATTATGTCAAGACCAATGGAGAAATTTTTTAACTTAAATGAAAATCCATTTACTACAGATTTAGATTTATCTACAATTGAGTATGGTATGGATAAAGTAGATGGTTCATTGGTTTCATCTTACATTGATAAAGGTGATTTATACTTAAAATCAAAGGCCAGTATTACATCTACTCAAGCAATTGAGGCTACAAACTTATTGTGGGCTATTCAATATAAACATTTAAGAGCCCGCGTTTTAGAATTAGCCGAGGCAGGGTATACATGTAATTTTGAATATGTTGCTCCTAATAATCGAATTGTTATTGCTTATCCAGAACGAGCTTTAATTTTATTAAATGTTCGTAATAATGAAACTGGCGAGTATGTATCATATCGAGAAATTCAAGCCGATGCTGCATTACGGCCATTTTTAGTGGACGCAATTATTCCACAGGGCAACCCTGATGAAGTTATTGAAGAAATTAGATCAATGCAAAATACAGAAGGTTATGTATTTGTAATGAAATCAGGACTTCAATTTAAACTTAAAACCGCATGGTATTCAAATTTACATCGAGTCAAAGACACATTAAACAATAATGAAGGTTTATTTCAAGTTGTCGTTGAAGGTGGCTCAGATGATATTAAATCATTATTTGATGATGAACTATCTAAAGCTAAAATTGAAAAATTTGAAAATATATTTTTCACATATTTAAACACAGCTATTACCGAATTAACCCGATTCCATGATAGTCATAAAGGAGTAGAGCGGAAAGATTATGCTATAGATGCTCAAACATACTTTAAAAATTTAAATATGTTTGAACTTTTTGGTGTTTCTATGTTATTATACACTGGTAAAATTTCTATTGAAGATATGGTTAAAGAAATCAATAAAGTATTTCTGAAAAATTTTGGCCGCTTTGTACCACCTGAGTACAGAACAAATATTGTGGATGAATAAAAATGGTAACACTATTGCTTATTATATGTTTTTTGTGCATATGTTTTCTAATGCATAAAGTTAAAAGTCTTAGTACAGAGTTAATGAAATTACAAGTTAAAATATTTGTACAACAAACTGAAATTTATAATTTAAGCAATAGTATTAAACCAGGTAAAGTTAAAGTTATTCAAGTAAAGTCAACTACATTACGTAATTTTGAAAGAACTTTGAATATTTTTCGAACACATGAATAAATTAATGTTTACAACCCATTATGATTTGTGCATAATGGGTTTATTCTTTTTAAACACATGAGGAAAATAAAATGAAACATACAGTATATACATTGACTCCAGAAGTTTTAGTTGAAATGTTTGGAGATTCAAAGGATTGGTATAGTGTACTTAAAAACGGTAAACGTGTTGGGACTTTTGCAGATTTACGTAAACTTGTATTAAAACGTCAAACTTTAGCTGATGTAGCAGAACGTAAAAAATTAGCAGCTTCTTTAGCAAAAGATGATCATATTCGTGAAGCGAAACGTTTCTTTGAAAATCGTATCAAAAATGGTGAAGTTTTTATTAATGAAACTCAACCTAACGTATTAATTAATGGTTGCAAAGTATACATTATTTGTGGTACATCTCCAAAAATTCGTATGGGTATTTTACATAAAGAAGCGACATTCGATGAAATGCTTATTGCTTCAGGTAAAGATAAAGCCAAACCAACCACATGCAAACGCCATATTTTATTTGATGGATTGGACCTTGAAGAAGCAGCGGAGTTAATCGATTTATTGTGTGGGAAATAAAAATGTATACATTAATTGTTACTATTACAATGTTTGGTTGGTTTTCAGACGAGGTTCATACTATTACCATCGATGGATTCAGAAATCCAAATGTATGTCTAGTTGCAGGCGAGCAACTTAAAGATGAAAACACCAAAAAATTTGTAAGTAAAGCCAAATATAGTTGTGTGAGAAAATAAAATGCGTAAACATGTAATTTTAACAGTCGGTGCACCTGGATCGGGTAAATCAACTTGGGCTGCGGAATATGCTGCCAAAAATAAAAATACAATTGTATTAAATCGTGATGATCTTCGTACTATGTTAAAAGGTGGTGGTCAATATAAGTATTCACGTGTAACTGAAAATATTGTTACAAATGCAGTTAAAGAGTCTCTTAAATTTGCATTGACAAATCAGTCCACAGAGACCATTATTATTGCGGATACTAACTTAAATTTTGATACTCGCTCAGGTTATAAGGCAATTGTTGATGATGTTGCAGCAATGTTTCCAAAAAATACATATGAGTTTACATTGGAACCTTTTTATGTACCTTGGATTGAATTAGAAAAGCGTAATAATGTGCGTGGAAATAAAGCGGTTCCTAAGCAAGTCTTGCGCGACATGTTCTTAAAAATGCAGCAATTTTCAGGTAAACAATTTGATTATATTCCTGATGAGTCTAAACCAAAAGCGGTTATCTTTGACTTAGATGGCACTTTAGCCAATAATGATCATCGTCATGCATTTGATTATCCAAAATTAATTGATGATACTGTCAATGATTTTGTTGCAAATATTCTTAAAATGTACAAAGAAAAGGGTTATTTGATTATTTGCGTATCAGGCCGCAATGCAGGTCACGCAGATGATCATATTGAATATCAAAATTTAACTGCACAGTGGTTGAATAAGAATGGTATTCCTGCTGATCGTTTATTAATGCGTAAGTGGCATGATACTCGAGCGGATGACATTGTTAAAGAAGAAATCTTTTGGGATGAAATTGCACCACATTATAATGTTGAATGCGCCTTTGATGATCGGGACAGAGTTTGTGAAATGTGGCGTCGTATTGGTGTGAATTGTTGTCAAGTTAACTTCGGAGAGTTTTGATATGCGTTATGCAGCATGTGTACTTATTGAAAATAATGGAAAATTCCTTGCAGTAAGTCGCAAAGATGACCTAACTGATTTTGGTTTGCCAGGCGGTAAAGTCAATTTAGGCGAAACAATTGTTGAAGGTGCTAAACGTGAATGCCTTGAAGAGACCGGCATCTGGCCCACAGTTCTTGATTTAAGTGATCCATACATTGCAATTGATGGTGAATTTGAAGTTAGCACATTTCATGCAATTCCATCAAGCATGAAACCTTATCAGCCTTTAGCTGAATCTGAAACAGGTTTAGTGGAATGGGTTACTGCAGATAAGCTAATGGAAGGCACATTTGGCAAATATAATCGTGATGCTTTAATTCATTTTGGATATATTAAAAAATACCAAATTTGGTACACTCATGGCACTAAACTAAAATATCCACCACAAGATGAATTTTATGCAACTTCAGCAGTAGAAGCAATCAAGAAGTTTCTTGTAGCTTCTGCTGGACAATATTACGTACACCACGTTGAGGAAATACAATGAACCTTTATCAAAAATTAAAAGCAATTGACGTTACCTTAAACCAAGTGCCTTCTAAATCAAGTGTCGATGAAATGATCGATTTACTTAAAGCCGATGGGCGTGCTGAAAAATTCATTAAAGAGCATGACTGTACTGGCTTAATCTTGGTTGTGCCTGGCTTCTCGTTTGGCGGCCGAATCTTCTTTGATAAACATGAACGCTTTGTTGATGGCGACATGATTCGTACATCAATAGTTAAATCAGTTTCATCTATCGACAGTGAATTCACATTAGTCGAAACACGTAATTCTCGTTATTTGTGTATTGGATGAAGCTATAAGGCTATTTGAAATATAATAGCCTTATTCTATGAGGTAATGAAATGAAATCAACATCATTAATGCAAATTGCATATCTTGTGTCACAAGAATCTAAATGTGTATCTTGGAAAGTTGGCGCCGTTATTGCAAAAAATGGACGTATTATTTCAACTGGATATAACGGCTCACCGGCCGGAGGAGTAAATTGCTGTGATCATGCCGAACAAGAAGGATGGACCGTTAACCGATACAATCCGGTTCCTCCTCATACCAACCAAACCGCTCTTAAACGTGGGTGTCGTGAATTACACAGTGCCTGGAGCAAGGCAAATGAAATCCATGCAGAACTTAATGCAATCTTATATGCAGCTAAGAATGGTACAGCGATTGAAGGTGCGACAATGTACGTTACTCTTAGCCCGTGTCCTGATTGCGCAAAAGCTATTGCCAACAGTGGTATTAAACAATTGGTCTACTCAGAGAGCTATGATCGAAATCAACCAGGGTGGGAAAAAATTCTCACAGATGCCGGTGTCCAAGTCCACCAAATCAGTAAAGTCCAACTTAAAAATTTGAATTGGGAAAATATTGTTAATTTCGGAGGCGAATAATGTCTGATTCCAATATTGTTTTACGCGAATACCTAAAACTAAAACTATCTTTAGGTATTCATGAAGTTGTTTTTAAAAAGAAAGATGGTTCTATTCGTGTGTTATCAGCAACACGTGATCCGGGTCTAATTGATCAAGAACTTTATGAAAAGTATATGAATCCACCACCTAAATCAGATGGTTCTATTCGTAAAGAATCTACTACATCATTGCCGGTATATGATATTAAAGATGGATGGCGTTCATTCTCTTTTGATGATTTAATTGGATTTGATGGACTAAATAAAGATGAAATCTTAAAACAAGCTCAATCTAAAATTGAAGGGTAAATTATGTCAAAAGAAATTGTTGCATTAGGCGAATATGTTGTATTAAAAGCGGTAGCGCGTTCAGCTGGTACTGAAATTTTTTCAGATGTAGTTCCAGATTTGGTCATTGGTGTTCGCGAACAAGGTGAAGTACCTAAAATTTGCGAAGTGTTTAAAATTGGCCCTAATGTTCCAAAAGGATTATTTGAAATTGGCGACGGTTGCCCATTCCCATTAGGGGATAAATTAAATGTACCACATCCCGATGTAGCATATGGTAATGTTAAAGAAAAAGATCGAGATGAAAAATACATCACATGTCATTATCGTAATATTGCTTGTGTATACAAATAATTAAGGGCCTTCGGGCCCTTTTTCTATTATAAATACTACTATAAAATAACTTTATAGAGTAAAAGAAATGGAACAAGAAATTCAACATATTCTAAATATTCAGCGTACAGCTTGGTCAAGAGGCCACGATAATTACGGTTCTATTATTGATGTACAAGCATCAATGTTACATTTTTTACAATATTTCAAACACTTAAATCCGGCGCAAAAAGCTTTACATGATGAGCTAATTCAAGTAGATGAAATTAAATATGCAAAGCGTTTATGTTCTCGAGCACATAAAGCGGTGCGACATATTATAGTGACATTAAAATAGGAAATTAAATGAAAACCTACCAACAAATTAAAGAAGATAGTCAAGATGCTGGATACAATACAACTCTTGAAACACCTAGAAAACTAGGGCCAAAGGATTATGTATTTGTAGATTTAAACCGGACCCGAAAACCAGGTGAAACTGTTATTATTTCAGACGGATCGGAATTAGAAGGTAGTTTTATTTTACGTAATGATCCTGAATTATTTCAATATGCCCATAAAGAAAATGTAAATGAAGTGCATTTTGAATCCGTAGAATTATATCGTAAACTTTGGGTATCAATTCATATTCCAGAACAATCCGCAACATTCATTGGAACCTTATAATGAAAACATTTGAACAAATTATAGCAGAAACTCAACAATTAAATGAATCGACTTTGATTAATAAAAGTTCTAATCTTAGAAAATCGATTGAGTCATTTTTACGTGATGTAAGTCAAGAACAAAAAGCAGCAAAAACACAAAATGAAAAACGTGTTTATACTGATATTGGCGTATTAGTTTCTCATTTACTTGCTAAAGTACAAGAAATCGATAATAAAATTCATATGGATCTTTAATAAAACTATAATATAATATTTCCGTGACATGATAATTTGAGATTGTTATGGATAGTATAGACATATATTTTAGATTGCCTGGACCCGCAGGTCAACTTAGCAATTTAACAGAAAATCCATTTATAATGGATAATACTTTCTTTGGATCAACCGAAGGCTTTTTACAAGGTCTTCGTGAAAGCAATCCAGTTCGCCAAAAAGAAGTTTTTGCAATGCATGGTATTAAAGCAAAAACTTCTGGAGGTATTCGACCAATTAAAGGCCAAACTCTTTATTGGAAAGGGCAGCCTTTTAATAGGCATTCTGAATTTTATCAAAATCTATTAAAGAAAGCATTTACTTGTTGTTTTGCTCAAAATGAAAAGTATCAAAAAGCTTTATATGATACATTAGATAAAGAGTTAAAACATACAATTGGAAAATCTGACCCCTATGACACAATTCTAACAGTGGAAGAATTTGTAGGGACTTTAACTAGTATTCGCGAAAAGTATCGTGAATTTTTAATCAAAAAATTTGGATGATGAAATGAATTTTACTCGTAATGAAAATAAACGCCCTGTAATTGCTATTGATATCGATGGTGTTTGCGTTAAATGGCAATCGGGTTTGCCTTATTATTTGGCTAAACATGCTTTAAATACAGACAATGCTCTTAAATGTATTTTAACTGAAGAATTTATGTCTCCGGCCGAATTGTTTGGATGTGATCCGGCTATTGCTAAAATTTTTATGGAAGATTATAATAAGTCTAAGTTTATTAAGTACTTATCTCCATATGAAGATGCTCTTGAAATGATTAATATGATGAAAGAGCATTGGGACTTTGTCGCAGTCACAGCATTAGGTACAGACAAAGATACAGTTATGAACCGTATGTTTAACTTAAATGCACTGTTTCCAGGCGCATTTAAAGATATTTTTGTTTGTAATTTTGGTGAAAGCAAAGACCAAATTTTAAAACGTGTACGTTTTAAATATGACAATATTGTTATGTTTATTGATGATGTATGCTCTAATATCGAGTCTGCTTCGCGCGTGTTGCCTGATGTACCGCGTTATTATATTCAACGTGGACCAAGACCTGAATGTCCAGTCCCACATTATACTGCTAAAGACTTAAATGAAGTACGATTGCATTACCTATCGAGAGTTCTTCCTATTCAAGAATATGCAGAAAAAACTTTTTAATCTTGCTGTACAAATTTATATGTTAAAATGTATATGTCCCTATTAACTTGGAGTTCTAAATGATTTTAGATATTTTAAATGAAATTGCTGCAACAGATTCGACAAATCAAAAGCAAGAAATTATTAAAGAATATGCGAAAAATGATATTTTTAAGCGTGTATTCCGTATGGCGTACCATCCTCGTCTACAATACGGTATTAAGAAAATTCCATTTTATGATGTACAAGGATCAGATACCGAACGTAGTTTAGACGATGTTCTTAATATTTTAGAACAAGTAATTGCAACACGTCAAGTAACAGGAAATGCGGCTATTGCAATGTTAGCAGATTGTCTAAGCTCTTTACCGGAAGCAGACGCAATTGTAGTTGAACGTGTCATTGCACGTGATTTAGATATTGGGGCTGGTGCCACAATTGCAAACAAAGTTTGGAAAGGTTTAATTCCAAAACAACCTCAAATGCTTGCGTCTTCTATGTCTGCGAAAGCATTGGCTGAAATTAAATATCCAGCATATGCACAATTAAAAGCAGATGGTGCACGCTGTTTTGCTGAAATCCGCGGAGATAATCTTGAAGATGTAAAATTATTTTCACGCGCCGGTAATGAATATCTCGGCTTGGATATTTTAAAATCCGATTTAATCTCAATGACCCGAGCTTTCCGTGAAGTACATGGACCATGTATGGTTGATGGTGAATTGGTTTACTTTGCTTCAAAAGATACTGGTAATCAAGCTGTTGGTATCGAGTGGATGATGGATAACGAAGAAGTCACAGGCACCGCCCAAGTTGTATCAGATAAAGAAAGTAAAGCTGTTGTTGCATTACGTTCTGAATCAAATGGTATCGCAAATAAATCTCTTAAAGGCACAATTAGTAAACAAGAAGCCGCATCAATGAGCTTCCAAGTATGGGATTTAGTGCCGTTAAAAGTAATTTATGATGGCGAAAAGTCTTTAGAATATTCGGTCAGATTCCAGCAATTAACCGAGTTAGCTCATAAATCTCGTCGTGTTATTTTAATTGAAAGTACAATTGTTAATAATGTAGATGAAGCTCGTGAAATCTATAAATCATATGTTGAGCAAGGCCTTGAAGGTATTATTCTTAAAAATACATTTGGTCTTTGGGAAAACAAACGATCTAAAAACCAAGTTAAGTTTAAAGAAGAAATTACAATCGATTTGCGTATTGTCGGTGTAGTTGAACATTCTAAAGACCCATCTAAAGTTGGCGCTGTTTTATTACGATCTGATGATAATTTAATCCGAGTTAAATGTGGTTCAGGGTTTACAGATACAAATGCCATTAAAGTTAAAGGCGAATGGATTGACATCCCATTTGATGAATTAGATGAACTAAATCGCACAAAACTAATGGTAATGTCTGATGAATTAATTGGAACTATTGCTGAAATTAAATGCAATGGATGGATTACTGCAGAAGGTCGTAAAGATCATGTGAGTTTATTCTTACCAATTATTCTTAAACTTCGCCGAGATAAAACCGATACAAATACCCTTGTAGATGTATTCCCTGATGCAATGAATGTAATAGGTGAGTAAAATGTGTACAGCAATTTTAGAAGTTCATGCCAAAATAATACGAACAGGTGTAACCAATAACACTACAGTGTCAACTAGTGTGGCTGTTACACAATTAAATTTTGAATCATTGGAACAACGAGATAAATTTGCAAAAAATTTAATTAAAAATGAAGATTTAGGCCATACTATGGTCCATCGGATTTTACATATTGTATAAGAAAGGGAGCCTTATGGCTCCCTTTTCTTTAGCTAATAAATTTAGGTTTAATATTTTTAAATGCTATTGCAGATAAAGCTTGTAAAATTTCATTAGACTCATTTTCGAATCTTGGTTTACGGAATTGTGCTGAAAAGGAATTAGATGGTGATTCCGTAACTTCTGCCACATCTTCTGTAATTAAATCAACTGCAACCATTTCACCTGTTTCCATGAAAAGATCGCCATCATAAACAACAGATTCTTTTAATAAAGATGGATCTAAAACTTCGGCTTCAACTATAATATTTTTTAATAGAGCAGAACCATCGGCAGTTTTATCAAGGTTTCCACCTATTACAGTATTATACTTAATGACTGTACCTCGAGGAAGAATAACTTCCTGTTCATCATAATATTCGGCTAATGAACCTGGGATAATCACTTTAAGTTTATCCGCACCCGAAATAATATATGAAATACTTGGAACTTCACGCTCACCATAATATGTCATATTCATAAGTTCATCTTGAGGTGAAACTTCACCTTGAGCAGATTGAACAATTTCTTCAGGTGTATGCGTATCTGCGTTAGTTGGATTATCAGCTAACATTGCAGCAATACTACCTTCACCAAATTGCGATATACCATAAATGATTGGAGTCATTGAAGTGGAAACATAATTTCGGAAATAGAACATTTTATTTTCCATAGTTTTAACAAAATCTTGCTTTGTTAATTTTTGGCCACGGTATAATAATGTGCCTTTCTTAAGACGAATCCCATGCTCTTCAAATACTGAGTCCATAGTTTCAACCAATTCATACAGACGTTTAGGCGAACCTGGGTTATTAATACCTCGCAAGAAACCATTAATTAAGTCATATGACGTATCACAATAATTTTTAACAACTTCTGCTTGAGCCTGAGACCATTTTGCAGTGCCATACAAATTAGGCGATCGTGAAACAACTCTAGACATATCTTCTGATGTATCATAAATAATATAAGTCACAATAGGTGCAATAACATCTAAACGTTGTGCAAGAGTTAATTTTCTAAATCCTTCATGTTCTAAGGCAGCCGTTGCGATATCTTTAAATGCATTATTTAATTGAAGAGGTTTTGCTTTACGTAAAACATCTGAAATTCGACCCAATAGATAGCGACCAAATGATTCCGCTTCAGCCATCGGCCAACCAATATTGCTTGCTAATTGATACTCAACATGAGTTACCAAATTAGTCGCAGGGTGATTCACAAAACGTTGATCACGGCCAACTTGAGAAACTCGCTCAAGATTATATGATAAAGTAGTTAAACTATTCTTCATTGAACTTTCAGCCATAGAAACGCCTTTTGAAAGTTCTACACCTTTTGATGATAAAGGTTCTGCTGTTGATTGTAAATCATTAAAAACTTCAAGAGCAGCGGTACTCATTTTAATAGTTTCGATTTCACCATAAAGGGCTGCGATTAAAGCTTGCTTACTTACTTTAGTTTTTGAAATTACATTTTTAGTTGTAATCTTTTCAGCTTTTTTAACAATTTCGGAAGCCACCGCCTCTGCCTTAGAAACTTGCTTTCCTGTATCTTTATCAATAAAAGTATCACCCGCCTTAGTCTCAACTTTTTCAATATTATCCGATAATGGGACTTGATCTAAAACATCTGAATTTTTACGATACGCCATTACAAAACTAAATTTCTTTGATTCATCGCGTTCAATTTCATCTAATGTTGTGAAACGACCACCTGAACGATTTTTAATTAATCTTGAAAGAACTCGTTGTACCGCACGTTCTTGACCTTTCATTTTATTTTTAGGGATACGGAATAATACGGAATCAAATCTAAATTTTTTAGAAATATCTAAAACGGTTGTAAAAATAGTATTAATTGCACCAACTGGATCGGTACCTAAACCACCACGAAAGTCTGTAATATTTCCTTTTTCAGATAGTGACATTAAAAACACTTGAACGGTTTTATCACCAGGTTGAACTGCTTTTACACGAGTCCCAACTGTATCCAAATGAGTTAATCGAACTAATAGATCATTAGTACCAGGCACTTTAATATGAAGCATTTGAGGTACTTTTGCCTTTGGGGTTAAATCTTGAACAGGATAAATTGTACCCAAATTATCGGCATCAAAAACTTCGTTTAATTGATCAATTGTCATATTTTCTAATAACATGTTATTTCTCCTAGCTATGTTCTATTTATAAAGAAGGGCCCATGAAGGACCCTTTCTTTTAACGCATAAATCTATCTGGAACTTGATTCATATTAATACAGCTTAATAATAAATCCTTAGCCATTTCATTATCTGGTGTTAATGACTCGGTTAATATTTTATGTCTAGTATTAAACATATTACTAAATGAGATAGGTTCTAAAACGCCTTCGGCTAAGAATTTATCTCCATCAATAAATTCCATTGATTCTGTGAGTTGATCCGGTGCAATTATATCTAAGTACATAAGACCAGTTGCAGCCCAACCATCAGAATCTTCAGGCGGTGCCATAAACTTTATAATTCGCATTGCTGTACCGCGAGGTAACATAACTTCACACTCGTGAGAATATGATGAAACATTCCCAGGAACAATACAGTTAATTTTATCAACACCTGAAATAACCATACCTAATGAAATAGTTTTACCAATTTCACCATGACGTTTATAATCATATGCATCGTCAGGAGTATACAATTTTGAACCCAATACATCTTCAATTGTATCTAAATTTGTAATGTCAGTAGACGCATTATCAATTGTAGGATGTACTGCAGCAAAGGCCCCGTTATAAATTACAGGCAGTAATGATGTGGATACAATATTAGCAAAATACATAATTTTTGATTCTACAACCGTTTTAAGTTGCGGAACCTTCATTGACATCCCGCGGTAAACTTTAGTGCCTTTTGGTAAAGTATCACCTTTATTCACAAAAATATTATCTAATGTTTTAATTTCAGCCAATGTCGCAGGACTAATATTTGGACGACTGCCAGTTAAAAAGTCATTCATTTCTACATATCGATTACCTGTATAAGACTGAATAGCTTTAATATCTTCATCAGTATATTTGGTTTCTGCTGAAATTTCACCTATTGTATAATCGCTATAAGCTTCTCTTATATCATTTGAAATGTAATGAATAAAAGTATATACAGCGCCTTTGATTAATGTTTGTCTATCATCAAAATCTAATTCTGCAAATCTACCAGATGAAAAATAATTTGCAATTTTAACGACAGTTGCATTTGTATCCCGCGGGTCTGTCTGCTCAACAATATCAGCAAATGCATCAACATGTTCTTGAAACAATTTAAAAGTGTTCGCAGGTGTAGTCTTAAAAACATCTTTCATCATGCTTAAGAATGTTTCTGCATTTAAATTACCAGGACCATACTTAACTTCTTTTGGGTTCCAATTACGTAAAGAATCTGCATAACTTTTATATTTAATTTTATTCGCAATATGTCTAAAAACTATTGATTCCGGACGAGTTGCAGGTGTAATAGGAACAGTATTTTTTAACTCTTGGAATGTCGTTTCATTGGCTTCATTACGTTTAGCTGAAAATTCTGTTCCTACATTATACATTGCATCAAATGCGGCCCGTCTAGAAATTTTAGATTTTGCTGCAATTTGTTGATCTGTAATTTTAGCAGATTGTGATGTTAATACATCAGCGACAACTTCAGCTTTAGTTACTTGATTACCAGTATTGTCATTAATATATGTAATACCCGCCTTAGTTTCAACTTTTTGATATCCCTTAGCAGAAGAAGCAATATCATCTAATAAATCAGAATTTTTCTTTATAGCCAAAGCGAAATCAAACTTTTTGGATTCCGATCGAGTTACTTCTTCTAAAGTAGTATATCGTCCTCCCGATCTTTGTTTAATTAAACGAGATAAAACACGTTTAGCCTGTTCAGATTTACCTTTCATTTTTGTTCTAGTGAATCTGAATAAAACCGATTCGAAGTGATATTTTTTAGAAATATCCATTACAGTTGCAAACATTGTATTAATTGCACCAACTGGATCAGTACCTAAACCACCTCTAAAATCAGTAATATTGCCCTTATCTGATAATGACATTAAAAAGACTTGAACTGTTTTATCATTTGGCTGCACAGCTTTTACGCGAGTACCTATTGTATCCAAATGAGTCAATCTAATAATTAAATCATTAGTGCCCGGCACTTTCATATGTAACATTTGTGGTACTTTTGCATTAGGTGTTAAATTCTCAACAGGATACACGATCCCAGGTGTATCCGCATCAAAAATTTCATTTAATTGAACTTCTGTTAAAAGATCAAACATTTTATATTCTCCAATTTAAATTTATTTAACGCAATCTTGATTGCTGTGGCGGGATTGCATTCATATTGGGGCTCACTTGACCTTTTGAAATATCAATAGTTGTGTCTTCCATCCATGCCCTTGCAGCTTCTAATCCTACGGCACCAGATTGCATTGATCTATAAGCAAAAGTAACATCAAATGTTGTAATTTGATTATTATCTTCATATGATACTTGTGGACCGCCTACAATCATTGGAATACACCCGGAAAACATATATGCCGTGTGTGGATAGCCTTTTCGATTGTGTAAATTGATTTGGATATCCGCTTCTACATCAATAGGTAAAGCTCTAAGACCTGTAATAGGGTCCTCAACTGCATTTACCCAATCATTCATTGCTCGATGGTTGGATGCAGTCGCATCCATACGGAAAGTTATAACAAGAGGCTCAAAATCACGACCTGTAATTTTGATATTGGGTGCATTATGCTGACGGTCCATTTCATAATTTAAATGGTTATCAGGTATTTTACAAGATTGAACCATTAAACCTGATGTTGGAAATGCTTGATCAAAGTAATCAAGCAAATATGTTCCAACTTTTAATTCACCTAAAAGAGACTGAACAACACGATTAGTCATTGCACCCATAAGTATTTTAGTTACACCAGATTTTCTTACAATCTTTTGAGTACCTATTGTAATTATAGATGCAATTGCATTTTGGATACTATCGTTTGTAACTCCCATAGCCTCAAGAGTAGACATAATGCTATCATTTGATTTTTGTGAAATTGTACCTAGATATTCTTGTGACTTTGATGCTGGACGAGTTGCAAAATGCATAGAAAACATATTGGTACGTTGAAAATCAAAATTACCAATTTGATTATTGAATTCATCAAGTGTAAATGCAATAGCAGTATTTTTCATAATACGTCCTCACCATATAATGATGCTCTATTAAGAGTAAGAATTTCACGAAATGTAACTTCCAACACAAAAGTTGAAGGCATATTTGGTGCAATGACCAACCCATTAAAATTACCATCAGATGTCTTTTCAAATCTAATATTAGAAATCTGGGCCGGTCCAAAAATATCGGCAAGACCATCATATTTTGATTGTGTACCAAAATTTTGAATAAACCATACTGTTGGATTTGAAACAACAATTACATTGGATAAAAAGCTTGTAACTGATTCCATTACGGTTGACTGTGTTGTTGTTCCGGTCGCATCATTAATTGGCTTAATAAATGTCTTCTTATACCAATTATCAATTTCATCTTTAATTGATTTTGCAAAAGCCGAATTGCCGGTCATACCATATGACAGATAATTAAAAATTTCATAAATCTTTAAAATTTGGCTTAAATCTTCTGGTGTTCTTGGTGTTAAATCCCAAGAATATGTTTTAGTACGATTTTCAGCGCCTGCATACATTGATCTTGATGTGTTATAGATTTGTTCACCATGATCAGCCATTGCGCCTTGTGTTGCAGATTCAATTGCACCAAATACAGCAGTTGATGCCATATTAGATAAAATACCTGTCGGTGAACCGTTACCACGAGTGATTAAAGATTCTCCAACATCATTAAATTTATGAGATGTATTATCTGAATCTGTTTTTGATCTAGGCATTAAAATATTTGCAACTGGTGCTTTACTTGTAGAACGGCCTTCAGTTTGGCCAGATACTCCCGCAACAGCAGAAAGTATTTTTTGAGTGCTTTCTAAAACTTTGTATGATTTTTGAACACGTTGTCGCATTGATCTTAAATCAGGTGTTGTTCTAGATGTGTACTCGTATGCAGTAAAAAGTAAGCCATTTTGATAATTTTGTCCTACTTCCGCAGCATTTGTTGTATCAACACTAGCAGCACGCTCAGCTGGAAACTGAGCGGTCATAATTTTAGTTTTTGTTTCTTTCGACTTTTGACTTTGCCCGGCAGAAATAATACTACCGGCTTTGGCCATAAAGTCACTTGTTAACTCTTTAACTTGCATATAATTAACCTTAATTTACACCTGTTGCCTTAAAAATACCTGGTGCCGCAGTACCTGTAATAGGGGCTTGAACATTATATTGTCGACTAGATTTAACAATATTGTTCTGAACATTTGCTGTATTATTGTTCTGAACAGCATTTGTTTTAGCCTTTTGGGCTTCTGCAATTTGAATATTTTTTGCTGTTTGAACGTCTTTGCTCGCAGTTGATGTTTCAGGCGTTACTGTATTTTTGACAGATTGTTTTGGTGTCAAACGATCTAATTGATTTTGTAATTCAGCTTTAACATTAGGTGATTTTGACAAAGCAGGATTATTTATATAATTTTGAGCTTCTTTTCTGTATTTATCCAAAGTAGCCATTTGGCCTTTATTATTTGGATCAGCATTGACTGCAATATTTTCTAATCTAGCCACAGCTTCTCTGGCTTCATTACTAGCAGCAACCACTTTAACTTGATCATCTTTACTAAGAGATTGTCGAGCCTTCTGGTCTTTCTTTTCAGCTTCAATTTGAGAATGCTCATTTTTAGTAATAAAACCGAGTTTCTCTCGCCATGAATCTGGTAAAAATGATGTTACGCCTCTTTGAGTAGAAGTAAGACCGTCTTTCTTTTCACGTTTAAGTTGTTCTTCTGCCAGTTTTTGCTGATTTTCAGGGTCTAACTTATTATTAGTCATATTCTGATATCTTTGCAAGCCTTCAGCTTCGATAGATTTTGCAGTGTCTTTAAACCCAAGTTTATTCAAAATTGTAGCGATTAATTTTGTTATCACTCGATCCATAATACCACTTAAAGTTTTTATCCCATCCACAAAAGCAGTGCCAATTGCAGAAGCTAATGCAGGCCAATCGCCAGATTCCCAAGCATTTCTGATACCCATTAAATCGCCTTGCATACCCTCAAAGGCATATTTCATATCAGAAAAATATGTAGACCATTCTTTAAAATTATCCCACCATTTAGAAAACGTTTGAGTCCATTCTTCAAACTTAGCCATTATTTTTTCGCCCCAGGCATTCCATGCCATTTTAAGTAAATCTAACGCTAAGATAATTCCAAATACAGCCAAAGCAATTTTAGCAGCATTGACGGCTTGAGTTACAGTATATTTAAAAAGCATACCCGCAATTTTATCACTAACAGATTTGGATTTAGCAAAGCCTGTTTTAACTGCACCTGTTAAAGTTTGAAGTCCTGAGACAATCATTGCAGCCGGCCCTAATGAGGGTGCACCTTTAACTTCATTGGTACTTTCTAAAAGATCTTTTGATGGCTTTGGGTCATCGGCTACTACTGAAGGAATAACATTGTTATTTGTGTCTTCGGGTGAAATTCTACTACTTAAACTTTCTGATGTAGTAGGTTCTTCGGCCTTAACCGGTAAATCAACAGTAGCATCATTAGCTGCCTCATATTTTTCTTTAAGTCGTTCGCTTAAAGCGGCTAATTTAATATTCATTTCACCCGTATTAGATGAAATCTCTGATAATGATAAATTACCTATAGCACCTTGATCAATTTGAGTTTTTTGATTTACAATTTGATCAATATTTTGTTTAACTTGGGTTTCAGATGCTTCCGTTTGGCGTTCAGACTCTGTTACCTCATCATTTGCGGCTTCAGCTTGCATTTGTTGTGCTTTAGTCTGATTGGCCAAAAGCACTTCGCGACGTAATGAACTAGTTTCTGATAAGTTTTCATCATTTGCGGCAGGAATAGCCTGTCTACGCAAGCTATTAATATTACGAGCTGGTTGGTCCATCGAATAACTCCACTAATTCATAAAGGCCTTTAATTGGTCCGTTTGGACCATCAATAGCAATCGTTTTTGTAATTTGTTCCACCCAATTAATGACAAATGGAGGCAAATCCATAAAATCAGGCACTTGTATTTTTTCATCATTCTTTTTAACATATACACAACATTGACTTAGCAGTATATCGGCCGGACCTTTCAAAAGTTCAAATGTAGGTGATCTAAATTTGAACTCGTAATCACCATATGTGAATTTTAATTTCTGGCATATATACACATCTTCAATAGAATACGTATGACCGTCCTTAATGACCGTATTTGGAATCTTACCATTATACGCTAGTAAATGTATAGTTAATAGATCACGCTCTGCCATGGATAAATTAGGAGCAATAGAAGCTAATAATGTTTTCATTGACTCTTCATGATTTTCATTTGGCTTTAAAAGTAATCTATGCTTAAGTCCCAGCTTTGGGACTTTAATAGTTTTACCGTTTACATTTAGCTGTTTAGTTTCCGGTACAATATTTAAATGAATACCTTGCATTAATTACCTCCCGCACTATAACCATAACGTGCTCTATAAACTGTATAAGTTAAGTTATCTTTTGAATTAGGTTGTACACTATTTTGAATAAAATCTGACACCCATTGACTTCCATTAAAGATCGCAATATGTCCATACTGTGAACCTAATGGGGTATTAGTTTTCATGAATATTGAAATATCGCCTTTTTTAACGTTTTTAACATTTTGACCAACAGCAATCCAGCCCATATTTTCAAGAGGTTTAGCCATTTCATTTGCATTTCCTAAACCACCGGCAAAGAAACTTTGCAATTGTGCTGCCTGTAATGCCTTACGAACATACAATGCACATTTACCAGTAGCTTTACGTCCTTGAGCATTTCTTGTGACAACTTCGGCCAATTTATCTAAATCCCATTGAGCACCTTTCTTATCACCCATCGCTTCTGGTTGTGTTGTATCTGAAGGCGGTGTGATAGTTTCGATTTCATTTTTAATTTTTTCAATTTCAACAGGAACTAAGTCTTTACCATTAGTAAACATGTATAAATGTGTCTCTGATGAATTATTTGTAATAACATGTACGACTTCATCAATATAAAAATCAGTAGCGAATTGATTTTTACGATCGCCGAAATTCAATTTGACACCAGGCGTTAAAGTAAAATCACCAACTAATTTGCATGTAGCATAACCATCATATTGGGCCATTGTTAATAATCTAAAGGCCTCTTCATATCCATTACGATATGTCATTTCAGAATATCCACCAGAACGAGATACAACAACAGTATTTGTACCTTCTCCAATTGAAATACGCTGAATTTCTTTATCATTAAATGAATGTGAATATATTGTAACATCAGTTAAAGGGTTGCGTATATTGCGATTTGTTTTAGTTAACCATGTAAAATCATAAGCCAGACCATATTCCATATGCTGAACATAAGAACCGACTTGTTTTTGATCCCCGACAACCATAACGCGAGGTTTTTGATCAATTAAAAATTTATAATCAGTAATATTAATACCAGAAATATCTTCCCAAACAAAGGCATGTGTTTCCGAATCAACAGAAATACCAATTTCACGAACATAATCCATATATTCAGTAATACCATTAACCCAAGCAACACGAGGTACATAAATGTTAATACCTTCTACTTTAGGCTTAATCTCGGCACGTTTCTGATAAATTGAATCGATCATAGTTTGAATAGTTTCAGTAGCATTAGCAAAAAATGCTCTGCTAAATAACACATTTTCAACAACATGTAAGGGTGCTAAATTAAACGCAATAATATTATCGCCTTTAGAATCAACAGAAACAGAACTATCTTTAACACCATATAATCGAGTTACTACATCTTTAGAATTTGCATTAGATAATGAAATCTGAACAATTTGATCTCCATCCATTTTCATATGCATATTTTTATTATCATAAAATTGCAAGATACCTTCGTTTCTTCCGTATAGACCATCACGCATTGTTAATGTTGTAAATGTTGCAGCCAATTCTACAAATCGATTATCCGTCCAAGCATCATAATCTTCATACAACTTAATACTAACGTTAGGATATCCTGGTTTTTGTTGCACTGTCATTTTTTATTATCCTTTTCAATCAAAGATAAAGCAATTGAACGTTCTGCTGGAAGCATTGCCATAATTGAATTAATATCATAATTATTTTTAATTAAGATATGATTAATTTCATAAAATGGAAATACTTCGTCAGGATTTATTAATAATTTAAAAATAGAACATAAATCATCATAAACCAAGGTATGTTCTTCACAGCACTTTAATTTCATTTCAAAATGCAGGGGCTTTAACATTTTAACAATAGCTTCAAACTTTTCAAAATTAATCATTGAAATTATTGCATCTTGTGTTTCTTTCGATAATTCCATCCAATTATAAGTAGAACCTTGATATTCAATTTTATCTACATTTTTTAATATCAATTGACTTGGTTCGTCTTCTAAATTTTCTGGAAATTTAAATGAAATATAAGTATCGTCATTTAACTGTACTTTAGGGTTATCTAAAGGTCCCTGAGACAAATTAAATAATCGCTTTGTTTTTTTGCCGCATACAGGACATTCAAATACAATTGGAATTTTAGTTTTACCAATTGATCCCGTAAAGGCTTGTAAAAAAATATAATGCTGCCATGATTCTGGGTATTCACCAAAATAATCTGCAGCAAGCTCATTCACCAAAACTTCTTGTTCTTCTTCGTCTTTACTGACCATATCATTTCTAACCAGTAAAAAGTCACGGTAATCAGCAACAGTAAATGGTTTGAAACGATGAACGCCGTCTGGTAATTTACATCTAATAATATTAGCCATAGAGGTCTCCGTTTATTAAAATATTTATAAATAGAGATATATACCCATTTATAGGCAGAACATTACCATGTTTGAAAAAAAAT